GCATCGACCCGAGCACCTACCGCTACAGCGGCCACCACGTGCAGCGCGTGGCGATCCTCAACCGGAACGGCTACTGCGTCCGCTCACGCCTGTCCGCCCTGAAGGGTGATACGACGGTTGGCGCCGCTCGCGCCCGCATCCGCTCCTTTGCCGACCCAGTCGGTACGCGCTACATGCTGGTACTGGTCTACGGCGACAGCCGACATTTGATCCTGGTCGATAGCCAGGGCGAGACGATCATCGACACGGCGCCGCGCAGTCGTGACCGGCGTCGTGTCGACTCGATCCACGCCATCTTCCCGTCTGTCTAACCGCAAGTCTGGAAAGGGCACCTTATGACCTATCGCGCCAAGAAGCAGCTCAATGACATGTACGCCGCAGCCCGCAAAGCCGCGGTGGACGAGATGGTTCGCCTCGCGCGGGAGGCGCTTGCGCGAAATCCGAGCCTCAACGAGTTCTTGATCGCAATGGGCCGCGTGTTCTTCATCGACAAGCATGGGGATATTGTTCACCTCAGCGCTAAGCCGTCTTTCCGCGCGTTGGAGGAGTTGCTGACCGACTGGGACAACGTTTTCAAGCTCTCCGGCGAGGGAATCCGGTTCACCGCTACGGGCCCGATCGTCACCGATTGGTAGTTGCCTTCTCTCCATAGGCGCTCCATAGTCTCTGCACCACCAGCCTGGAAAGGGCCTGAGCCATGAACAAGAAGACCCGCGAAGTGATCGAGACGCTTCTCGCCGTGCTGGACGATTCCTGCTCGTGCGAACCCGAGGACGCGACCCAGAAAGAAATCGATGACGCGCGCGCTCATTACGCCAAGAAGGGCGCCGCCATCGCAGCCGCCATCGCAGCCGCCGAGAAGCTGCTCAACCCGCCGGTGCGGTTCGCGTGGAGTCGCCGTTGTCTTCCGGGCAGTCCGTACGTCGCGGAGATAGCAGATGTCCGGTACGAGGTCAAACCCTCATTCCTCGTGAGCGGCACCGGGTGGTGCGCCACAGCGAACGGGAAGCCTCTTAGCGCCGTCTACTCAACCCTCGCACAAGCCAAGCAGGCCTGCGTCGACTACGGCGTCGCTCGCACGAAGGCCAAGCGGGAGGCGCGGCCATGAAGCTCTGGGAAGAATGGAAGCGCCGCGCCGAGATCGCGGAGAACGACAACGCTGCCCTACGGGCCCAGAACGCCATGCTGCTCGACGACAAGCGCCGCGCGGTCGAGGCGCTCGACCGCATCGTCACCGGTATCCGCGATGAAGTGCGGAAGGAACTGGGAGACCTGCCATGATGTCCAAAGTCGAGCGTGAGGTCGTCGAGCAGCTGATCCGCGCCTGCGAATTGTGTGCGCTGGGCGCCACGGGGCACCGCATGAGCGCGGAGGCTGCCTTCGTTGCCGGTAAGAAACTCCTGCCGCCCAAGCAGACCTTGTATTGGCGCCTCATCGGCGTCGGCCAGTGGACCGCTGCCGCCCCTTCAGGCAACTACGGCATCGTGCGGGGGCCGCACTCTCGCGACGGATTCTGGGTCAGCCACCGCGACACTGTTCTCGGCAACCTCCCTACCCTGCAGCAAGCCAAGGCCTACTGCGAACAGAAAGCCAGATCATGACCACCGACTGCTTATCCATCATCCAGTCCGAGATCGACAAGCTGAACGCCCGCGCCCGCAAGGTCGAGCTGGCCTATCAGGACGACCGGCTGTCCAGCGCGCAATACCACCACTTCACCGGCACCCTTGCCGGTCTCCACGCCGCGAAGCGGCTGATCATCAAGGCGCAGAAGCGCGGGGCCATCACGCCGGTCTCCCTTGAGGGGTACGTTGGCTCGCCAGACTGCGGCCAAACCCTCGATCGCTATCGCCGCTTGACCCCTCCCTAGCCTCTCCACAGTCTCCTCCCGGAGCCATCACGCCATGAAACTCCACTACTCCATCTGGTCCGAAACGCTGGCTGACGGCACCGTACGCTGGTATGGCCGGAAGAGCTTCTCGCGGTTCACGTGGCATAATACCTACGGGGACTCTTTTGTTCTCCGGGTACTCTCCTGGTGCTTGGTGATGACGCTGGCGATCCTCGCGCTGTCCGAAGACGAATATCGGGCGCAGACGCAGTGGACGGCCTCCACTCTCGCTAAGGTTCATGACGGGTGCGAAAAAGACGCAGCCGAAGTTATCGACCGCATGCGTGCGATCCGCAAGCAGAAGCGCACTGAGACCGTCGTCTCCCGAACCGCCGTCCAGACCCTCACCATCGTTTCACCCCTCGACCAAGGAACCTGACATGCCCACCGGATACACCGCAGACGTCGTCGACGGCAAGATGACCGAGTTCAACGACTTCGCGTGGCGATGCGCCCGCGCGTTCGGTGCCCTGATGCACATACGCGACGAACCGCTCGGGGCGCCCATCCCCGACACGCTCGCGGCTGACGACTACTATGTGACGGGACTCCACGAAGCGGAGGCGGAGCTCGAGACGTGGGACAAGCTGTCCGCGGCTGACAAGCTCACCTGGGCCGTCGCGAGTCGCGAGGAGTCCATCGCCAGTGCACTGCGGTACGACGACCGCAACCGCACCGAGAATGAACGCATCGACGTGATGGTCAGCAAGGTGCGGATGTGGTCGCCACCGACGCCCGACCACAAGGAGCTGAAGGCGTTCATGCTGGAGCAGCTGAACATCAGCCGTCACGACATGACCTACAGCGCGGACCGCATCCACGAGGAACGTGCCAAGACGGCCGCCACGATTATGCAGCGGGAACGCGATAACCGCGTGAAACATGTCGCCCAGCGCCGCGAGGCGCTCGCTGCTGAGATGGCCCGCGTCGCCAACCGTGGCGCCTGGATCAAGTCCCTACGGGACAGCCTGAATCACGCTTGACCCCTCCCTAGCAGACTCCATAGTCCCGCCACCTCCCGGAGCCTCAACCATGAAGTTCATCGTCGGCAAGAGATACCCCCTACGAAGCGGTGATACGGCGGTTTATCGCGGGCTGACAAGCGAATGCTCGCCGGGCAACGCGTTCGCTGCTAGCCATCCCTTCTGGTTCCACCACTGGAACGGCACGCCGTTCAGTGCGCGTGGCGACGGATCCCAAGGCGCCTGCCACGGCCGGGGTGGCTATGATATCCTGTCCGACACCCCGATCGACGAGCCGCTGCAGCTCGAAGCCGGCAAGCGGTATCGCCGGCGCGATGGCGAGATCACGGGGCCTCTGGAGGATAACGGCGCGGCTTACCACCCAAGCTCTCGGTTCTTTGACCCGGAGGGCGAGCGTTCCTACTTCTTCACGGGCTGCTACCGCGACACTCCGGGGACGAGCTCTCTCGACCTCATCGAACTCTACGAAGACCCCAAGGAACAACCCATGACCGCCAAGCGCTCCCTGCCCACCGTCAGCCTCGACGACATCTTCAAGAAGGAGCCATGCTGGATCGCCCAGATGGGCCCGGTCGCCGCGGCGAAGAAGATGACCGAGATGGTTCCGGAGGGCAAGGTGTCACTGCGGACGTTGAATCATCTCGTGATGACGGAGCGGATCAACGCCGCGGAAGCGGACTGGGTCGACGAGAAGACGGGGTTGAGCAGAGACTACGACGGTCCACGGGGGCGCGGCAGCTGGGGCAGCGACTTTGCCAAGCACCTCGACAACTGGGAGAACCCGAAGCCCAAGCCGCGTACCCTCGCCGACCTCAAGCCGGGGTCCTATTTCACCCACGGCCAGGACCGCTTCCTGGTGCTGGAGCGGAACGACCATCTCAGCGCGTTTCTGGCACATCACCCGGAGGAGGTTCCGGTGCTGGTCGTCAAGGAGTCGCGCGTGAGCTATTTCACAGGCAGCACGGCCCTGACGCGCTGCGCCGACATCGTCGAGCCGGGCAGCAAGCCGGTCGTCCAGAAGGCGTTCAGCGACCTGAAGACCGGTGACTGCTTCAAGTTTGGCGGTTATGTGTTCCTGCGGACCGACGACAATAGCGGGGGAGCGATAGCGGTGACAGTGAGCGCCCCTATGCGGGGCGTCACGGTGTTGAAAGACAGTCTCACGCACCACAACCTCCTCACGACCCCCGTCGTCTACCTGCCCAACTTCGTGCTTGACCCGACTCCCTAGACCCTCCATAGTGCCCGTACACCAAGCCTAGAAAGGGCACCGACCATGAACGCCACCGAAACCAGCCTCCCCGCCAGCGTCTTGACCACGAAGCAGGTCATCACCCTCCCTTGGAAGTCGTACAGCAATCGCAGCGCCATCTGCCGGATCCGCGTGGAAATCCGGTATGACGATGCGTGCGGCAACGGCCACAACAGCTTCGGCATCACGGGCGAGACCCAGGAATCCCGCGGCGGCCGTTGGTGTGACCACTCGTGCGGCATGTTGCATGGCGACATCGAGCGCCACTTCCCCGAGCTGGCACCCCTCCTGAAGTGGCACCTGTGCAGCAGCGACGGCCCGATGCACTACGTGGCCAACACCCGGTACCACATCGAGCAGAAGCAGTTCGACTTCGCCCGGGCGACGGCGATCTGGCCGGAGGCGACCGACGAGTTCCTGACGGCGCTGCTGGCCGAGGGCAAGCTGGACGCCATGCTCAAGATCCGCCTGCCGACCCTGATGGACCAGTTCAAGGCGGCGGTGGAGTCGCTGGGGATGGTGTACTGATATGCCCCTCCCTCCTCTGTGGGTCTTCCTTCTGGCGCTGATCCCCCTCGGCGTGTGCCTTGCCGTGTGGCTGTTGGTGACGGTTACCCGTTGTTCGGCCAAGGCGCTGCCGGAGTCGAAGCCCCTGAAGCCGCCCGGCACCTACGTTGTTGACCCGTATCCGGCTGACGCTGACGCCCAGACCCGCGCGCAGCCCCTCGACGACATCCCCGACACCTACACGATCGTCGAGTTCCCGAGCACGGGTCGCGCGTTCTACATGCCGAAGTTCAAGGGACGGTTCATCTTCAGCTGCTTTCGTAGCTGCCCGATCGACACCTCCGACCACTCGGCGCACGGCATCGAGTGCAGGACGAAAGAGCAGGCCATCCAAGTCATCCGCGACCACATGCTCTGGAAAGCTCCACGCCCGCTGCCCCGCGACAAGTGGAAGGACTGACCATGACCCACATCAAGTTCGACCACGTCGTCATGTTCGACCTCGTCCAGGCGCTGGAGCACTGGCGCCTTCTTGGCAACTTCGACGGCAACGTCGCCCACCTGTTCGAGGACCCCTGACATGCGCAACATCACCGACGTGATCACCGTCATCCTGAGGCTGATCCCCGACACCGAGATCGACTTCCGCAAGGGCCTGAAGCTGGTCGCCGAGCGCGCCGACTACACGGCCCCCGAGATCATCGACCACCGGTGGGCGGAGGGCAGCGACCTGCTGGACAAGTATCTGCCCGAGCCGGGGTTCCTGAACGGCTGGCAGCGGCAGGTGGTGGAGCTGTGGACGGGGAGGGAGCTGTGATCGCCGACCAACGCAAGATGAAGAAGCCGTGCCGCTACTGCGGGTCGCTGGTGCGGTACGAGAGCTATCAGGGTGAATCGTGGATGCGCGAGGGCGTCGACGGGACGATCCGGAGAAACCTCTTGGCGTATCTTGAGGCGCACCCGGTTCCGTGGCCCTATTGCTGCACGACCTGTGTGGCTTTGGAGCAGGAGGACGCGTGCGAGACGATCCGCATGAAGTGGAAGAAGACCATGGTGCGCAAATGAAACTCTCCTTCCGCTTCGGCACCAAGGCCCTTGGCGTCGGCATCTTCTACCATGCCCAGAAGCGGATCCTGTACGTGCACCCGCTGCCGCTCGTGGCGGTGCTGGTGGACTGTGGCTGCCGGCACGTGTGGAACTTCACGTCGGTCTACACCGACGGGTGGCTGTGCTGTAAGTGCCGCAAATCCGGCGGATATGGAAGCGAGCCGCAGCCATGACCCTCCCACCCCCGTGGTCCCTGCTCGGCGCCCAGCTCGCCCTGGAAGGCCGGCCGATGCGTACCCACCACGAGCGCGTCGAGGTGCAGCTGGACGGCACCTGGACCTCGGTGTTCCTGCAGTCGTGGCTGTTGCCGGGCCAGGACCCCACCCTGATCCACGACCCGGGCACCGCCGCCAAGAACGAGCACGCGCAGTTCGTGGAGCGCGCCCTGCGCGAGGCGAAGCAGGGCGGCATCTTCGTCGGTTCACCGTTGGTCGACGCTCGCTGGCTGTCGTGGCTGGCGCCGGTGAGATGGCCTAAAGGGGGTCGATAAGGGGTGTTTACGTGCGCGGTGTGACACACTTAGGACGATGGTGAGCGAGAAAAGACTATGGAGAGGCTAGGGAGCTGTAGCTTTCTGGCACCACCAGCCTGGAAAGGGCACCACACGCGCCAGATCGTCGCCACCAATCCGCTGAACCTCTCCCGCGAACGTCAGAACGAGATCGTCGCACGCCTGAAGGACGTGTGTTCGATTGTCGTGGACGATTTCAACAGCCCCGGCATCGCCGACCAGGAGATGATGGCCGACGCCCAGGCGATGACGGACGCAGTCAAAGGCGAGTTCGGTGTGCCTACGCGGGCGCTTCCGTTCCGGGTCATGAACCAGAACAACGGTGCCAAGCTCGAGCTGGTGCCCGAGATCGGTATGGGCGTGACCCTGCTCGGCTGGACTGATCGTCACCCGTACGAGGTGGTCGACATCATCTCGGGGAAGTGCATTCAGATCCGCGCCATGAAGGCCGAGGGCGGTCTGAAGAAGGACCACGTCTTCTTGCCGGGCGGGTTCTGCGGCCACGTGGTTAACCAGGAGACGGCGCAGGAGTGGACCCTCAGCAGCGACTTGCACGGCAAGGTGATCCGGCTGCGCCGCCACAAAGACAACAGCTGGCGCGACCGCGACGGCCAGCACTTCCTGCTCGGTAAGGCGATCAAGTTCCACGACTACAATTTCTAGGACGGAGCCATGACCAAGTCCGAACAATACGCCCTCGCCGATGCCCTCGCCGCGGCGCAGGCCCTCTGCGACACCTCGGCCGAGTCGCTGTGCAGCGTCGAACCCGAGCACAAGGAGGCAGTCAAGGGGTACGTCCAAGCCTGGGTGATCCCCTCCATCCGGATGGCGCTGGAACACAGCATCACGGGTGAGAGCGCAGCGCTGGCGGTGATATACCGTCGTGGGGCCGGCTCCTGCAAGACTCGAGGAGCTAGCAAGATTCTCGACGACCTGCAGAAGGAGACCTGATATGTCCAAGCCCGTGCTCGGTAACCTGACCGCTATCACCCACTGCCCGGGTCGCGCTGTCGCGATCGGCCCCCTCGAACATCTCCGCCAAGCCCCGTGCCAGTGCCGTAGCGTCTACCGCTACCGTGTCAGCACCTACCTGCTCGGCAAGAGCATCACCACGACCGCGCAGTGGCAGCCCATGAAGAAGCTGTCGCGCCACTGCGAGCGCTGCAAGAAGGAGGGGAACAGCAACTACTCGCCGAATGAAGACGCGCAGGACGTGGGCGCCGAGCAGGTGGAGATCCAGTGCGAGAACCCCGAGAACGGCAAGCTCTACTTCGCGCGGTTCGTTGCCGACGGACGCGACTGGGAAACCAACCATGTCGACAGCTGGCACTGGGACATGATACCCTTCAAGGAAAAGACCTGACATGCACCTCTACATCGACGACGCCCGCGACTTCTACCACGAGCACGCGGTCGTGTGCCGGACCGGCGAGAACGGCATCCTGGTCGCCCGCGGGCTCGCCAAACATATCACGGTCCTGTACATGGACCACGACCTGGGGCCCGGCATCAACGGGCAGCAGGTGCTGCGGCGACTGATGGGTGGGACGGACACGAACCTGCCACCGCGTGGGCCGTTCGGCGAAACGCTGGTGCCCGAGCATGACCCGGTGCGGCCGCCCCTGGTGGTGCTGATCACCATGAACCCGGTCGGCTACAACGCGATGGCGGAGATCCTGAAGGACTACGGATACGAGGCGGATGGCGTGGATCGGTACCGGAGAAAGCCATGAGCCGGATCCTCGATGTTGAAGTGCTGGTCATAGGTGGGGCGTCGAGACATTGGTGCAAGGGGGCCGTAGCGTGGAGAGAAGTCCAGGCCATGGACGAGTTGCACCCGCTGCTACTGCCCCGCGACAGTACGGGAAAGACGCTGTGGGACGCGAAGCCTGTACACACGGCCGTCACGCGTCTGCTTCTGCGCGACGGCCGCGAGGTGATCGTCAACCTTCCGTTGACCGAAGCCCGGCTGATGTTGAATGCCTACCTGCACGACTACGCGAGCAAACCATGAAAACCACACCCCTCACCATGACCGTCGCACCGCCCGAGATGCCGTCCGGCAAGCCCTCGGTGCCGATGATGCAGTGGGGCAAAGACCACTGGTCGACGTTCGCCTACCTCGAGTGCTGCGCGGTGGACAAGAAAGGGGCGATCGATCGTGACCGTATGCGCTGCGATCTCGCAGTGCATCCGGGGCTCGGCGGCTGTGCGAGCCGTGTTGGGGCGTCGCCCACGCGGACCAAAGGCGGCGACGTGCCCAGCCATGACGATTGGAGTTGCTTCGAGGACTTCGTCGCGACGGGGCTGTGCACATGGGAGGGAACGGGCATCCACCCGCGGGTGAAGTTCACCCCGGAGGGCCAGAAAATCGCGGCCCGTCTTCGCGCGCACAAGCAGGCCGGCGGCGTATTCCACACCTTCGACGCGAGCGCGCCGTGAAGTTCTACCCGTTTATCATTTACCGGCCGCCCACGCACCGGTTCGAGATTCACGGAGACTGGGTCGACGGTCAGGTTAACTTGGAGGAAGTGCAAGGGTTTCGTGCTTCCGACAGGGCTCGGGGGAGCCACGGAGCGTGCGGCTACATATCTGCCGGCGAACCGACCATGCTACTCCTTCGGGACTCGCGCGACCTGTGCGTATCTGCCAGCCCGCGCGAAGTCGCCGAGATTATGCGCAAATACGCGGCGGGGGAGCTACCATGAAGCCCAAGTACCTCGACGCCTCGGCCGTCCTCAGCCCCTGCGAGCAGTACCGGTACGTGCTGCGCCGGCGTTGGGCCGACGACGGTCGCACGCTGCTGTGGATCCTGATCAACCCTAGCACCGCCGACGCCGAGAAGGACGATTTGACGGTCAAGAAGGGTGTCGGTTTCAGCAGGCAATGGGGTTTCAATGCGATGGCCTTCTGCAACCTGTTCGCCTACCGGTCGACCGACGCCGACGCCCTGCTGACCCCCGGCCTCGACATCGTCGGCCCGCAGAACGACCACTGGCTTGACCTGTTGATCGGCGAGCACGCGGACGTTATCCTGGCGTGGGGCGCCCACCATCCCCACCTCGTGGAACTCCGGATGCCGGCTTTGACTGCGATCCTCGAGAAGTACCACCGGTCGGTCTGGTGCCTTGGCACCACCAAGGCGGGGCAGCCGAGACATCCGGCGCGACTCGGGTACGCGACGCAGCGTGAGACGATTGTTTGGAGCAAGGCGTGATCAGACTCGACCTGTCGGCGGACCAGATAGCAGACCTCGCGGTGCTGGTCAGTGCGCGGAAATGGGACGTTACCCGTTGGTCGTTTCACGGGGTGGATGAAAGCTATGCGAGCACGATCACGCTCCAGGTCCGGCTGGGGCAGCACAGCCCGGGCGGCCACATCGACCTGTGGTGGGACGCAGAGCGGCAGAACCAGAACACCCACAGGCCCGGTCAATGGTTGATCAGCCACATGACGGAGAACAAGCTGTGACCCTCGACGACGACATCGCCCGCTGGCTCCGCGCCCGTGCCGCCATCCGGCAGTGCTGGTCGACCCGGCGCAATCCGCTGGTCCGACGCTGGATCCGCGAATGGCTGATGGAGTGCCGCATCGCGCAGGACTCAGTCGGATCCTATGGCGCGTTCCTGCGCGATGAAGCGCTGGACACGGCACGGCGCGCGACCGGGCATCCCGACCTGTACGAACTCGCCTGCCGGGTGGGCTAATGGCTTCACCCGCCGTCTACGCCTACGTGGCAGCGTTGCCGAACGGCTTGATCGCTCGCGAGATCCGCCGCAATCAACTGGTGTGCGCCGTCGCCTCCCGCGTCCGTAACCTGTGGCGTGTCGAGATGTGGTCGACCACCCGCGTCAACGCGGATCGGTACGCGCGCGAGTGGACGCAGCGGATGCATGTGTCGGCACTGGGCACCAAGCTCAAGCCCAAGGACTTCGAGGCGCGGGTGGTGCCTGTAACCGTCACGGAGGTGCCCCAGGCGCAGTGGGCGAAGGCGATCTACGGTGGCATGCTGTTTCGGACTCGGTACTTCCCGGCCTGGGCGCAGCACCGGCCGTTGTGCGTGGTGCTGGGCGGTGAGACGGGGACCGGCTGGAAAGCGGTGGGCTGGCCTACCACCGACCTGGAGCGCGATTTGATGGCGTTCCGGGCAAAACAGCTGTTTCCTAGGGTCGAAATTGCCCCATGCATAAGCTCCAAGCCGGTTGTTGACAAGGCTCCCTAGAGGCTCCATAGTCTCGGCATAACCGAGCCTAGAAAGGGCCAAGACCATGAATCACGCCGCCCCCTCCCCGCGCGTTTACTCTCCCTATCAGGAGGCAATTTTCCGGGCTTTCACCGAAGGATCCGGCAACGTGGTTGTCGAGGCCGTCGCTGGCAGCGGCAAGACCACCACCCTCGTGGAGGCCCTGAAGCGGTGGCAGCAGGTCGAGGCGAACCGTGGCAAACGTGCGCTGTTCTGCGCCTTCAACAAGAGCATCGCCGATGAACTCAGCCGCCGCGTGCCGACGGGCGTGGATGCGAAAACGCTTCACGGGCTATCCTTTGGTGCGGTGATTCGCCGCTTCAAGGGCATCAAGGTCAACGATCGCAAGCTGCACGATACGGCCAAGGCCCTCGCAACCGCAGTGCTCGGCGACAAGGACCGTGAGCGTCTCCAGGAGGTGAGCGGCGACCTCGCCAAGGTCTACGGTCTGCTGCGCGGTACCATGACCCAGCTGTCAGACTCGGACGCGGTGGCGGACACCATCTCCAGCTACGGCGCCACACTCGACGCACCGGCGGATAGCCTGCCGCTGATCAGTGAACTGGATCAGATCATGCGGTCGGAGACGTCCAGCTGTACCTTCGACGAGATGCTGACCTTCGTCATTGACCACAGCATCCCGATGCCCAAGTATGACTTGATCTGCGTGGACGAGAGCCAGGATCTGAATCGTCTTCAAATCGAACTGCTCAAGCGGGCCTTGGCCCCTAGCGGGAGATTGGTGGCTGTCGGCGACTCGAAGCAGGCCTGCTATCTCTTCAGAGGGGCAGACGCCCGCGCGATGGAGCGCATCCGCGAGGAGTTCAACGTCAGTCAGGGCAACTGCCTGCCTCTTAGCATCACGTACCGTTGCCCGCGCACAGTGGTCGAGTTCGCCCAGCAATGGGTGCCGCACATCCAGGCCGCGGACAGCGCCGCGGTGGGTGAGGTCGTCCGGCGCACGGCCGAGGAGGTCAACGACACGTTGATGGGTCTGCCGCACGAAGCCATGGTGATCTGCCGCGTCAACGCTCCGCTGGTCGGCACCGCCCTGGCAATGATCGCGCGCGGCCGCAAGGCCGTGGTTCGCGGTCGCGACATTGGCAAGACCATCGCCAAGTTGGCCACCAAGCTGTCGCAGAAGGTTGCCAAGCACAAGATGGTCGGTCGCAACCGGGTCAGCGCCGACGAGATGGAAGGCTTGGAGGCGGAGGTCAAGGAATACCGCGATACCGAGGGCGCGAAGCTGATCAAGGCGCGCAAGGATACCCAGGCACAGCAGCTGGACGATCAGTGCGAGACGCTGTTGGCCCTGATGAGCGGTGTGGTCAGCATTCAAGCTCTCCACAGCCGGATCGAGCAGCTGTTCAGCGATGATCGGGTCGGAGTGGTGTTCAGCAGCATTCACCGCAGCAAGGGGTTGGAGGCCAAGACCGTGGTCTGGCTGGCGCCTGAGAAGAACGATGCTATGGAAGAACGTGCCCGCAGCGACAGCGCTGCGGCGCAGGAGAGCAATTTGCGTTACATTGCGGTCACCAGGGCGATCGAAATGCTGATCGTGCAGCCCCTTCCTGAGAAGGAGGGGTGACCGTGCCCAGCCCCTGTGTTCGAGATTTGACCGGGCAGACTTTTGGCCGGGTTACGGTGCTCAAGTTTCACGCCAGCGTGAAACAGAAGGCGCACTGGCTTTGCCGCTGTTCTTGCGGCACCGAATGGACAACTTCGGGGAACTCTCTGCTCAGAGGCAACACGCAAAGCTGCGGGTGTCTGCATAAGGAGAGAGCCGGTGATGCGAACCGGGTACACGGGCATTCTCGTAAAGCACGGAGTAGCTACGTTAGTTGGCAGCGCATGAAAATACGGTGCTACAACCCGAACACCTTGGACTATAAAAACTACGGAGGTCGCGGAATCCGAGTGTGTTCCCGCTGGAGCGAGTTTGCCAACTTCTACGCGGACATGGGCGAGCGCCCGTTTCGCGGAGCGACGATAGAGCGGCTGGACAACGGCAAAGACTACGGCCCTGACAACTGTGTTTGGAGTACCCGCAAGGCGCAGAACAATAACAAACGGAACAACCGCCTACTCACCGCTCAAGGGGTTACCATGACCGTCGCCCAATGGGCGGAGGCTCGCGGGATACAGGCTGGGGCCATTCACCAGCGGCTCGTCCGATCCAAATGGACAGTAGATCAGGCGCTAGGGTTCGCGGACCCGCCGTTTGATCCCCACGCGCACAAGTCCTACGCGTCCTCTCGCGTCTATAAACCCTTTCCGCCGCAAGCATAGAGAAGTACATGCCCACCGTCATCAACCCCCACCTGCTCACTTGCCGCAAGGACATCCCGCGCTGGCTCATGGCGTGCGGCTACAAGCATCTCTGCGAGGTCGGCGTGCGAGAGGGCGCCCACCTGAAGTCGTGGACCGCTGCCCAGCCCGAATCGCTGATCGGGGTCGACCTGTGGGCCAACGACGGCGTCCTTGCCCGCAACGACAAAGGTTTTACCCAAGAGCGCATGGACAAGATGTTCAACGACCTGTCCGAGTGGGGTCAGACCTGCACGATGACCGAAGGCCCGTCGGTTATGCTGCTGCGTGGTGATTCAGCCAGGATGGCCGAAGCCGTCCTTGACGCGTCCCTCGACTTTGTCTACATCGACGCCGACCACACCTACGAGGCCGTCGCCAAAGACATCGCCGCGTGGTGGCCCAAGGTACGCGTCGGCGGCACGATCGGCGGCCACGACTACGTCAAGTGGACGCTGCCGAACGGGGTCAATTTCGGGGTGATCCAGGCGGTGACCGAGTTCGCTGCGGGGTTGGGGCTGACGGAACCAGTGTGGAACACCGGCGGGAGAATGGACCAAGGGAAGGACCACTACGCGTCGTGGTTCGTCACGAAGAAGGAGAACATGCCGTGAGCAAGCCGCCGAAAGAGACCCAGCTGCTGATCAAGGGCTTCGACCCGGAGCTCCGCACCCGCATGAAGGTGGCCGCCATCAAGGCGGGCAAGCCCTTGCGGGTGTGGGTGGCGGAGGTGCTGCTGGTGGCGGTACAGAAAGCGGAACGCGGGGGTTGACGTCTGACCTATACCAGGGTATAGACGAGTACCACCTAAGGAGTCAGTCATGGGTAAAAAGCGCCGCAACCCTACCGAAGAACCGAAGTTCTTGTCCACCACCGAGGCAAAGGCCGTGGTGGAGACGTACTTCGAGAAGGCCAAGAAGAACGCGGTACGGGCCGCGCTGTGTGGCGGGTTCGCCATGCAGCTGTACGGGTCGGACCGTCTGACCAAAGACATCGACTTCATGGCCGATGACCTGTTGTCCGATCGCCCCGCCGGCAACCTGAGCTTCGGCGGCGTGCGCTATGACGCCGGGGAGACGGTAGTGGACTGGATTGTCCGCGAGGATGAGCAGGATTTTCTGTATCAGGCAGCGCTGGAGGACCGCATGCGGGGCCCGAGTGGCTTCTGGATCATCCGGCCGGAATGGCTGGCCTTGATCAAGCATCTGGCGCGCCGTCCGAAGGACGAACTGGATCTCACGTACCTGCTCACCGCCCCCGGACTGGTCGACCGCAGCAAAGTGCTGAGCCACATCAAGAAGCATTTCGGCCGCGGGGCCTTCTCCACCATCGACGAACTGAAACAGGCCTTTTCCGAGGCCGATTGGCGTAAAACCAGGGGTGGCTAAAGAGGGGCTTGACTCCCTAGGCTCTCCATAGTACCCTCCCACCAGCAACCCAGCCTAGAAAGGGCCCTACCATGAAGCGCTACAACCTCGTCCTGCTCTGCGTGCTGTTCATCCTCCTCTGCGCCGCTCACAAGAGCGTCGGAGCCGAGGACCTGATCGGTGCCCCGCCTACGGCCGACCAGAAGGCCCTCGACGACGCCACCGCCAAGGCCGCGGCTACCAAGCTGCCCCCGGCCGTGCAGTCGCTGATCGACCGGGCCGACGCCGCGGCAGTCAAGATCCAGGCGAAGGCCAAGGATGACGAGGGCAAGCTGCGGGCGGACCTCGTCGCGTCGCTGGCCAAGGCGCAGGCGGAAGCCACCAAGAAGGGCGACCTGTCGCTGGCCCTGGCGATCAAGGCCAGGATCGACGAGCAGGGGAAGATGGTGCCGGGGGTGACGGAGAAGCCCAAGGCCGAAGTGAAGTCAGAGCCCTTCAACGGCGCCTTCAGCTACTCGTTCCCGAACGGCCACACCGGCTATATCGATGTTCAGCGCCCCTCGGTTGTGGACCGTTTGTCCGCGACGCGCGGCACAGTGACCCAGGAAGGCGCTACCTGGGTTGTTACGTGGTCGAACCAGACGCGCTGGGTGGTCCGGGAGCGCCGCGGCGAGTTCGCAGCCGAGTCATCGGACGGCATGTGCACCCTGGGGAAGGTTGCTCCGTGACGCTACGCCGAGGACTTTCTTTCGGCGCGCGCCGCATAGGCGACTCCGTACGGGACAAGGTGCCCGAGCGACTGCTGCCCGATCCGCCCGCGCTGGGCGTTGTCATCGGCACCTACGCGTCTGTGCCCTATGTGCATTTGCAGCTCGAAGCGCGTCAGCGCTTGTACCCGCAGATTCCGCTTCTGGTGCACGACGATCACAGCCATCAGCAGGAGCGCCTAGCGGACTTGTGCAAGGAGTATCCAGGAACAGAGTTTGAATCCAATAGCTACCGGATGCCGCGCAACGGGCTTGGGGACTTGACCGCGTTTCTCGGTGGCGCCCTCTGGGCCGAAGACCGCAAGATCGACTTGCTCGTCAAAATATCCCGCCGGTTTATCCCGCTCGTGCCTTGGACGTTCGGGCTCGTACACTTGGCGCAGAAGTCGCAAGGGGCCACGTACACGCACACGGACGCATCATACGGGCTTGGGTTCCGCAGTGAGTGCGTCGCACTCCATGTGGCTACTTGGCGTCGGCTCGGCCTCCTCGACGACATCCGGGACAAATGCTTGACGCACGACGAGCAATTCGTTGAGGGGTACATGCATGGACTCGCTGGACGCGCGTCTACGGGCTTGTGCCAGATCCACAACCAATGGGCGGATGATCACCCTGAAGAGAACCAAGGATTCGTTTCGTGGAATCTGCTGGGTGCGGGGCGGCTCGTCCCAGATCCTCAGGCGCTGTGGCATGATCGCGACGCTCCGGAGCGCTATCACGCGCAGGCGGTCTTCTGGGGTCTGCCCTACTCACTGGCCGATTTCCAAAACCCGAACGCAGTCTGAGACGCCTTATGCACCAATCGCAGTATGATACCGTCGCACGACTGATGGACGCGCACTTCCAGGCCGGCTCTGGAAAGACCGTGTACGACATTGGCTCCTATGACGTCAACGGCACACACAAGCCGGCGGTTTTGCAGCGCGGCTTCGCCTATGTAGGCGTGGACATCGCACCAGGGCCGAATGTCGACGTGGTCGTGTCGCCCTACTCCTGGGAGGGGTTGCCGGAGGAGGGCTGCGAGTACGTTATCAGCGGCTCGTGCTTGGAACACGTCGAAGCGCCTTGGCTGTGGGCAGCGGAACTTGAGCGACGTCTGCGGCCCGGCGGCGTGTGCATTATCCTGCTTCCCTTCAGCCTCGGAGAGCATCGGTACCCGGTCGATTGTTACCGGATCTTGCCCGACGGTTTGCGCTACTTGTTCACGAAGTGGGCCCAGCTGGAGTGTCTCACCTGCGGGTTCAATGCTAACGGACAGGACACTTATTTCGTCGGGCACAAGCCGTGAGCCGCTTCTGCTATCGTCTCCACAACGACGGCCTTGGCGACCACTGGGCCAGTCTCAACCTGCTCGCCCACATGTGTCACGTCGAGGAAGAGAAGCTCGCGTACAGCCACCCCGACCCCATCCTGCTGGCCCGCGCAGAGGTCATCCTGGACCTGCTCGACCTGCCCTGCCGCCATCACATGGTGGGCTGGCTGAACGCCGCGCCTACGTTCGACCTCAACGGGTTTGACATCTGGGCGACACCCTACTTCCCAACCAAGCGTCGGTGGGACGTCAAACGTCGCGCCTACCCGTTCAACTTCATCTGTACCCACTTCGACGGCATCAGCTCCGCGGCCGACAAGAATCCGCCACCCCACGAGGTCGGAGAGATCCTCGCTTGGGCGCGGCACAATAAGCTGAGCGTCATCAGCCTCGACGCGTCCAAGCCCCTAAGCGAAGTAGTCGGCTTGCTGGCCAACTGCGCCCTGTTCGTCGGTTGCGACAGCGGCTTTTCTCACATTGCGCACAGTACAGGGACTCCATGCTATTTGCTTGAGTACCGGCTGCCCGTCGTCACCTGTCACCGCCACAAGAACTACGTGCTGTGCAAGGGCGCAGGACATTTCACCCAGCAAGCCGACAACTGGCTGCACTACCTGCGCACCATCGGCTCAATAGCCTCTTGACACTCCGTAGTCGCTCCCTAGCTTCGCCATCCTCCCCACTCACCAACCATCACCCAGGAGTTCTTCCATGGTCTGGACCCGCAAAGGCGCCACCGGCGCCGCACCTGCCACCGCTGCCGCATCGACTGGTGCGCCGCCCCCTCCCACCGCCGCACCGGCTGCGCAGGCAGCCCCTGCCCCCGCGGCCCTGCCCCCGGTGACCCAGCCTGCGGCGGTCGCTCCGGCCGCGGCACCAGCCGCCGAACCGGTCCGCCGCTCGCGTCGGACGGCCCCTGCCGCTGCGGCTCCCGAGCCGGCCGTCGCGACTCCCGCAGCCCAGCCGGCTGCGCAGACCGCAGCCCAGCCGGCTGCGCAGACCGCAGCGCTCGCCGCCCCGCTGCCGGGCTTCCTGTCGATCCTGCAGCCCAAGAAGGCGGGTCCGTCGGCCCTGAGCCTGCTGGTCGACGGCCGCACCGCTGCGGGTGAGCCCAACATCTTCCCGACCGTCTACCTGACGGGCGGCGAGGGTGGTGGCCAGATGACGGCCCACGACATGAACCCGGAAGGGTCCGACGCGGACCTGCCGCTCGGCATCGACCCGCTGCCCTGCGTTCTGCTGGGCGTCCGATTCGAGCTGATCGTGTGGCCCAAGGGCTATGAGCGTGGCGTCAAGCTGTCGCCGCGCGACAAGGCCATCATCGCCTACGACGAGGCCGAGGCGGTCGATGCGCTGCAGAAGGCGGTCCAGCGGTACACGTTCCGCAACCGCGCGACCCAGAGCCAGTACGACGCGGTGGGCCACCCGACCATGAACCTCGAGATGCTGGTGTACGACCCGCAGGCCGGCCTGTTCTGCCTGCAGACGTCGGGCACCTACGACTCGGCGTTCAACACCGGCAAGGAACTGCTGGTGGCGTTCCCGATCGTGACCCCGACTCCGGTCATGATCCAGCCCATGACCTACCTGACGCCCGGATCGAGGACCCAGAAGCCGTGGCCCGAGCACTACTACAAGGTGGCGCAGGACAGCAACAGCGAGGCGATGAAGCCGATCAAGGCCGGGTTCAACACGTTCATCCAGGAGAACGGCAGCGATCCCGAGCTGGCCAAGGCCATCTCGGCATGGTCGAAGCACACCCTGACCGATGGCATGCTCGAAGACCTGAGGCAGATCGCTACGCTCTGACGATTCGGCGTCTGACGCAATGAGTGCCGCCACCCCTTCGCATGGAGGGGTGGCTTTTGCGGTAGAGGAACCTGACCATGGCCAAGAAAGTCAAACCCAATCTCGCTCGCCTGCTGAAGGCTGCGGCCTTCCTGGACACGTGGCCCAAGCGCAAGTTCCAGTACGACATCACGCGACAGTCCAAGGGCAAGAGCTTCGTGGCCTGCGGTGTCGGACTGCTGCCGGAAATCTTCCCGAAGCTGGTCGCGGCGGGAAAGCCAGCCGCACCGGGGCGATATCACCCCCTGATCGGCGACATCCCACTCATCCTCCGCGCCACCGGCAGGAAGGCCACCGGCAACGGGAGTAAGCTGGCCGCCAGGATCTACGGCATCAGCGAGGCCGAGGTCAAAGGCATCTTCACCGCCGACTTTTGCTCCCCGGCGGATGGCGGCTACCTGGGCAGCGACACCACCCCCAAGCAACTCGCCTGTCGTATCCGCACCTACGTCACCTGGGTCAAGGAAGGACGCCCATCATGAGCAAGCCCGTCACCACGACCGAGATCATCACGCCGACGCAGGCCGCCAAGTGGGTGCACCCGTCGGTCAACCGCGACAACCGGCCGCTGCGCGACTCGCAGGTCAAGTACCTCGCAGGTCAGATCCTCAGCGGCAAGTGGCAGCTGACCCACCAGGGTATCGCCTTCGCCGAAGATGGGCGGCTCGTCGACGGCCAGCACCGGCTCAACGCGATCATCATGGCCAACCGGCAGGTGCAGATGATGGTCACCCGCAACCTGAAGGAGGAAGCCTTCCAGGTGGTGGACTGCGGCCTGAAGCGCTCGGCGCCCGACCGTATCCACCTCGTCAATGACCAACGGCAGAACATCACCATCTGCCACGCGATCAGCGTCTACATCAAGGCCACCAAGCGCGAGGGGCAGGCCATCGCCGTGTCGGAGATCGAAGACGAGTTCCTGAAGATGGCCGACGCGTGGCAGTGGATCGGCACCGAGTTCGTCGGCTGCTCACCCAAGCTGCGCCGCTCCGCGGTGCTGGCGAGCTTCGCGGTGTACCGGTTCGTCAAGCCGCAGCTGGCCGCCGTGTTCGCCGAGGGCTACAAGGGTGGCGCGGAGCTGCCGATCGACAGCCCGGTCATGCGGTGCCGCAACCAGTCGCTGGGCCTGGAGGGCGTCAACGAGATGACCTACTGGCGCGCTCAGGCGTGCATGCGCGCCCATATGCACGGCAAGACCCTGCAGTACGTGACCGCGGCGGTGGAGGACATGCTGGGCCAGAAGAACTCGGCGCGGCTGATCAACGAGCGGTCCAAGTCCCGCAAGGTCGGCGCCGACAAGCGGTGGGGCAAGGTGAAGAGCGCATGACCGACCCCACCCATACCCGCCGCAACACCCTGATCCGGATTCCGCGCGGTACCATCGTTCAGGTGCTGGCCGACAAGTCCGACAAGTCCGACAAGTCCGACGCCGGCACCTACATGGTGGAGCTGCTGGAGGACGTCGAGGTGTACCTCGGCAGCAGCTGGCGCGTCCGGAAGCAGGACCCATGAAGAAGCGTAGAGGGCGGCCGCGCGCCGACTCGAAGTGCCGCCGGGTGAATCTGGTCACCCGCGTGCATCCTCGGACCCAGGCGTGGCTCAAGTTCACCTCGAAGCGCAACCGAGTGAGCCGCGGCGTCCTCATCGACCGCATCGTGTCCTGGTGGATGTGGAAGAACCGGCCGTGACCAAACCCTGGAAGCCCCGCTGTTCCTCTCTGGGCGCGTACTCCAACTGCCTGTGGCGCGCCGCGCAGGACCGTCTGGTGGCGATGGGTGAGCTGCCTCCACCCCCGCCGCAGGAGAGCACCGCCAACGCGTCGCTGGGCACCTGCGGTCACTTCACACTGCAGGACGGCCTGCGGTGTGAGTTCCCGAAGAAGTGGCTGAACGTCAACCTCGACGAGTTCGCTGACTACCTCGACAAGGCCGAAGCCTCCAAGACCTTCGACCGCAACAACTGTTTGCCTGATCAGCTGGAGCTCCTCGACCTCGCCGACGAGTATTTCGCCGGCGACCTGTTTGAGGCGCATGCAGCCCTGGCCAAAGGCGACCCGCGCTGCTACCAGCCGACCAAGGCCGAGTGGGAAGACGCCGCCAAGCTGTGGAACGGCAACCTGGACCACACCCGGGAGCGCGTCCGGGCGACCGCGTCGCTGGCCGCCGCGCGCGTGCCTCCGCTGCCGAACGGTGAGACGTGGCTGGCCGAAGAGGAGTTCGAGAACGACTTCACGAGCGGCCACACCGATTTCCGGCGCCGCGACAACAGCGTGCTTGGCGACTTGAAGACCACCGGCAAGCCGCCGAAGGGCGGCTGGATGAAGCCTGACCACCTGATGCAGGTCACCGGCTATCACCTGCTGACCGGCGCGCCGCGCGCCTGGGTCCTGTACGTCGACTCACTGAGGGCCGCATGGGTCAACGTGGTGTGGATCGACTACACCACCGACGCGATGAAGTTCTACGCCGAGCAGGTCGAGGCCTTCTGCCGGTTCCTGATGAGCGACAAGCTGCTGGACGTGTGCTTCCCCAACATCGGCGACCACTGCGTCACCAGCTGGTGCAAGTACCGGCACGAGTGCTACTCGCGTATCATGCCGCCGCCCGGGTCTCTTTACAATCTCTCAATAGCGCGTAAGAGTAGCGGACCGATTCGTCTCGTACCCCTCTAAGGAGTCTCTCGTGGCATCCAAACCCAAGAAGTCCGGCAAAGCTGTCAGCATCTGGGCGACACCTCCGGTGTTCGCCCTGTACAAGCGGGTCAGCAAAGCCTCCGGCGAACCCCTGTCCAAGCTGGTGCGTATGCTGGTCGCCGCCTATGAGTCCGGCAAGGTCGCAGTCAACGGACTGCCCGTGCTGACCAAGCCGAAGAAGGCCAAGAAGCCGAAGAAGGCAGCGGCTGCCGCCGACGTCCAGACGGCCTGACATGCCGGACACCGCCAACGCGGTGTCGGTGCAGCAGCTGTTCACGTACCTGCGCACGCGGCGCCGTCAGTGGCCGATCGCGAAGATCGCGGCCGCAGCGAAGCTGCCGCGGTCGGTGGTGCGACAAGCCATCGACCGCGGCAACCCGAAGCTCAGCACCGTCCTGGCCATAGCAAAAGTGCTCGGTGGGGACGTGGTTGTGGTCATAACGCCAGGGCAGAACCAGCTACTTGACCCGTAACCCGGCTGCGTTATGCAGTAACGCGTGACCCAGCCCGAAGCCAAGTTCAAGCGCAAGCTCAACGAAGCCTTCGAGCATGCGCATCCCGACGGGTGGCGTGCGTACGTCAAAGCCTTGGCCAAGAACGGCGTGCCGGACCTGCACTACCAAGCCTGCGGTAAGGCCGGGGTGTGGGTCGAAGCGAAGGTCGGCGGCAACCCCCTCAGCAAGATCCAGCTGCACACCATCGGCAAGATGGTCGACGCCGGGGCCACCGTGAAGGTGCTGTCCCTGCTCAACCCCAGCGCCCCGAAGCCCGAGCGGCGCGTCAACATCTCCCGCGTGGGACGCCTCGGCGACGGTCGCCATGGGGTGTTCGTCGACGTCGAGATGCCGCTCGCGGCGCTCGCCCACGCCTCCTTCTGGACCCAGGTGCTCGACCCATGAACATCTTCCACCTACTCGGTGCGCTGCTTGGCGGCGTCGGCCTGACCGTTCTCCTGCTGTCGCTGAAGCAGGTGCGCATGCACTGCCCGGCATGGCTGCAGCGCGCGCTCGGCGAGACCCCGTGGGCCCCGGGCATCGCACGCCACATGCGCGCCGTACCGAACGGAGGCCTGCAGCCGACCCACGAGGTGTTCTTCGTGCCGCGGCAGGACATCGCCGAGTGTGGGCTGCTGTGTCCGAAGTGCGGCACGGACGCGGCCGAGCGTGGCGACTTCTCGCGCGTCCTGCGCTCCTACGTCGACGGCCAGCCGAACGAAGTGCTGAAGTGTACGGGCCTGATCGACCCGGGTGACGGCACCAAGCCCGTACCGTGCCCGGCGTGGCTCGCCGCGTCGCCCAACACCGAGCATGGCGACGACCTGATCGAAGGCGACCCCGTCGAGTTCTACATGTTCTCGCGCATCAGCACCCAGCAGATGCTACGGGAGAAGTACGGCCTGGAGATCGGCGCCGACGACGCCGGGCTGCTGGCCGACCCCAAGGCACGGCCGGAGGGCGCGATCCCGGCTGCCGCGGTACTGGACTTCCCGTCCTACAATGCTGCCGTCGCCGCTGCGCAGCAGCACGAGGCTGCCGTGGTGAACGCCGCGCTGGCGGCCGAGGCCGAGCTCGTTGGCCAGACCAGCAAGCCTGCGCATAAGGCCATCACCCCTTTCACTGACGACGAGACGCGTCTGCTGCCCGTCATCCCCCCTCCGCCGAAGGATACCTGACATGGACATCTTCACCTATGACCCCGCCGGTATCGAGACGCTCAACGCGTTCAACGCGCGCCTCGGCGCGTATGCTGCCGACAACGATGTGACCGGCGTGGTGTCGTCGACTCTCGGGTCGACGCTGCTGCTGTCGGTGACGGTGGCGGACGACATCCCGGCCCCGCTGCTGCTGCGCCCGTTTGTGGTGGCGGTGGCCCCCGACAGCGGCAAGCGGCTCGAGACCGACCTGTCGGCCATCCTCGCCGCCATCAAGGCGGAGGACAAGGGCGACGTCATGTCGGTGCCGGTCGAATGCCGCGCCATCCCCGCGCCGGTGGCCGGCCAGCAGGACGGGTACGTGCTGTTCCTGATCGCGGTCGGCGAGCTCGAAGAAGCTGAGGAGCCCTGACCGTGGGCCGCATCATTGACCCGACGAAGCCGCAGCCCGCGGCGCCGACCCTGGAGCAGTGGCTGACCGCGTTCACCTGCATCCAGGAGTGTTCGGCCGACGCCGCCGACAACTCCGAGATCCGCAGGAGCGTCAGCGACAACGTCAAGATGCTGCGCGCCCGGGTGAAGGAGAACGCCGACCCGCAGGCCGAGCGGTTGCTGGCGTCACAGGAGCTGATCCAGCGGCAGATGTTCGCCCAGCGGCCGGAGATCAGCCGTCTGATCCTGGCCGAATGGCGTATCGCGATGGTCGACATCCGGGCTTACTGCTGGGACCTGACGCAGCCGGTCCACTACCACGAGGGCCCGGTCAAGGGCGGTGTCATCCTGTTCTGGCAGGGCGACGCGGGGCTGCAGGACAACAGCACCAAGACCCAGGTCAGCCGCCGCACCGCCCTGATGGCCATCAAGTTCCTGAAGTTCGTGAAGGCCATGGGCGAGGAGTCGGACCCGATCAAGTACACGCAGCAGATGCTGGAGAAGCAGGGCATCACCGCCGACAACTTCCACCTGTACGCCGATCAGCTGGCGTTCCCGAACCCCTGGACCGCTCAGTGATCTTGACCACCGAGGCAGACCTGCACCGCAGCCTCGCCGCCGCCATCAAGAGCGGGGTGTGGGGCTACGTGCGCGTGTCGACCGACAAGCAGGAGGAGGGTCAGTCGCCGGAAGCCCAGCAGGACGAGATCCGGGCCTACTGCGCCTCCGTGTTCCCCGACATGACGGTGACGATCGTGCAGGAGGCCGCCAGCGCCGCGTTGCCGATGTTCTCGGTCGCGCTGCCGGGCATGAAGGCGACGGGCCCTACCTCCATCACCGAGGCGCCACGCCCGCTGCTGGGCATCTTGCTGGCGTCGCTGTGCGACCGGCCCGGGTCGCATCTGGTGGTGTGGAAGCTCGACCGTCTGGCCCGCGTGGCGACCGAGCAGGAGATGTTCCTGTCGCTGCTGCGCCGCAATCAGGTGACGGTCCACACGGCCTATGCCGGTGAGCGGCATCTGGTGGAGGGCACCGCCTCCGCCGACCAGGACCCGGTGCGGCACCTGATGCGGCAGATCCTGGCGTGCTTCGCCGAGTACGAGCGACGCATGATCCATATGCGCATGAGCATGGGCACCCGCAAGAAGGCGTCCAAGGGCGGCTACTGCGGCGGCAACACGCCGTACGGGTACGAGGTGCAGGGCGGCGAGCTGAAGATCAACCCGGTGCAGGCACCGGTGGTGGTCGACGTGTTCCGGATGCGGGACCTGTATGCCTACACCTACAAGATGATCGGCGAATCCTTGATGTTGAACCGCGGGCTGGCCGGGTTCCACAAGGTGAAGGTGCTGCGCATCATTGGCCACCGGCGTTTGTACAGCGGCCTGTACACCGACCCTTTCGGCAAGGAGCACCTGCGGCTCGACCTCAAGATCCTGCCCGACTCCTGGGAGCGACGGCCCGACGAGATCCTGCCGCTGGCCCCCGCAGCCGCATCCACCCCTGACGACGAGGTACCTGACTATGGCAGCGAATGATGACATCGAGCAGCTGAGCAACGCGCTGGAGACCATCGCCGGTGACCTGTTGAACGGCGACGGGTTCGCGATCCCGCTGACCAAGGTGCTGGGAGCAGTCACCGCAGGCAAGCGCCTCGCAGGCGTCGACGGGGCCGGCAAGGAAGTGTTCAAGCGGTTCTTCGGCAACCTCGTGAAGGACCACCCGGAGGTGATCGACCTCGCGTTCGCTGGCATGAGCGAGGTCGCGAAGACCCGGATCCGCAAGCTGGCGGGCGAACCTGAGATGAAGGACGCCGAGACGGCATGAGCCAGAACGGCAAAGGTTCGGCGCCGCGTCAACGGTCGAAGGCCGAGCGGGTGAAGTTCGAGAACGAGTACGACCGTATTTTCCGCAAGAAGCGGCGAAAGACCAAACGATGATCGCCGCCCTGCTGTGTCCAGGCCCCTCCCTCGCCGACACCTGCGTGTCGGACGTGTCGCTCGGCGTGTTCGACGTGGTGATCGCGGTCAACCGCGCGATCATGCTGCGACCCGGCATCGAGAAGCTGATCCACTGGCACGCCTGTGGGGACTGGGACACCCTGTACTCGATCCCGTCGAAGCCGACGGTCGGCATCTGCTCCCAGCGCGACGTGGCGCGGATCACGCAGAACGGGCAGCACGCGTCGTTCTATGCCGGACTGCGCTGGGAGGCATGGGAAGACCTGGGCGTGTCGCCGGGCTACTCGACGATCGCGGGTATCGCTTTGGCGGCGAAGCTCGGCGCGGAGCACCTCGTGGTGTTCGGTGACGACAAGAACGGGTTGTTCGACTGGGACGGGACGCCCGGCCGGCTGCGGAACGGCGACCGGTGGGACAAGGAGCGCACGCTGCAGGACCGGGCCATCGCGAAGCTGAAGCTCGACGTCCGGTACGTCAGCAAGGTGGCGGTATGACCAAGGACCTGCCGTACGTGGTGTGTGCGTTCTACACCGACGACGACATCTACCGCGGCTATGCGGAGACGCTGCGCGAGTCGCTGGTCGCGCACCAGCTGCCGCACGACATCACCAAGCTGCCGGCCGACCACTTCAAGGGGCACTGGAAGGCAGCGTGCCGGTGGAAGCCGCGGTTCATCGCTGCCATGCTGCTGCGGCACTGCTTGAAGGACGTGCTGTATCTCGACGCGGACGCGGCGGTGCTGTCGCACCCGACGCTGTTCGACCGGTTTGAAGGGGACCTCGGCGTGCATCTGCGGCCTCCTGGCGAGCTGTTCGCGTCGACGATCTACGTGAAGAACAGCGACGCGGGGCAGAAGGCCGTCATGCGTTGGTGGGAGCACGTCGAGCAAGACGAGAAGAACGACGACCAGACCATGCTGCAGCGCACGGTCGACGAGCTGCGCGGAGAGGTTTCCGTCGTCAATCTCCCATCGACCTACGCCTACAAGTTCGCCCAGTCACCCGCCGAGGCGGTGATCGGGCAGTATCAGGCGAGTCGCAGGGTGCGGGCGCTGAACGGCGGGAAGGCGCCGTGATCCGCGTCTACATCGGCACGCAGCCCGAGCAGAAGCTCGCCTGTGAGGTGCTGAAGTATTCGATCACTGCGCGTGCGACGGAGCCAGTGTCGTTCTTCGAGATCACCGACAAGACCAACCGCTACGCGATGACGGGCTTCTCCTTCGCGCGCTGGTACGTGCCGAAGTTGGCGAAAGAAAACGGCGATCAGACGGCGATCTACATGGACGCCGACATCGTCGTGCTCGGCGACATCGCGGCCCTTGAGCACGCTGCTGGCGAGAAGCCCACGCTCGCGCGGCCGACATCCGATGGGCGGTACTTCACCAGCGTGATGCGACTCAACATCGCGCGCATCAACTGGGATGTGGGCGGTCTTCTCGTCGACGGATTCGCCGGGCTGCCCGAGTGGCTGCACAACGCAATCATGTGGGCCGCGTCGAACTCTCCGTGGCGCGCCGACTTCGGCGAACTTAGCGCGCGCTGGAACGACCTGGACTTGGTGAAGGATGGTACGCAAGCATTGCACTACACCGACCTCAAGCGGCAGCCCTGGCGGTATGCGGGGCACCCGTTTGGCTACGTGTGGCAAGCCGAGTTGAAGTCGGCGCTTGCAGACAAAGCGATCTCGATGGCGCTGGTGCAGGACGAGATCGCGAGGGGGCACGTGCGCGGCGATGTGCTGACGGTGACCTGATATTGCGCGGACAAGAGCGCCGCGCGCACTATCGGGTCATCGGCGCTGAAGAAGACCCCTTGACACCCTAGCGGGCTCGATAGTGTCGCGGGCATGGACCTCATACTCCCATCCAGCAGAACAGCGAAAGCAATGACGTGGCATCGCCCCGTCGTGGCCGGTTGCTTTATTGCTGGTGATCGCACCGGCAATGAAAAGCCGGGACGGTTCGGGGGTTCGTGAGGCACTAGGACCGTAAGTCCACCCTCTCCGAACCCCGGGCCCGCAAAGGCTCGGGGTTTTTCTTTCTATAACTCTATACTGTGGCCTGTCACGGCTGAGTCGCTCAACGGCAGGGCGCACGTTTGAAACACGTGAGACGGTGGTTCGACTCCACCTTCAGCCACCATATTGGTGTGAAGCATAACGGGTTATGCACCTCTCTGTTAAAGAGGACCAACGGGGTTCGAGTCCCTGCGCACCAGCCATTTTCTTACGTAGCAGTATTTCTTGTTACGCGGTCGTAACTCAATCGGAAGAGTCCCGCCTTCTAAGCGGAGAGATACGGGTTCGAGCCCTGTCGGCCGCGCCATTCTCGCGTCGTAGCTCAGCGGAAGAGCAGCTCGGTCCTAACGAGAAGGCCAGAGGTTCGATCCCTCTCGACGCGGCTATTTCACGGTCCTATCGTCTAGCAGCCTAGGATGACTGGTTCTCAGCCAGTAGACACGAGTGCGAACCTCGTTAGGACTACCATCGCCAGTGCAGCACGGAAGGACGTGCAAACAAGTGCAACGCTTATCAGGATCGACCGGCGGCCGACGGGCGCCTGCATCATGAATAATGGGCACAGTAGGTCCCTCCCTGGACGTGTCACCCAATAGCCCGACGGGGCAGCCGGTGTCGAACCCGGCCACTGGCCTTTTTCAGCGCGCCCCTGCTCCGGGGGCCTTCTCAGCGCGACAGTCAGGCGATACGAGGAGTACGCCGTGTACGAAAGCATAAGCTGTCATGGAGACTTCTTCACGGCGCTATCGTCCAACCGGAAGGATACGAGGCCTTCAACCTCACGATGTCGGTTCGACTCCGACTAGCGCTACTTTTCCACGCCCGAATAGATCAATGGATAGATCGCGACGCTACGGACGTCGAGGCTGAAGGTTCGAGTCCTTCTTCGGGTACCACTTCACGCGGGATTAGGTCAGTGGCAGACCGTCTCTTTTACATGGAGAATGCCGGGGGTTCGATTCCCTCATCCCGTACCAGTTTCAATGGTCTGTAGCTCATCGGCCAGAGCGCTTCCCTGACACGGAAGAGGCAGTGAGTTCAATTCTCGCCAGACCAACCAACGGTCTGCGGTGGCCACCGCAGCGTAAGCCCGGGAGTGATTCTCGGGGCCACGTTTCATGGGGGCTTAGTGATAATGGTAGCACGTCTGCCTTGCAAGCAAACAGCGGGAGTTCGATTCTCCCAGCCTCCACCAGATCCGCTTACCGCCCCTGGTCACGGATGTAAAACTCAGACCGGGGCACCTGTCTCCATAGTCCAGCGGAACGGACACTTCCCTGTCACGGAAGAAACCCGAGTTCGACTCTCGGTGGGGACGCCATTTACCGGAATGTAGCTCAGTCTAGTAGAGCGCTTGCTTCGGGAGCAAGAGGCCGTGGGAGCAAAGCCCGCCATTCCGACCATTCACATCAGACCGTAGCTCAGCCTAGGAGAGCGCCACTTTGGGGTAGTGGAGGTCGCAGGCGCACATCCTGTCGGTCTGACCATTTTCAGGGGGAGATCCGGGTCCGAATCCCGGTCTCGCGGCGACGGTCGCGAGTCTCGTCTAACGGTAGGACGCCCCCGCTTTCATTCACCAACACCTCGGAAAGGAGGTCACTATGCCCGGCGGACGCTGCCTCGTGCTCAATGCGAGCTTCGAGTTCCTTCACATCACCAACACGTGGTTCGATTCGCTTCGTCTGCTTCGTCGCGGCAAGGTGACCGCCATCAAGAACTACCCGGTGCCGGCCAGATCCGAGAAGGACCTCGCGCTGATCCCGGCGGTGGCGGTGCTCAAGACCTACATCTCGACGCCGCGCAAGAAGAGTCACTTCACGCTGCCGACCCACCGCAACATCCTGATCCGCGATGGGTTCAAGTGTGGGTACTGCGCGTGCAAGCTGACGCTCGGCACGGTGACCAAGGATCACGTGATCCCGCGGTCGAAGGGCGGTCAGGACGTGCTGACCAACGTCGTGGCGGCTTGCAAGCGGTGCAACACCCGCAAGGCGGACAAGACGCCCAGCGAGGCTGGCCTGACGCTGCTGGCGGTGCCGAGGGCGCTCAACGAAGAAGAGAAGCTGACGATCGTGGTCAAGACGCACAAGGCACCCGAGCGCGCATTGTGGAAGGAGGCGCTCGAGGAGTTGAAGGTGAAGCTGTTCTGATTTCTCCGGGCCGCCCATGGGCCCGGTTTCTCGGGGTGTAGCTCAACAGTAGAGCAACGCGTTTGGGGCGCGAAGGTAGCTGGCGCGACACCAGTCATCCCGACCATTTGAGTGAAGTGTTCTAGCCAGCCGGGCTGGCGGCGGATTGCAACCCCGCTGACATTGCCGTTCGACTCGGCCTTCACTCTCCATCACGCGCCCGTAGCTCAATAGTAGAGCACTCCGCTCTTATCGGAGGGGTTGAAGGTCCAAGTCCTTCCGGGTGTACCATCTCCGTCCGCAAAGCGTTACAGTAGCGTACTACCTTGCCATGGTAGGGGCCCGAGTGCGACTCTCGGTGCGGACTCCATTTCTGCCGTCGTAGCTCAGCTGGAAGAGCATCTCTTTCCGAAAGAGAAGGCCAGAGGTTCGACCCCTCTCGGCGGCGCCATTCACCGCCATGTAGCTCAATAGCGAGAGCGAGTCTTTCATACGGACAGGATCGGGGTGCGATTCCCTGCTTGGCGACTTCACTGGCCATTCGTCTAACGGAAGGACCGCCTTCTTATAAATGGCAGATCGACGGGTTCGACTCCCTCATGGCCAACCATCACGCTGTCGTAGCTCAGTTGTAGAGCGCCGCTTTCGTACTGCGGAGGTCGCAGGATCAACCCCTGTCGACAGCACCAATTCATGCGGATGAAGCAGCACTGGCGCTGCGCCTGCCTTCCAAGCAGGAGAAAGCGGGTTCGAGCCCCGTCGTCCGCTCCATATGCTGGTCTGAGGTAACGCTAGCCTGCGGCCCTTGTATCGCCGACGCCAGGGTTGAACTCCCTGGACCAGCACCATCTTCACGCTGCCATAGCCGAGTAGTTAGGCGCCTTCTTGGTAAGAAGGAGATCGTGGGTGCAAATCCCACTGGTAGCTCATTTGCACCTATAGCTCAATGGCAGAGCTTTCGTCTGATACACGAAAGACCGATGTTCGATTCATCGTAGGTGCACCATCATAGGAAGCGTCGCTGGGCGAGTAGCGGACTCCAAACCCGCTGGGCCGCGTTCAAATCGCGGGCTTCCTGCCATCTACATGTTGTTCGTCGTCTAGCAGCAAGACGCTGGTTTGTGGCGCCAGAAACGCGGGTGCGATTCCCGTCGAGCAACCCATTCACGGAGCAGAGGCGGTACAGGTTCCGCACCGAGTTTTTACCTCGGGGTCAGTGGGTTCGAGCCCCACCTGCTCTACCATTGACACCCAGACAGACCACAGTACAAGGCGATCATCATGAACGCGCTATTGCTCCAATCCTCGCAGTCATATCTGCTCTCGCTGAGTCAGCGAGTGGGGTTCGGAGCTACGTTGCGCTGAGGTGCCATCCCTCCCACGTTCTCCCGAACCCCAGGCCGACCGCCTGGGGTTTTTGCGTTTGACAACTCTATATCGTGGCAGCGAAACACGTACGAGTGGCGGAATCGGCATACGCGCCAGCTTGAGGTGCTGGTGTCTTCGGACAACTCCGGGTTCAAGTCCCGGCTCGTACAGTCAATGGGGAGTGATGGAACAGAAGACATGCCAGTTTCAGAAGCTGGTGCCCTAAGCAGGCGTGAGAGTGCGAATCTCTTCTCCCCAACCATTTGCGCCCGTGTCGTAACGGAAGCCGAGGCATGCTCAAACCATGCTGCCCTTCGGGGCGTACAAGTTCAACTCTTGTCGGGCGCAGTCATTTGGATCTTGCAGCGGGATGGACACCGCACCTGTTTGCTAAACAGGCGGGCCCCACAAGGGCTCCCGGTTCGACTCCGGCAAAATCCGCCATCACGGGAAGTTTCATAAGCCGGACCGGGTCCGGGCCACGCTGTAAACGTGCTCCCTAACGGGCGAGGTGTTCGACTCACCAACTTCCCACCATTCATGGAAGGCGAAGCAGCAGCGGTGCGGCATCGGTCTCGAAAACCGAGGTGCTCTTCGGGGCATGGTGTTCGACTCACCCGTCTTCCTCACATTCAGGGATCGTTCAACTTGGTAGGACTCCGCGCTCTGGACGCGAGAATGCAGGTCCGAATCCTGCTCCCTGAACCACTTCACTGACGCTTCGACTAATTTGGTAAGTCCCCTCGCTTTGAACGAGGACAATCAGGGTTCGAGTCCCTGGGCGTCAATTTCTCTGAGTCGGCGCTTCCAGAAAAATATAGTAGAGCGGCCTGCGTCGAACTGCTTCATACAGACCGCCGCCGATGCTTTGGGGTGCGCGCGGATGAAGGCTGCGAACCGATACATTATGTCAGGGCGCTCTATGCCGTGGTAGAAATGGTTGGAGTGGTAGCCCCCGCTGCATTTACGAGAGCAGAACAGCGGGCGCCGCTGCGCGAATCGCACTTTATGAGGCTTTCGCATGAAGTAGATTTTGCAATTCGGGCATAGGACTTTTACGGGCGGTAGGCGTTTGTGAAGACCGTTGTGGGCCTGCACGCTCATGAGTTGCAAGTTTTCAATTCGGTTATCGTGGCCGTCATGGTTTATGTGGTGTACGATCTCTTCACTGATAAGGGCACGTCCTAGGAACTGCTCCATAACGTAGCGGTGTTCCAGCTGTCGATCCGTCTTACTCCAGTGCGCCATTTTGTAGGGGCCATGTTTGTACACGGCTCGGGGCTTACACGTATGCATGCGAGGAGTCTAACGGTAAGGATGCGCAAGCAACGGCGACCGCGATCAGTCTTGCACATCCGGCGCGCACGCCGGGCAGCCGCAGCGAATGACCGCCTCTGCTTTCTCGCGCAGCTTCCCTTCGCGGCGCACGCGCTTCTTGGCGAGTCGTTTCATCTCGCGCTCCAGAGCGCAGAACCGACAGCCCTTGTTGCCGCAGTGGCCGACCGGATCGTTCTTGTGCAGCCGGTGACCGACGAGCTTCTGCTCGGCGAGCGACTGGCCGTGTTGCTTCGAGATGTTCTCGCGCCGGATGATCACCAGCTCGGTACGGTGGCGGCGTTCTGCGCGGTTGGTCATTGGCGTCAGTCCCACAGCGCCTGGAAGCGCTCGCCGAACAGCTTCAAGCCGCGCACCTTGATCACGTCCCGCCGGTCCGCTTCCGGGTAGTAGATGCTCTTGTCGAGCATGCAGATGTCGTCGTCCTGGCGTACGACATAGTCGAAGGCTTCGATCATCAGGTCGAGCTCGGCCTCCCACTGTTCGGAGTCGGCCTTGGACTCCGCGTCGCCGTACTCGGGCACGCAGCCCATCGGGTTGAGGCACGGGTGCCCCATCCGGTCCAGGGCTTTGAACGCCCGCAGCCGTGGCAGGATCAGCTTCGCCAGATGGACGTCGAGACCCCACATGGCGCAGTCGTCGAACCCCCGGGTGCGACGCTGCCACCACCATTTGATTTCCCGGAAGATACGGCGCATGCCGGCACCCTAGCCGCCGCTTGCTCTCGTGCAACCCCTCCCTAGTCTCTCCATCGCACTCGGTTCCTTGACTGCTTCATCACCCAGCCGCTAGCAGTCCGGCTTGACTAAGGAGGATACCATGATGCACATCGCAAACCCGTCGACCGTCGTCACGCTGGAGGATGCCAACACCGGCAAGCCGTTCCGCGAGTACGACCATTCCCGCACCCCGGCTGGCAGCTACGTCCGGGTGGTGCTGCCGTTCGACACCGAGTACCGGTTCCGGTTCCAGTTCCCCGACACCTCCGGCACGCGCCGGCGCCTGGAGCTCGACATCGACGGCACGACCGTGGCCAAGGACCTGATCCTGACCCACGGCGTGACGCTGGAGCGGTTCCTGGACTCCGACAAGCGGTTCAAGTTCGTGCGGGCGACGGCGGAAGGCGTGGCGAACCCTGCGTCGCCGGACAACGGCGTGATCACGGTGAAGCTGTGGCCGGAGAAGCCGGTGCAGTATCGCGACGAGCCGTATCTCGTCAGTGTGCTGCGCGGAACGAGGCCCCCGACGTCCTACACAGGTCGAGGTGCGAGCACGCAGGACTGGGGGTACAGCACTACCCTGGGCATCTCGAAAGGGGTCCAGGACTACAGCGGGGACGCCATCCGCTCGGTGTCAGGCCCCGCCTACGAACCCGGCGCCACGGCCGAAGGCGCGAAGAGCAACCAGCAGTTCGGCACCACCGAGTGGCGCGGCGACGAGTTGTCGCAGCCGCACGTGTTCGTGTTCCAGCTGGTCGGGCAGGCCAGTGACCCGGCCCGGTTCTGCGGTGCGTGCGGGGCCGCGTACCCGTACTCGTTCACGCCCGCCAAGTTCTGCGCCGCCTGTGGGGTGCGGAAATAGGCTCTTGACTCAATAGCATTCTCACTAGGGTAGCCAGGGACCGTCGGCTGGGCTGATAACCTAACACGCCGACTCATCACCGCGTATCGTGGGCTGGCGGTCACCATTCTTTCACATCACATTGCGGGATGGAGTAGCAGCTAACTCGTTAGCCTCATAAGCTAAAGATCGCAGGTGCCAAGTCCTGCTCCCGCAACCATATGCTTGGGTAGCTCAGCGAAAGAGCACTCGGTCCTGTAACGGGACTGAGAGGTCGGTGGTTCAAGTCCATCCCCGAGCGCCAGTTCGTGTCCACGACACAAACGTCAGCCCCAGCCGCAGGTGGGTCCTAACAGCGGCGCAGGAAACCTCACTAGTATCCTACTAATCGGGTCGATCCTTGGTGCGGTCACGAGCCAACGCGTGACGTCATTCGGGTTTCGACGTTGCGGCAGGGACGGCCCGCAGCAATGCGCCCGGGATCGACTGCCGGTGTTTTCAGCTGCGCCGAAACCCGTTGTACCAAGGAACACCCATGGCCCGCAAGCGCGCGAACAAGACCGCCAAGTTCGGCCCCAACGTGTCGTTCTGCTCCGACGGCAAGACCGGCGACTTCGCGCTCGACGTCAAGGCGTTCGGTCTGAACGTCCAGGCGCAGGGCAACACCAAGAAGCTGCGGATCAGCAAGCTGTTGAGCCACATGCCGGTGATCGGCAAGATGGTCGGCGGTTTGGGCGACGCGGCGCCGACCCCGAGTGCCGAGCCGACCGACGCCGAGATCCTGGCCCGGTTCAAGACCCGGGACACGTACGTCGCGTACCTGTCGCAGAGGATATACGCCTTCAACGCGCAGCAGGCTCAAGACAAGGCAGCGTTCGACGCGCAGATGGGGAAGGCCTGCGAGCGTGGGTCCGTCCTGTACCCAGAGCCGAAGGCGAAGCCGGCCGCCAAGAAGTCCTGACCATGTACGAAATCGCCCCGACCACTGTCGCCTTCCCGCGCACCCCAACCGTGCTCGCCGTCCTGCAGCTCCGGTTCCCGGACCACTACAGCGTCAGCAAGCTGCCCCTGGCCGACGCCGACCGCGACCAGCTGGCGATGCGGCTCGAGTCCGCGATGATGGAGGTGCACCGGCTGAGCGGCATCGTCGACAAGAACCCGGACGGGTATCCGGACCCGGCGACCGGCACGGTGGTGAAGCCGGAGTACCTCGTGCTACGGCTCAGCAGCGCGGTGCGGGACGCCAACGTGATGCGGGAGTATCTCGCGCTCAATGATGTGTGGAGACACTGACACGCCCCCGTAGCACAACGGCAGTGCAGCCGCCGACTAGAGGCGGAAGGCCGCGGGTTCGATTCCCGTCGGGGGTTCCACTGTGGAGTTCGCTATGGCTCTGTACCGCACCTGCCTCGACGCGACCATTTTCAATTCGGGGCAGTTTCTGCCGCGCCGCCTGCGGGCTCGCTGGGTCAATGCGCAGAGGCAGTACCTGCGCGGCGTCCGCTACGAGGCGATCATCCAGCCGCTGTACGACTCTTTGTCTCTTGACCTGCTGACCGGACTCCCTAGCGTCGCACCCATGAAGCCCATCTCCCTAGTCTAGCTCCCCCACGTATGTCTACGCCCTGGTCCGCACCGACCTGACCCTCCCGCAGCAACTGGTTCAAGCTGCGCACGCCACCCATGAGTCGGGCGGCCACTTCGGCGCCCCGGCTGGCTGCCACCTGATCGTCCTTGCCGTTGCCGACGAAGCCGCCCTGCGTGCTCACCACGCACGCCTTGTAGCCGCCGGCATCCCCCTCGTCCTGTTCACCGAGCCCGATCTCGGCGACGCCGCTACGGCGCTCGCCACGGGCCCACTCACTCAAGCCGATAGGCTCCATTTCCGGGGCATGTCGCTCTGGAAGCCCGTTGGCGCTGTTCCGGAGATGAAGCCATGCTGACCGACACCGACCGCGCCCTCCTCCACGCCTGCCGCGCGAAGCGCTATGCGCTGACCAAGGCGCAGATCGCTACCAAGGTGATTACCCGGGCGCCGCACCCGCCGGAAGGCTGCGGAGAGGCTCAGGCAGCGCAGAACGTTCAGGCGGCCGACATCACCGCACTGCACATCATGGAGGCGGAGATCCGCGGCCTCAAGCCGGCGCATTCGGAGAAGCTGTGGTCGGTGCAGCTGCGGCTGCTGAACTACCGGAGCCCGCATCCGGAGGTGAAGGCGCGGTTTCAGGCGTGGCTGATGGCCTGAGCCACCAAACGAAGAACCCAGGGCTTGCGCCCTGGGTCCGTCGAACCAGCCAAAGCCGTAAGGCTTACTGGATCTCGCGCAGCAGCTCACCTTCGAGGAACAGGTGGACGACCACGGTCACCGAGAGACCGGTGGCGATGTCCAGCTGGACGTAGAAGTTCTGCACCGGGGGCAGGTAGATGCTGTGCAGCAGCGAGTAGATGTTGCGCTGCTCGGGACGGCCGAGGTTGGCGTACACCGTCGACGCGGTGAGCGCCGGCGCGGGGACGACAGTCTGCTGTTCGAGGCCGGCACCAGCCGACAGGATGAAGGCGGGGATGGTCAGGTAGACCTTCTCGCCGACCTGCACCTTGTACGAGCCGCGCTGGAAGAACGCGGCAGCGTCGGCGTACGTCGCGATGGCGGCGTAACCGAGGGTCTGACGCAGGGCGCGGATCGAGAAGCGCTTGGGCCAGCTGAGCTGACCGGCGGTCTGCAGGTTGGTCAGGAGGGCCGAGCGGCCCGCCGAGCCGGTGCTGAACAGCGTGACGCTGGTCTGCGAGGTGAGGGAAGCGCTGTCATACAGCGGCTGATGAATCGCCTCGAGACGGATGGATCCGCTGCGAGCGTCCTTGACGGTTCTGAATACGGGCATGTTTTTGCTCCATCCGCTCATTGGCGGGTTTTGGTTTGGCGCGGCCGAGGGGATTCCTGCGGTTTTGCCGGTGGATACGGCTTGTTGTCGATCTCAGCCGCAGGCGCGGTGAGCAGCAAACCGAAAGAGACGAAGAGGTGTTGGAAAAGAACTGCTAGGGGCCGCGGGCGCCCCTAGGATGCGCATGGCCCTACCTCAGTTGAGGTAGGTCTCCATGTACTTGTTGGCGTCGGTCAGGTAGCCGTCCACACCGGCGAGGTCGTCGCTGGCGAGGTCGTCTTCCATGTCGCCGGTGCCCTGGTAGGCCTTGGCGTCGACGTAGCCGTCCACGCCGGCCATCTCGTCACCGTTGCCGGTGCCCTGGTAGGCGCGGGCATCGACGTAGCCGCCGGTGCCCTGGTAGGCGCGGGCGTCAACGTAGCCGCCCAGGCCTTCCATGCCGTTCACCGGACCGCGGACCGCGGCAGCGGGCGCAGCGGCGACAGCCGCGGGGCCGACCATCGGTGTGCCGTACACGAGGCGGGCGATCATGCCCGGCATCACGAGCTCGACCATCGAGGCGACGCCGCCGCCGATCAGCAGCGACTTGCCGATGTCGCCCTTGATGAACTTGTTGGCGAGGTAGCCGATCGTGAAGGGGACCGCACCGCCGACGATGCGCTTGGCCCAGGGGTTGGACAGGAAGGCGCCGGCGCCCACCATGTTGAGGGCAGGCACGATCACGCTGGAGGTGGCGATGCCACCGAGCGCGTAGGTGCCGACCGCGCCGCCCGCGGCGAACGCCATGTGCTTGAGCTTGTTGCGGCCCTTGAAGACGGCGAGCGCCTCCTTGGGAGCGCGCTTCGCAGCGCTGATGTACTGGTTGATGACGCCCACGGGGTTTCTCCTTGAGGTGCGGTGCTTGCGCCGGCGAGGATTCGCCCGCGAGGTGGATGAACGACTGAGACGGCGGCCGCGCTTGCCACGACGCCCGGGGTTACCGAGCAGGGCGAGATGCAGGCCAGGGTTGGACATCAGCATGAGGGGCATCGAGAACCTTCAGCCCGTCGGGGCGAGTCTCAGATAAACCGCTATGCTGTCTGTCGGGCGGAGGCCATCAGGCCGTCGCGCAACTACATGCTGATGCGCATCACCCTACGCATCCGGGCGCTCGATGTCAAAACTATTTCGGAGAGTACATGTTGCCCGACTTGGGCGAGATGCCGCACAAACACAACACGTACATGTATTTGCAGTCGACTGTATATACGCGTATATACGGCAGCATGGCCAAGAAACTCATCAGCCTGCGCATCGACCCTGGTCTCCATGACTGGTACCGCAACCGCGGCGCCGGATACCAGAACGAGATGGAGCAGGCACTGTTCACCTACAAGCGCGGCAACGCGCAGGAGCTCGCCACCATGCCTACCGACCTCGACGACTACGCTAAGAACAACCCCTGTGCCGTGTGCGGCGGTAAGGGAGTCAAGAAAGTAGGAAAGGGGAAGAAAGCCATACAGACGCCGTGCTCCAGCTGCCACGGGTCCGGCGGCCAGTCTTGGGAGTTGGTCGGGCAGGTGAACCCCAACTTCGGCAAGCCCGGCCAACCTTTCATCGTGTCGGTTGGCCAGGATGATGCGGAAAACGTGGAAGACGCCCCCGGCGCGGCAGGAGAGAAGACCGACGATGTCTTCGCCGGCACGTCACCTTTCTGCACCGTCAGGGACGCGAGGACGGGCAGCATTCGGCTGGAGCGCTCGTCGCAACCTCTGTACGACACCCAGCGCCAGGGCTCCATCTACGACAAGCCGATGACCGCCCGTGAGTCGTATCGCGGTGCGCCGGACCCCATCGTGTTCTTCGCGACGCCCAACGGCCGCAGCGCGGCCCAGACCAACCTCGGCACTGCTGGTCAGCTCAGCTGGCCCAAACGTTTTCATGTCCGCGCCGTACGGTTGCGGTTCTCCCACATCTGCGACTTGAGCGAAGCCTCCGTGATGCTGCAGGTCGGCGAGAAGCTCTATCTGTCGATACCGGTCAAGAACATGGACCAGGAGCCCAACGACGAGCACACCAGCAAGAATCATGAGCTGCCGCCGCTGCGGTTCATCCACCGGCTGGCGATCCCGGTCTACATCCCGCCGGTCCAATATTTCGGCCTGACCCTGATCACCGGGTCGAAGCATCTCGGCGACGTGGTGGTCCGCGCCCAGCTCGACGGCCTGATGCTCAGGGAGATTGCGTAGTCGTCCAGTCCTCGAGCTTGCCCCACACGTGCCACGCGCAGGGCGTGTAGGGGCAGACTATGGAGGGCGACACGGTGCCGTCGGCCCCGATGTCGTGGCCTTCTCCGTTCGGTCGCTTCAGAGACGCGCAGCCGCCGCACAGCGGGCATTTGATCGACACGTGGTCATTGCCGGCGACCCACCAGGAGCCGCGCGGCGCGCCAACACAACAGTTGTCGATGCTGCGGGGCAGCAGGACGGTGTCGACCATTACCGCCGACGCGCGAGCAGCATCGCCCCCAAGGCCACAACGGTGCCGGCGCCAATCCACACCAGTGGGTTCTTCCAGAAGGGCTGTTCTTCGCCGGGCAGCGGCAGGGGCCCCCAATTGGTGGGCCCGATCGGAGTCGACGACACACCCATCTGCGGCATCGTCAAGGACCAGGGGGTCGTCGCCGGCACTGGCGTCATGGTGGCGGCCGGGAACAGCTGGGCGAAGGTCGGGGTCGCAGCGGGGGTCGCAGCCTTGACCGCGGCGACGCCAGCGTTGCGGGCCTGCATCGCGTCCTTGCCCGCCTGTACGCTGCTGAAGCTGCCCTCCGGTGCCGGCACGCTGCCGGGGTTCATGCCGGGCAACGGCTGCCAGCGGTAGTAGTCCGGCACCGGGTTCTTGGCCGCATTGCCAGGAAACCAATACGGGAACAGGCCATACGGCGTCGCGGTCACCACCGGCCTACCGGGGGTGCCGACCTGGACGGTGGGGACTGTGTCTCCGAGTCCTTCGATCGCGAACATGGTCAGCCTCTCAGCCAGGAATCGACGGTGAAGATGTTGCCCTTGCGGCGGCAGATGAACAGGTTGCCCTTGCTGTCCCGGCACAGGGCCGGCATCACCTTCGCGGTGTAGACCCCACCCTTGTGGCCGGTGTCGCCGAACGCGTGGTGCCAGTGGGCCTTGTTCTTGGACGGCGACTTCACCTGCGCAGGCACGTCGTAGGTCAGGGCCTTGATCAGGGCGATTTGCCGCAGCGCGCCCGCCTTGGCCGGCGTGTTGATGACAAAGGACCCGCTGCTGGGCGCGAGGTGGAACTTGCGGTGCGCGCGCTCAATCGCCGGCGAGACCTTGCCGGGGTTGCGCTTCACCACCGAGCAGATGACGAAGGCGCGCTTGCGCGGCTGCCAGCCTAGCCATTTGCCGGCCACGCGCTTGACGGTGACCTTGCCGGAATCCGGGCTGAGCAACTCCAGGGAAGTCAGGCGCCCCACACCGAGTACGGATTCCATGGGGAGGCGCCTGTGTGGCTTACTTCTTCAGCAGCCAGAAACCCAGGCCGACCGCCGCAGCGCTGAGCGCGATGGTCTTGACCGACACCGGCCCGACGATCGGCAGGTTCACCAGCGTGTCGAGCCCGTCGAACTGCATCTCATCCTCGTAGTCGGCGAGGTCGCCAGCCTTGTGGAAGAACCCCTTCTCGAGGTTGTGGGGCTGCGCGGCGTCGATGCGCTTCGGCTGACGATGGAACAGCGGGGTGCCGTTCGGGATCTTCAGCGACCGGCCGATGGCCGGCGTCAGGTTCCGCACGTCGCCGCCCGCCATCCGGGCCATCGGAGCGAGGCCCGGCGCGCGGGTGACCCGGGTGCGCATCTGCTGGACGGTGGTCAATTCGCCGGCGCCGCGGTTGGCGAACATTCCGTCGAGCTCGTAGGACATGTCACGTTGCATGGAGAGATCCTTGGTGGAGGTGAGCCGGGTCGGCTTACTTGCGCTTCTTCTTGAGCACGATGTAGCCGACCGCGAGCGCTGCGACGGCCAGGGCGCCGTAGGTGATCAGGGGGTGCGCCCCCATGTTGGTCAGCATCGCCTGGGACCGCATCTGGTCGGCGCGGGCCTGTTCGGCACGGGCCAGGGCAGCGGCGGCCTCAGCCTGGGCGGCGGACGTCTTGGCGCCGTAGATGCTGCCCGTGATGCCGCCAGCGGTGGTGCCAGCAGCCTGGATGGCCTGCAGCCACGTCGGGCTGCCGGCCGGAGCCGGGGTGGTGGCGACCGGATCGGCGCCCATGCCCGGCACGAAGCCCGGGTCCCGGGCCAGACGGCGCACGGCATGCTTCTGGCCACGCGGGGTGCTGAGGTCGCCCATGCCGGGCATGAAGCCCGGGTGCGCGGCGTCCTGGGTCACCTGGAAGGCGCGGACCTTGCCGCCCTGGTGGCGGGTACCGCGGGGGCGCTGGGTCAGCAGGCCACGCGAGCGGACGCGGGGGTCCGGACCGGCCATGCCGCCGGAGGCCTGGGTGTAGACCTCCACGTCGCGATCGTCCTCGAACGGGTTGTCGCTCTCGGCTTCCACCGAGATGGTGTTGCCGTAGGGCTGCAGGTCGATCGGCTGCGAGCGGTACTTCTGGTGGACATGGACGCGGGGAGCGGGCATGGGTTATTTCCTGGTGAAGAGGTAGAGGCCGATGCCGGCCAGGGCAAGCGTGCCCAGGCTCATGCCGCCGAGGGTGAGGCCTTCGATCGGCGGCTCTTCGGCGGAGGATTCCTCCTCGCCTTCGCCACCGTCTTCGGTCATGTCGCCGTCATCGGCATCGTCGAACAGGTCGGTGTTGTCCATGTCGACGGCGTCGCGGCTGGACGACCGGCGTGCACGGCTGCGGAGCGGCTGCGGAGCTTCTTCGCTGAACGACTGGTCGCCCTCGCCTTCGTCGGCGTAGGTCGCGTCATCGTTGGTGCCCTCGGTCGCATCGTCGCCTGCGGGCTCAGCGCCACCTTCGTCCATGAACGTGCCGCCAGCTTCTTCGCCGCTGGCGCTCGAGCTTTCACCCTCGTCGGCGAACGGGTCGATGCCGCTCTCGCTGACGTCCTGGGTGTCGGTGAACGACTGGCCTTCACCGCCGCCGGCGGCCATCGCCTGCTCGTCGGCCATGGCGCTCTCCGACTCCATGGCGGGGCCCATGTCTTCGGGGCCGAAGTCTTCGCCGGGCATCGTGCCGGCGCTGGCGTTCGGGTCGAACTCGGACTCGCCGGGCTGCGGGATGATCGACTGGTCGGCCGGGGAGGTCGATGCCGGAGGCGTGGTGCTGGTCGGGGTCACGACCGAGGCACTGGCATGCGCAGGCGAGGAGCCGCCGCCCTTGGACCGGTTCATGTACTTCGACAGGGGCCGGTGGATGGTCTCCTTGGTCAGCAGCGACGCGCCGCCGGTGGCGACGCCCAGCATCAGGTTCCGGAACCGCTTGTTCTTGGCCACCTGCTTGACGGTGGCGCCGGCCTTCTTGACCTGCTGCTTCACCTGGGTGTCGATCTTCTTGACCTGACTGTGGACCGACTGCACGGCCTTCTTGGGGGCGGAGGCGACGCGCCTCACGGCCTGGGACACGTTGCTGAAGAACCCGGCCAGCCCGTCGTCCGAGCCGTCGTCACTGAAGATGACCTTGCCGCTCTGGTCGCGCACCACCGCACCGCCCGGCATCACGCCGGCGATCGGGTTCTTGGGCTGCCGCGCCGCTGGGGGCGCTGCCCGGAACTCCGACGCCTTCAGGAACGTCGGGTGCTTGCTGATGACGGTCAGGGTGTCGACCTTCTCCTGCGCGTCGATGCGCGGGTGGTCGGCCGGCTCAGCTTCCGCCACCGCGTCGATGACGCCCAGGTAGCAGTCCATGTGGTCGAGCGCGCCGAAGGCGGTGCGCATGGCCTGCTGCCGGAACGGGCTGTTGCCGGCGCACTGCTCCGCGAGGCGCTGGGCCTTGGCGGCAACCTGATGCGCCAGGGCTTCGACCTGCTTGGCGGCCGCGACCTTGTGGTCGATGGTCACGTCGCCCAGGCCGAACAGGAACCCGGCGTTCTGCTCCATGCGCACGACTCGGCCCGAGGCCTTCTTGGCGCGCTGCTTGGTGTACGCGGCGGCCGCGACCACCCGGTGCAGCGGGTCGGTCTTGCCGCCCACGAGGTGGTGCTGGCTGGCGCGCAGGGCGGGGCCGCTCAGGTCGGTGATGTAGTCGGACAGGCCCATCAGCTCGCCGACGGTCGGCGCCTTGTTGGCCTTGGCCGGGCGCTTGCGGTCGACGATGGTGACGATGTTGGGGCCGCGCTGACGGCGGGGCTGGTCCATCGGGGCGCTGATGTTGCGCACCGGCTTCGCTTCGTGCAGGTAGCTGGTCAGCACCTTCTCGGCGCGGTTGGTGGTCGGGCCGCGGCTGTACAGGTCGTAGGCCGGCGCCGCCTGCATCGGGTTGATGGTGGCCGCCCGGTTGAACATGTCGTCGAGCTCGTCGCCCCACTCGGTCAGCCGCTTGGTGTTGACGATGGTGCCGCGTGAGCCGGTGTCGACGTACCGCGACTTGAGCACGCGGCCGACCTGCGACGCCTCGATCTCATCAGCCGGGCTGAAGTACGAAGGGCCACGAGCGTATCCGTTGAGTGCCATGGTGCCTAGTCCTGCGAGGTGTGGATAGGTTCGCTTGGCTTTCACCCTATCATCCGGGGCCGCTTTGCCTAGCGGCCACTCGCGCATGATCGGGTCCGCGGCGATGGTGGTGCCCGCATACCGGTGCTTGCCGGGCGGGATCTCGGCATGCAGGTACACGTGGGAGAAATGGTTGGGCACGAGGCCGATGACCACCGGGTAGCTGCGCAGGCCCAGGCTGCCCAGCAGGGCCATCTCGGCGATGGTCAGGTCGTCGCAGTCCCCCGCCTTCGAGTTCAGCAGCGTCTCTTCCGGGTAGGACAGGGTCTCCTGGCCGACCGGGTCCTTGACGTACCGGATCTGGTCGCGCACGTAGTTGTGGACCGCTTCGAGCATCCCGAAGTAGTCTTTATTGGCGACGCCGGCACTGTTGATGATGTTGATGGCCAGGGCGCGGATCTTGGGGGACCGGGCGCCCCACTGGCCCTTCGCCATCTCGCTCATCAGCTGCACGGTCGTGCCGACGCTGGCGTCCTGACCTTCGGGCAGGTTGCTGTACTGGACGTCGATGTTGCCGTCGGCGAGGTGCATGCGCATGGATCCTATCAGCGGGCGCGGCGTTTGCTACGGCGACGGCGGGGGTTGGTGCTGATCTCCTTGTAGTGCCGCGAGACCCACCGGTATGGCGTGTTCCGGTCGTTGTCGCGGTAGGTCTTCATCTGCCGACGGACGTCCTCCTTGGTATCCTCTTCGAGGACGTCATCCCAGCCGGAGCCCGGGTAGTAGGCCTGCAGGACGTAAGCCTTCTTGTTCAGCTTGACGCCCTTCGGATTCCGCCGACGACGCGGGTTGGTCTGCGTCTTCCAGTCGTACTGGGGGCCGCCGACGTACTCGGCGGCGATGCCGGCGATCTGGTTGATCAGCGTGCTGCTCTGCGTCTTGGGCCAGTCACGCGTCATCTGGTTGAAGACACGCTCCAGCGCCTGCTGCGGCTTCGAGTAGCCGCCGCTGCTGGGGCCCTGGCTTTTGGCTTCCCAGGTTTTCACGCCGCCAGGGCCGCGCGCGGTGACCGCGACGAAGGCCGTAGCGTTGGCGTTGCGCCACGTGGCGATGGTGACATGCGCAGGGCCGCGGGTGAACTCGTGCTCGGTCAGGTCGCGGGGCTTGGGGTTGCGGCAGGTCTTGCGGCCGCGGCGCGGATTGCGGCTTTGGCGCGCCTCGAGCTTGCGTGCGATGGCGGACATCAGCCGGTTGTACGCATCGACATCGCCGCGCTTGCGCGCATTGGTCACGGCGTGCAACTCTTCGTTGGTGGCGACGCCCTGGCGCTCCGCAGCAAGGAGTACCTTGCGCGCGTCAGCAGACGCGGTGATCTCGCGGGGATTCCGCCGACGGCTCTTCGCGCGCCGCGCCTTCCGCCGGCGCCGAGGGTTGCGGCTGTACGGCGCCGACAGTGTCTTGCCGAGAGGCCAGCTCTGGTTGCTGGTCCGTGCGAACTTGCGCGATCGGTTTCCCGGTTCGCCCGGAAAGACGGTGCTGTCGTACCACTCGCGGTCGGTGCGGTACGCCGGTGCAGGATATGCGCGTGAAGAGCCACCCTGCGCCTGAAAAGACTGCTTTGCCCAGTCAGGGACGTGTTCCATCGTGAACCGGTGGGGGAACGCACTCTTCGCGCGCTCGAAGGACCACTTGCGCTCGGGATTCCGCCGACGGCTCTTCGCGCGCCGCGCCTTCCGCCGGCGACGCGGGTTCGACATGCAGAGGGCGCCAACGCCGGCGAGGATGAGGGATCCGAGCATGGGTTACTTCCTGCGACGCGGGTTGGACTTGAGCTTGGTCAGGCGCGCACGGTCGAGAGTGGTCACGCGCCCGCGGGCGTACTCGCCCACCGCCGGGACGTCGTCCCACTTCACCGGCACCCAGACGCGCGGGTCTTCGTTCACGTCGAGCCAGTCCTTGACCGGCTGCACCGTCCCGATGGCGCCGGCTGGCTTCTTCATCCGCACGCGCGTGCCGGCGGCGAACGCGGGCTTGTGATTGTCGCGGCCGAAGAAGTCGTTCGGGTTCCTGCGCGGCCGCAGCCTGCGCGCGACCCGCTTCTTGCCGCTCCGCGCTGCCGACCGGCGCGCAGTGTTGAAGGCGATGGCGGCCGCTCTCTTGGGCTTGTAGCCTTCCCGGACGAGCTTGCGGATGTTGGCGCTGATGGTGGAGCTGCTGTAGCCGCGCTTGAGGGGGTTGGTCTTTGGGGCCCGCGCGGCGCGACGGTCAGCTTCCTTGATAGCGCGTGCCAGACCGGCTTCGCCCGAGAAGTCGATGACCGCGACCCGCACTGCGTGCGTACCATTCTGCTTGTTGACTTCGTAGCCCTTACGCGACCCGTAGGTGGCGTGGGCAACCCAGAAGTCGCCGTTCTCGTAGAGGATGCGGGGGCCCGGGTTCTTGCGCCGCTTCACTCGCCGGCGTCGGTGTGGACGACGCGCCTTCGGATTCTTGCGCGTCTTACCGCGCAGAACCAGATAGCCCGCAGTAGCGGCGACGAGGAGGGGGAGCATGTGCTCAGCCTTGAGCAGGGCCGATGCGAGAACGCAGCGCGGCCCTGCAGAGGATCAGGTCAGCGATCAGCGACGCGAGACGCGGTGACCCTTGCGGCCACGACGGCGGTTCGCCGCCCAGGCCTTGCGCAGGTTCGCCATGCGCTCGGCGCGGGTCCACATGCGGGCCAGCCGGCGGCCGGCGGCGCGACGCTTGGCCTTGGTCGAGGCCGAAGCCTTCTTCCGGCGGAACACGACCGTGTGGCGGCCGCCCTTACGGAAGGTCACGCGGATGCCGCGCTTGCTGGTGGAACGATGCGCCTTGCGGCGGGATTTGCGGCGCTTGGCCATGTGATGTCTCCGGTGAGGGTTGGACTTGGTGCCGGCGGCGTCTTTGACGTCGTCGAGGTAGTAGTCGGCAAGGGCCTTGGCGACTTCCTTGCGGTCGGCGGGCGAAAAGGAGCCGTACGACCCGTTGCCGGAGCCGCCATGCTCCTTGGTGTACTTCTGCGCGCCCCAGTTGGCGGCGTACAACCAACCCTTGACGGCGAGCGCAGGGTCGTACGTGCCCTTCTTCATCTTCTTGGCGAGATTCTTGATGATGGGCTGTATGCTCTGTCGGTACATGTCACCGTCGTTGACGATGAATAGCTCGAGCTCGCGTGCCTCGTCGCTCGGGTTGCGACGCCGGCGCCGTGACTTCCTGCGCTTCGGGGCGGCGAAGAACCCCATGGCTTACTTCCGGGCCCGGCGCGCAGCGCGGGCGCTGATCTTGCGGACGACGCGGCGGCTCACCTTGCGACGGCCCTTGCGGACCTTGATGCGGCCGACGCGGAACCACTTGCCCTTGCGCTTGAACACGCTGCCGACGCGCTTGCCCTTCGGGGGCTTCGGCAGCTTGCGGCGACGGACGGTGTGACGGGCCTTGCGGACGCGACGACCTTTGCGGCGAGCCATGGAACGCTTCTTTCCACGGCGCTTGCCGTGCTTGCGAGGGTTGGACTTGAGCAGCCGACGCAGCGCGACGCGCTGGGCGGCGGTGAGATGGCCGGGGTTGTGGTGCCAGCGCCAGAACGCGAGCCGCGAGGCGGCGGCGCCCGCAGAAACCCGGCGGCCACGACGCGCGACGCGCTTGCCGCGACGCTTCGGATTACGGCGGCGCACGATGCGCACCGTGGCGATCTCGTTCTCGTTCGGGCGGGCGTTGCGACGATAACGGCGGTAGTGGCGTCTCATGGGTGTGTCACCTTAGCGAACGAGGGATTGTTTTCCAGCACATACTGCTTCACCGGTAACGTTCTTCGAGCGCGTTCTTGTTCTGGGCCTTCAGCAAGTAGACGGTGCCGACCGTCAACACGCCGATGGCGGTCATGGCCAGCAGGCGCTTGTTGTCGCGCAACGTTGCCGGCAGTGCCTGCATCGTGCCGGAGAACTTGTCGCGCATCTTCGGGTTGGACGACATCACCAGCGCAGAACCGGCAACGCCCACCACCGCACCGATCAGGGCCAGCGACTTGCCGGTGGCGTCCTGCGTCGCCTGTGCGGCGGTCAGCTTCATGGTGCCGGGCTGCTCGTTGGTGAAGATGGCACGCGCGGCCGGGTTGGCGCGCAGCAGCATCAGGCCGCCCAAGATGCCGACGGTCGCGCCGCCCAGCGACAGGACTCGGCCCCAGGCTTCACGCTTGGCGTCGTCGGCGGTCAGCTTCAGGGTGACCGGCTTGGTGAACTCGGGAGCCAGCAGTCCCACGGGTTACTTCCGCTTGGACCGGCGGCGCCACAGCCAGTAGCCGCCCCCAACCAGTGCCACCATCGTCAGGTAGCGCGTAACGCCGGGTACGCTGATGCCGCGGTGAACCACCAGGGGCTTCAACGTGACCGGGTCGACTTCGGTCACCGTCTGGGTGATGCCGATCTGATCAAGGAAAGGCGTCGGCACGGGTTACTTCTTGAAGATCAGGAAGCCGATGCCTGCAGCGACCGCGACGAGGCCGAGGTTCTTGCCGCTGAGCAGCGAACCGATGTCGAACGCGCCCATGCCGGGCATGTAGCCGCCAGCCAGCGCGTCCTGGTACCCGACCTGCACTTCGGTCTGGTCCATGTCCTCGACGAGGCCCAGGCCGCTGAAGCCGGGCAGGAACTCACCGCCGGCACGCGGCAGCTTGCGGGCCACCGGCGACCGCAGCCGACGATCGGCGCGGGGGTCCAGGTTCCGCGCCGCGGGCGCGCGCAGGTGCTTCACCTGCGGGGACGACAGACGGCGCGCAGGAGCGGCATTGATGGACTGCATGGGGTTGATCCTGGACAGGGTTGCTGGAGGGTATGTCAGTTTGGCCGAAACTCAAGCGTGCGCATCAACGGAAGAACAGGAACGCGCCGATGGCGGCCGCGGTGCCGAGCAGGCCGGCAGCGCCGGTCGACTCGGCGGGCTTGCCCTGCGCCGTGTTGATGACGCCGGTAACCTGATCGCTGGAGGTGAACGCCGCGTCGACCATCTTGTCGCGGGCCTTGAGCTCCTGTGCGCGCTGGGCGAACTGCGGATCGCCGCGCAGCCCCTTGGCGATGTTGACCCGCACCGCCTCGTGGTACTCGGGGGTCGCGGTCATCGCCAGGGTTTTGTCGCGGAACTCATCCATGTCGCGCTTGGCGGCGGCGACCAGGGACCCGGTCTTGTTGCGGATCTCGTGCACCGCCTGCTGGCCGCTGAACGTCCGGCCGATGGCGTCGATGTCTTCGGCGAACATGTGGTACGGGTTCTGCAGCTTCTTCTCGAACATCAGGGCGACGCGCTTGCTGTTGCGGTCCCAGGCGTCGTTCCACTTCTTGGCCTTGGCTTCGCCCTTCTTGTCGCCGACCAGCCGCGCACCGGCAGCGCCGGTCTTCAGGACCGCGTCACCGACGACTTGCACCGACTTGGTCTGCGCCTTCGCGACGGTGCCGGTCAGGAACTTCTTGATACCCAGGGCGCCGAGCCCTTCGAGCAGCTGGCCGGACGCCGCCAGCTGCTCGGCAGCCGCGTACTCCTGCTCCCCCACCTGATTCTTGGCCGCTTGCACGGTGGCCTGCGTGCGGCGCCCGTAGCCTTGGATCTCGTCCTTGGCGGCCTCGATCATCTTGTGGATCTGCTTCTTGGCGATCGACCCACCGACCAGGGTGCCGATGGCAATCAAGGCCGCCACGACCCAGCCGACGATGGGCACCACGCTGGCGGCGGTCGCTGCGGTCATGCCGGCCGCCATGGCGGCTCCGGTGGCGACCGCAACGCCCGCAGCGGTGTCGAACAGCACACCCGCCGCGACGCTGACCGCCATCTGGGCCACCGCCTGTTCGGTTGCGGCCTCGATCATGCGCTTCTTGAGCAACGCCGCTTGGTCGTTCATGCTGGTCAGGGCCAGCTGCGGTTCCTGCGCGACCTCATCGGCACCCAAGAACTCCGGCTCGAGATACCGCCGGTAGCGCGGCAGCATCAGCGAACGGCCCGCGGGGTCGACGAGGTACTGCGGCATTACTTGCGCCGCAGGAACAGGTACAGGGCGCCGAGGGCGACCGCGCCGCCGAGCACGAGCGCCGGGGTCGGGATGGTGGTGCCGCCGACCTGAAGGCCGCCACCAGCGTCCTGCGCGGTGATCTGAGCTTGTGCGGCGGCAGCGGCGGCCTTGACCGCGGCGGCTTCCGCACGCTTCGCGTCCTCTTCCTTGGTGCGGGCGCGCTTCTCGTCCATCTGCTGCTGACGCAGGGTGTAGGCGGTCGACCCGACGGTGGTCAGTGCTTGGATCAGGGGCCCGATCGACTCGACCCAGCCGAGGTCTTCACCGGGCAGGTTCGACGGGGCTTCAATGTTGCCGCGTCGGATGATCAGGCCCGTGTTGGTGGTCGGCCACACGCTGTCGCCGCCATGACGTGACAGGGACCGCGTCATGAACGCCGGGGTATTGCGATAGCCCATGGTGCGCAGTGTGCGCAGTTATGGAGCAAAGGCAAGCTACCCCTCGGGGTATTCCTCGTTCTCCTCCTTCAGCACCTCGTCAATGTTCTCGTCCGCACCGGCTTCGGTGTCGACCGCGTCGCTCAGGTCCGAGTCGAAGGTCGGGTTGAGCTCCTGCTCGTTGGCGGCCGCGCCCTGGGGTGGCGGCCGCTCACCCTCGACGTCCACCGCTTGGTAGCAGGCGGCGCACTCGATGATCGCGTCGCCGTTCTTGTCCTGGACGGTGATGGCGGTGCCACGAGGCACTTGGGTCGGCGGCAGGGCTGCCCGCAGGCCGCAGATGCAGACCCATTCGATACGGGTGTCGGGCGGCGGCATGCGCCGGACGGGCTTATCCAGCAGGTGGTAGATCGTCATGGTCGTCCTTCAGGAACAGGTCGCGGATGAGCCGCAGGGTGGTGTACATGCAGGCGTACAGCATCGCCAGGGTGGCGCCGGCGCACAGGATGGTCGTCACCAGCTGCGGGCTGATGTTGGGCGGTACGCGGTCAATCACGGTGGTAATGCTCGCCGCGCGGCCGCAGCTTGGCCAGGGTGGTGACGTCCTTGGCGATCGACGGGTCGTCCAGATACGCGCACAGCGCACGCTTCGTGGCGTCGTCGCGCTTGCTTTTCTCGTACTCGCCGCGCAGCCAATCGAGGTATAGCAGGCCGGCGTCGGTGCGGGCGATGTCGTCCAGCGCGGCGCCTTTGTAGCGGCCGAAGGTCAGGACGAAGCGGGTGGCTTCGGCGTAGGTCGTGGCGGTGGCGGGCACGTAGTGTTCCTAGGGGATTTCGCGGTGGAGATAACCGTTGAGAACGCAGCGGACCCAATGGCCGCTGCAGTGCGCTTCGTCGGCCAGCTGCATTTTCACCATGAAGTTCTGCATCGAAGGCAAGAACAGCGGCGTACAGAGGGCCGCACGGTAGTTGTCGTCGCGGGCCTTGTACAACGACTCGAACGGAAGGTGGAGATGCCACTTCTCGCCGATCTGCACGATGATCTCGGTCACCTTGCCGTGGTAGCGGTTAGTCAGCCCCAAGGTGTCTGCGCCGGAAGACAACTGGAACTCCAATTCCCACACGGTGTGCTTCTTCGGCCAGTAGAGTTGGCCGATGGTCGTCGGATAGGAACGCCCGTCTTCTGGGCGCGAGCGTCGCGGTTGGCCCCACTCGGTCTCTCCCGGGTGCGTGATATCATCCGCGCGGCCGCCGCTGAAGAAGTAGAGCGTCTTGGTTCCTCGCTCTACTGGAACGGTATCCCACAACGGCTGCCATATAGTCTCCAGCTTGATATCTCCGCGCAGAGAATCCTTCCACTGGGTCAGGAGGCATCCGCAGTTGCCGGGGCCCCCTTTCGGAGGTGGAAACCGCTTCGGGTCCGGGAAGGCTCGCTGACGCTTCGGGTTGAGCGACGTCACGACGTCGGTTTCGGTCAGTGGCGCCGGGAGGCGGAACTTCGGTTCCTTGGCCAGCCGAGCGCGCTTCTCGGCTTTCTGTTGTGCTGGGGTGAGAGGAGGGCAGTCGTTTCGTTGGAGATAGCGGACCATGATCAACTCCGGTAGATGGGAAAGCCACCCACAGGGCAGCCGTAGACGGCGGTATCGAAGGCGAAGGTGGGTTGGCCGGCGGACCACGCCTTGAGCTGCTTGGTGCTGATCTTCCAGCCCGGCATCGGCTCGTTCGGCTTGCCATTGCGCGACGCGCTGCGGTAGTTCATCACCTGCAGTCGCTCGGTCGCAACGTAGTCGCGCACCGCCTCGTACGGCACGACGATGACCCGGTCGACGCCGACGGCCATCGCACGGCGCAGGGCAAACAGGTCAGCGGAGTCCGACGCGCGGATGGTGTGGATCCAGAACACGTAGTGGAGTCGCACCCGGTTGCGGCGCACGAACCGCTCCGCGCGGTCCAGGATGTGCTCGTACAGGATGCCGTTCTTGCCCTTGCCGATCGACTTGCATTCCAGGTAATGCTTGCTGTCGACCTCGAGGTCGGGGCAGATGCCGGCACGGCCATCGGTGCACATGCGGCGGCCGCCGATCACCTTCGACACCGCCTCCTCGACGAAGTCACCGGTCGCGTTGCGACACTGGGCCCAGCTGTAGAACTCGACGTTGCCGACCCAGTCCCAGATGGGCAGCTGTGCACCGTCTTGCCGGCAGGCGGGGAGGCGGAGGGGCTCTACCACACGTCGCCCCACTCGAAGCTGCACGCCCACAGGTTGATCGCAAGGTGCCAGCCGTCGTAGTATTCGCGGTAGATGCCCGGTGTGACGCCGGGAAACCAGTAGAAGCGGAACGTACCGTGGCGCACGAACCGCCAGAAGGAGGGCGTCTCGTTGGGGCTCACCGCTGCCACCATGGCTTCTTACCCATCCATGGCGGGCGTCGGTCACCGCGGCGCTGCGTTGCATCTGGCGCTAGCGGGTACATCTCAAGTATGAGGGAGGGACGAGGCGTATCCCGCATGCGCTGCTCAAGCCGCCGCAATTCCTCTTCGAGTGGTGGAGGCACGTCATCCGCCGCGATCAACGCCGCTTCCTGCTCGGTGGCGCGGCGAAGGACGCCGGCCCGCATCAACTCCTCCAGAGTCTTGTACTCTGGTTTCCAGGCGCCGGCGTTGGCGATCGCATAGACGACGCCGTCGGGGCCCATTAGAACGGGGCGCTTTCAAGCGCCTGGACCTTCTCCACCCGGAGCTCGGCCTTGATGATCGGCATCAGCCACTTGCGGTAGATCGGAGATCCGAAGTTCTTGGCCCGCTGCTTGCGCCCCTCGCCGATCGCGCGGAGTGCGCGTATCGTCATGATCCGCTTTACCCGGGTATCGGGTTTCCGGTGCCGCCGAACGCGGGCCGTCAGGTGCGCCGCGCACAGCTTCTGGTACCACTCCGGGTTCTCGCTGATCACCGTCCGGACCGCAGCCCCGACGTTCACTTCACGCTCGGCTGGGGTGAGGATCACCTCCAGCCGGTTCCGCTCCAACTCATCCGCCATCGCCAGGGCCATCCGTTGGATTGGTGTCTGCCGCATGGGGATCCGGTTGTGGCGACTCCATAGTGGCTGTCAACTGCTTCTCGAAGAACGCCAGCAGGTCGGCGATCTTGCCGCCGTAGTAGTCGGCTTTGTTCTCGGGGTCCTGCGCCAGCATGTAGGTGCCCGGCTCCCAGCCGTCGAGATGGAATCCCTCGGCCAACGCCTGCAATTTCTTCTTGCCGAGCAGCTCACCGGTCTTGAACACCCAGGTCTGTACGTCTGTGTGAGACAGGATGAACGTCGCGTGCACAGCGTCGCGGTCGTCCAGGTGCCGCAGGGTCAGGTTCGGCACCGGCGCGTGGTCGATCAGCTCCCAGGCGACGCCGGCCACGGTGATCAGGCCGACCCGCTTGCCGGCGGGCGTGTCCTTGTAGGCAGGGATGGCGAGGGGATCGGCCTTGCGGCTGAGGAAGGGGATTTTCATGGGCGTACTAATTCCTGGGGTAATTCGGCCGTAATTCCGGGCCCTGAGAAGTTACGCAAGGGCTGCCTTGCGTAACCGCGTGCAGAGCGTATTTCCGACGTAAGTCCTTGGTATCAGTGAAGATAAGCCAAGAAATCGGTAGGCCGTCCTCGGCATTTCCCGCGATTTTTCCAGGGGTTTGGGGTTATTTCGGGGATTTCCCTGGGGTTTTTCCCGGGATTTTCCGCACCGGTGCCGCGGGCCCCGCCGATGCGAGCGCGGTGGTGGGGTCGGATACCACCTCCTCCGACGCGATCGGCACCAGTACCGCCACGGGCTTGCCGTACCGGATAATGGTGACCCGCTCGTTGCGGAACTCCACGCTGTTGAGGATGCTGTTGAGCGTCTTGCGCAACTGCGAGGTGTTGGCTGACATCATGGAGATGTACATCTACGGCAAGATGTACGAAAGCAAGCCATTGTTGCAACTCTGGCCCCGGATGCGTAGCATGCGCATCGTACACCTTTCCTCCGCGCTTATGCGCAAACCCCAAGGACGCTCACCATGAGCCTGCTCGACATCACCGCCCAGGAACTCAACTCGCTGGCCGCACCGGTCCAGGCACAGGTCAAGGCCCTGCTGAACATCCGCCAGGGGCTGTTCGACATCCTCGGCGCGTTCCCGCAGGACAACGTCCTGCCCTACTTCTACAGCTGCCAGAACACCACGGCGGACAACACCGCGATCACCGCCAACGGCACGGTGCAGAACTCGATCCGCATCAGCGCGGACTCGGCGTTCATCGCCATCTCGGTGCGCGGCACCTCGGACGGCGACTTCACCGCGTTCATGCGCCAGGACGCCAGCGACCGGCAGCTGATGAACATCGCGGTCAACTCGAACGCGATCATGGGCACCGCCGAGCGCCCGGGCTTCTTCCACAAGCCGCTGCTGCTCGCCGCCTCGACCACGGTCAGCTTCGACTTCACCGACCTGTCGGGCTCCACGAACCAGCTGTGGTGGACCCTGGCCGGCTTCAAGGTGTACAACCGCAAGCTCGGCTAATCCCGAGGCTTGCGCTTGATGGCCCTCGAAGCACCCTGGAGGCGTCATGCCCCTTGATGAAGATGACAGCATCGTGTCGCATTCGCGTTACGACCAGTTGTTCGGCTCGCCGCCCACCGTCTCGCCCCTGGAACAACCAGGGGCGAAGGGGCGCATGCACTCTCGAGAAATCTTCGAGGGTGAGCCGCCGGGCACCCTGCAGCCCGCGCCGCTGCTGACCCCCGTGCAGCGGGCGATCGTCGACGCAACCGTCGATCGTCTCGCCAAGATCGCGCGCAACACCAACTTCACCGCGTCGCTGCCCGCGCACTCGGTGCCGATGTACTGGTCCAACAACATCGACAAGTCGGCCACGGTCGTGGTGCCGGCCGCGGTGACCCCGTACCAGACGGTGGTCGAATACACCGCGCCGCCGAGCCGGTACGGCCGCATCAGCCAGTACGGGTTCGACGTCGCTGGGGGTGCCTATACCTACGACGGCTCCTTGCTGTGGCGGTTCATGCTCAACGGCGTGCCGGTGCAGGACCTGTTCGACATCGCCGAGCACCGCGGCTCCCTGGTGCAGCCGGCCGAGACCTTCATCATCGTGCCCATGGGCCAGAAGCTGCAGTTCCAGGTGGCACGTGCAGTCGCTGCCCTGGCAGACGACACGGTCGCCATGAAGTTCAAGGGCTGGGACTGGCTGCTGCGCCGCAACGCAGAGGGCACCAAGTCGTCGATCACGGCGTTCTAAGAGGATCGCACCGTGGGCGAGCTGTCCATCCAAGATCAGGTGCTGGTCGCCGAGCTCCAGCGCGTGCTGCGCGACAGCAACGTGCCCTTCCGTCGGCCGTCGAACGAGCAGCCCACGTTCTGGTCGTACCCGGTCTGCGAGACCAACATCATCCCGCTGGCCAACGGCGGCTGGACCGACATCTTGACTCTGCGCGGGCTGCCGCAGTTCACGCAGCGGGTCGACAAGTACGTGGCGACCACGTTCGGCGACCAGTCGCTCAGCGGCGTCGAGTTCCGGTTCGTGTTCAACGGGACACTGGCCCCCAACATGACGCTGGCCAACGGCGTGGACCACAACAAGGTGACTCCCTCCACCTTCCCTGTGGTGTTCCAGACCACCTCCTTCCTGGTCGAGGAGAAGGACTACTTGATCCTGCAGGCCCGCAACACCAACGTCTTTCAGCAGCTGGTGTGCGCCGCCCTGACCGGCTGGCGCTACAACAACCCGAACAGCGTCGACAAGACTCAGCGCTCGGTGATCACCGATGATACCTAGCCCCCAGCAGCTGGCGTGGGCGCTCAGCAAGGTGCAGGGAGACCTGTCCCGGTGGCCGCAGGCCCGGTCGGCGAAGTTGATGTTCCACCAAGGCACGACGCCAGTGATTCTGGTCACCGGCGCAGCCCCGAAGCGCCCTGAGCAGCTGCCCAAGGCCGTCCGGGTGTTCGTCGACGCGCTGCCCTACAACGTCCGCATCCTGTGGAAGGGCCCCACCGACCCGCGCGCGTCGATGCCGATCCTGCCCTCGACACCGATGCAGGACAAGCAGCTCGACAACGACATGTGGGCAGGAGCCCCTGAAGTGGTCAATGCGCCGCTGAAGATGTGGGGCCCGACCGAGCACCAGCCCGACCTGCCGATCGCCCAGGGTCCGCCGCTCGCCACCCAGGCCGAGTACCAGTTCGCTGCTTCCGTACGACTGCCGCAGTTCGCCACCCCGAACTTCTGGGCCAAGCCGTTCTACAAGACCGGCAACATCTGCTGCCCGCACTACGCGACCTTGACCCGCGTCTTCTCGTATCGGGTGCCGTCGGACTACCTGCTGATCATGACCGGGCTCAGCTACGAGTTCTCGGATCTCGTGACCTTCGACCAGTTCACCATGCACGTCCAGCGCGACGGCAACGAGCTCGGCCGCTGGAACGACATGCGCGCGCTCAACACGCCCGACCCGGCGGAGCAGTACGTGTTCGCCGGCCATTACCGGCCGTTCCCCTTCTACGGCCGGTTCGACCACGACCAGATGCTGTCCATCGCCGTGACCGTGCTGGGGCCGTATCCGTTCACCAAGACGCCGGCCGACACGCTCGGCGGCTGTGTCACCGTCCACCCGTCCGGCTGGCTCGGTAGCCTGTACGACAACCGCGATGGCGGCGCACGGCCAGTTGACATGGGCGAATTGAACGACATTGCTTTGGGCGAACCCAGCGATGACGGCGGATTCTCCCGTCTCCATGGTGGTGGCCACGCTCGTCAGGGTCAGTGGCAGCCCGATGACACAGGGACCAACGGATGAGCGCCTGCCCTGATTGCCCGTCGACCTCCACCGCTCCGCCATGCGTAGCGCCAACGCCCCCGGACGGCTCGAATTGCTGCCTCAAGCTGCGCTACACGTGCACGCTGGTCGACGATGTCGCGACCTGGGAGCTCGACGCGGTCAACACCGAGTGCGTCGACAACGCGAGCTGCAGCCCGTACCTCGAGACCTGCACCGGTGACGAGTACACGCTGGAGCAGCAGAACGGCTGCGTGTGCTTCGCGCTGCCGGATCCGCTGCCGGAGCCGTGCTGCGACCCGACCTGCGGCTCTACGACGACCACCAGCACCACGTCGACGACCAGCACCACGACCACGACGACCAGCACGACCACGACGACTACCACCACGACGACTACCACCAGCACAACGACTACCACCACGACAACGACCACGACGACCACCGCCGGGGCGTGCCAGAGCTACTCGTTCTCCGACACCTTCACCATCGGAGGCGGCACCGAGCCGCACGACCGCACGTACACGCTGCCGTCGAACGCCTGCGCAGGCGCGGTCGAGTTCAGCATCAGCCCGAACGGGCAGCCGCCAGACGCGGGCGCCATCGTCTGCGTCACCTTTGATGGCGGATCACCCATCTGCTCGGCCTGCATCACCTCTGGCGGCGGTCTGGTAGTGATACCGGCGGGCACCACCACCGTATTCATTTCCACCTCGGGAGGATGCAACGACCCGCTGGGCCAAATTGAGAACGTGTTCATCACCATAACCGGCTAAGGGGCGTTCATGAGACCCTTCATCAGCGTCCTTTGCCCCACCTACGGCCGCACCGCGCTGCTGTCGGAGCTCGTCGAGTCGTTCCAGCGCCAGACCTACGACGGTCGCGTCGAGCTGGTCATCCTGAACGACCGCAGCGACCAGGAGCTGCAATACCAGGGCAGTAACCCGATCCGGATCATCAACGTGACCACCCGGTTCGAGACGCTGGGCCATAAGCGCAACGCGCTGGTCGACCTCGCCGACGGGTCTCATGTGTGCTTCTGGGACGACGACGACATCTACCTCGGCACCCACCTGGAGAAGCTCGCCGACCTGCTGGATGACATCGTTCCTCCGGTCAGCGGTGCCGCTGAAGCTCATCAATGGCAGATGCGCGCCGACGGTAGTGTGTTCATCCAGGGGTCGGGCCTGCTGCACTCGCTGCTGATCAAGAAGACCGCCATCGAAGCCGTGGGCGGGTTCCCCCTGACGGCCCAGCTGCAAGACGTCGGTCTGGTGCAGAAGCTCGTCAGGGCTCGGCTATTCCCGAACATCTACGGCGGCCGCGCTGCGACCATGCCGAGCACCCTGTACCGGGCGGCCGGCATCGACACCGCGCACGTCGGCGACTTCTCGGCCACCGAGGCGCATGACGGCTTTGTCGAGGCTGAATCGCAATTCTCTGAGCCGACCGGGCGTATCGTGCTCGTCCCTGAATGGCGAGAGAATTACGAGGCCAAGCTCCGCAAAGCCTGGGACGACTACATCCGGCAGTAATCGCCTATTGCGTTGCTCCATAGGATGCCTATGCCTGGGGCATGCTGACCTTCTTCGTTTATGCGCTGGCGTGCGTCGGCGTACACCGGATCTGGAACTTCGAGTCGATCTTCCAGGGTCCACGTACGTGGCTGCTGCGCTACTGGTGGGCCAAGCCGGTGACCTGCCAAGCATGCAACGCCCTGTGGATTGCCGTGCTGCTCCTGCCGTTGGCGTACATCGCCTCCGCGCCGGGGGCGTGGCTGGCCCTGGAGGCGCTGGCCGCCTACCCGCTGGTGCGCGGTGTCCTGTGGGTCTACAAGATGGCGAGCCACTGGGAGGTTTCCGCTCGCCGGTCTGCGGGAGTGACGCGCGCCGTGGTTGAACCTCCGACGGATGCCGTCCGAAAACCAGCGCCCGCCGAGCCGCAACCTCCCACAGACGGTGGCTGCCGCGACTGTGAACGGAAGCGATCGGCTATCGTCGCTGAACAGACGCATGCCAAGGGCTTCGATCGTCGCATCGTGCTGCTCACCACCCTGTCGGACTTCTCCCCCAGCTACAGCCTGACCAGCGTCATCTGCGACCAAGCCCGGATGCTGGCCGACAACCCGCGCTGGCTGGTGCAAATCTGGGTCAACGAGAACGCCAACCTCAAGCAGGCGCCGACAGACTTGCCGGAGAACGTCGAGATCCGCCGCATCGTGCCGCAGGTGCCGTGGGCCGACGACATCGTCAATACCGAGGGCGCGCAGCGCCTAGAGCGCGAACTCCGGTTGAAGCTGCTGCCCCTCGGCAACGCTACCATCATCGCGCACGACCTGATCTTCCAGAGCGCGTTTGTCACCTTCGCAGCTGCAATTCATCGTCTGGGGTCGATGCCTGGGTTCGCGTGGCTGCACGTGTGTCACAGCGCCGTCGGGGTGCGCCCTCCCGGGCTGGCGTTCCCGCGAGCCCTGCGCTACACGCTGCCCGAGGGCCACAAGCTGCTGTGCCTCAACGAAGCCGAACGTACTCGCTTGGCGGCCTACTACGCCGCCCCTTCCGTGGAGGTGCTGGTGTGCCCGAACGCACGCGACATCACGGCGTTCGGGGCGTTCAGCGCCCAGGCGGCCGAGGTCATCCGTGCCGGGCGGTTGCACTTGGCCGACGTGGTCCAGGTGTATCCCCTGTCCACTACCCGCATGAAGGACAAGGGGGTCCATCATGTCATCAGGATCCTCGCGAATCTAGGCCGGCTGGGCCGCACGACACGACTGGTGCTGGTGAACGCGCACGCGAACGGAGCGGCGGAGAAGGCTGCCTTGGCCGACCTGCGACAGTACGTGGTCGAGCAGGGGCTGCCGCCGACCGCTCTGGTGGTCACCAGCGAGGTGCTGCCCGCCACCGAGGCGCAAGGAGTGTCGCAGGCGGTGGTTCGCGACCTGTTCTCGGTCAGCAACGTGTTCATCTTCCCGTCGGTCAGCGAGGCGTCGCCCCTGGTGCTGGTCGAAGCCGCTCTCAGCGGGTGCCTGATCGTCACCAACGCGTCGTTGCCGGTGCTGAAGACGATCGTGCCCAACGGCTTGGCGATTACCGCGCATTTTGGCAGCACGTTGAACCCAGAGGCCGACCATGGGGTCACCGAGACGGTCGCCGCGCAGATAGACGACGTCCTGACGCGGTCGAAGATCAACCTCGCCAAGCGCCACGTGCTCAAGCATTCCAGCTTCCTTGCAGTTGGATCGCAATTGCGATCCCTGGTCGAAGGAGTTCCGCTACGGGGTAAATAACGACCTACCGCCACTAACCCCTTCGGATTGCATTATGGCAGCCATGCGTACCCTGTGCGCATGGCAAGTCTCATTTTTGCAGTAGACGCCAACACCCTTCTCGACACTCCAACGGCCTCCGGCCTCGAGACGCTGGCCAACGCGCAGTTCGCGGCGCTGTTGAGCGACATCGTCACCGGCGTGTCGTTCACGACCGACGATCAGTCGCGCACCAGCCGCGACTTGCGGCTGACGGTCACCTACACCGATGGCGCGGCGGCCATCTCGACCCCCTTCCTGGTCAAAGCCTTCACCGGCCGCACGGTCGCCGACGTTGCGGCCGCAGCCAACGCCTTCACCGCGGCCCACACGACCTACTTCTTCTCGGGCCTGTTCACCCAGGTGCTGACCAACACCGCACGTCGCTCCACGATCGTGTACGGCCTGATCGTGTACAACACGTCGCTGACCGACGGCGCGTCGCACTATGCGGGCAGCGGTGCCGGCGGAGGTGGTGGAGGCACCGTTGGCGGCTCGGGCACCGCCGGCAAGCTCGCAGTGTGGACGTCGGGCACCGACATCGGCGACAGCGCGCTGACCGAAGCCACCAACACCATCACCTCGTCGAAAGAGCTCATCACCCTTGCCACCGCTGCTGCCCGCGCAGGCTTCAACCTGCCGCACGGCACGGCACCCAGCGCGCCCGTCAACGGCGACCTGTGGACCACGACCGCCGGGCTGTTCGCCCGCATCAACGGCGCAACGGTGACGTACGGATCCGGCACCATCGGTGGCACCGCCGTGCTCAACCGAGTCGCGTACGGCTCGGGCGCCAACACCCTGCAGTCGTCGGCCAACCTGACCTACAACGGCACGACCCTCTCAGTTGCAGCCGGCGGTCGCATGGGCGTCGGCTCGGCCGGCCTGACGTCGAACGGACTGACCCTCAGCATGATCGGCACGCTGAGCACCGCGGATCAGTCCGGGTTGAACGTGTTCGTGACGGGCAGCGTTGCTGCCACGGCGACGGTTACCGGCGTCGTGAGCGGCGCCGGCACGGCGACGTCGGCCACCACCGCCGACGTCATGGCCTTCTGGGCGCTGCCCATCACGCCGGGCAGCGGCAGCACCATCACGCGCGGCACCGGCATCCACATCAGCGACCCGACGGCCGGCACCAACCGCGCATGGCTCTCGCTGGGTACCAGCGTCAGCGTACCCTCCTACGTGGGCAACTTCGCGATCTACAGCGACATCGCGCAGCCGAGCTCGTTCGCGGGCACCATCGCCATTCTGGACACCACGACCACGTCGTTCACGACCGCGGGCGGCGGCTCGTTTGCCAAGCTGCTGCAGACGGTTGCCTCGGCCAGCGGGTCCGCGGGCTTCAATCTGCCGCACGGCGCTGCTCCTTCCGCGCCAGTCAACGGCGACCTGTGGACCACCACCACTGCGTTGTTCGTGCGCATCAACGGCGCGACGGTGCAGCTGGGTGGAGGCGGCCTCACCGGCTCCCTGACCGCCACGCGCGTCCCGTTCGCCAGCGGCGCCAGCACCCTGACCGACAGCGCGTTCATGACGTTCAGCACCGCAGCAGGGCTGGTGGTCAACCGGTCGGGTGCGGCCAACGTCACCATGCTCGGCTCGAACGCCGGCAACACGACCATGACGGCGGTCGACTGCGTACTGATCGGCGACAATGCCGGCAACGCGATCACCTCGGGCGCGCAGTGCACGTTCCTCGGCAAGGACGCAGGCCTCGCCAACACACAGGGCAGCGGCAACACCTTCATCGGGTTCTCGGCCGGCGTGCTCAACGGCACCAGTGGCGCGCGCTCAGGCATCACCGCGGTCGGCTACAACGCCGGCAGCATGAGCACCGGCGGCAGCAACACCTTCCTCGGTGCCACCAGCGGCGCGAACTCGGTCACGGGTACCGCCAACATCTTCATCGGCCGGTCGAGTGGCGACGGCACCGGCACCGCCGCCAGCAACCGGTTCGTAGCTGGCTCCGACTCGTACCCGGTCGCCGATGTCTGGTTCGGCCAGGGCGAGACGAACGCGGCTGCGGTCGCGTGGACCCTGCACGGCACCAACGGCGCGGGCGCCGACAAGGTCGGTGGCGCACTTCAGCTCGCTGGCGGCCAGGGCACCGGCACGGGCGTCGGCGGCAACATCGTGTTCCAGACGGCGATTGCCGGCGGGTCCAGCAGCACCCTCAACGCGCTGACCACTGGCCTGACCATCAATCAGCGCAAGACGGCGGACTTCGCCTATGGCCTTGTGCTGCCCGTCCGCACGGTGACCGCGACCACCGACACGGCCACCTACACCGACTACACCATTCAGTGCGACACGACATCCAACAACATCGCGCAGACCCTGCCGGCATCGCCCCCGACCGGTCTCGTCATCAACGTGAAGAAGACCGCCGCAGGCAACACGCTGACCATCACCGCCAGCGCAGGCAACATCGATGGCGCCGCGAGCGTCGTGGTGACGACCCTGAACCAGTCGTACTCGTTCCAGTACAACGGCACACAGTGGATCATCCTGTGAGCTTTGCGCCCTTGAACGTCATCGGGTCCCTCAAGTCTGCCAACTTCAACTCGACGGCCGATCAAGCCATCCCAATCCAGCTGCCGGCCGGCTTCACCAAGTACGTGGTGACCGGGCTGGTGGCGTACAATCCCAGCACGAGCCTGACTACTGCGGCTGGAGGCCTGTACAACGCCACCAGCAAACCCGCGGGCGGCATCCTGGTAGCCGCAGCGCAGGTGTACACCGCGCTCACCGCGGCGGGGAAGTTCTTGCCCGTGACGTTGGCCGCACTCGCTGGCACTGACCTGCAGACCGCGGCCAACGTGTACTTGTCGCTCACTCTCGCGCAAGGTGGAGCCGCTACGGCCGACGTCGCGGTCCTCGGGTATTTCCTGCCATGACCTACACTCCTGGTGGAAGCGTGGCGGTCCAAGTCAACTTCGGCACGACGTCTAATTTCTCGGTGCGGACGACCGTCACCGGCGTGCCATGGGTCACCGCCGGGTCCCATTTCACCGTCACACCCGCGGGCAGCACCGTCGATCACGGCGTTGAAGACGCGGTGATCGAGGGCCTCACCGGCGGTGTGGAAAACCCGATCGCTGGTACCGGCTTTGACCTCGTCGTATCCAGCCCCAACGGCTCCAAGGGCCTCTACGCCTTCAACGTGATAGGAAACTAACATGTCCGTCAATATCCAGGGTGGCAGCAGCACTACCAACCAAGCGAACGTCACTGACAACAACCTGAACGTCACGTTGCCGTCGGTTTATGACGAGTCGGGCTACAACCGGCCGCTGGGTGAAGTCGACGCCGGACTCGTGCGTGGCACGCCGACGCTGTTGGCGCCTGAGGTGTCGGAAGACTTCCGCCAGCGCGCAGAGCTCGACACCCTGCTCGCCTACGACGATTTCAACTACGTGGCGCAGGACACCGGCAAGTACATCTTCCGCAACACCACCATGACCGGCTCGTGGGGCGGCGGCGCGTTCAGCACCAACGCGTCGGCCATCACCACGACCACCACCGGCTGTCAGCTGCTGACCCGTCAGTATTTCCCGGTGTTCGGCGGTGCCGAGACCTACGCCTACTTCAAGCTCGGCTTCACCGGCACCTGGGCGGTCACCAACAAGACCATCGACATCGGCCTGATGACCGCGAACACGACCACCCCGTTCGCCCCGACCGACGGCGTGTTCCTGCGCGCCAACTCCACGGGTCTGTTCGGCGTCGTCAGCGTCAACGGTGTCGAGCAGACTTCGTCGCCCTTCGTGGTCTCCTCCGGCGGCATAGATTGGGTTCCTACCATCGGCACGTTCTACGACTGCATCGTTACCTGCGGTGAAAACGTCGCCGTGTTCTGGATGGACCTGCGCGACGGCAACGGCTACGTGATGATGGCCCGCATCAGCACGGCTCCGGGTTCGGGCGCGCCTCTCTACGCCGGCGCTCTCCAGTTCGGCATCCGCGACGCCAACACTGGCACCACGTCAGCCGTCATGGGTGCCAAGATCAGCCGCTGGTCGGTGTCGCAGGGCGGCTACCACACGACCCGCCCGTGGGCCGAGCAGGTGATATGCGCAGGCATGAGCGGCGCGCAGGGTCAGCAAGGCGGTACGATGGGCTCGACGGCCCTGTACACCAACTCGCTGGCCCCGGGTGCCGGCGCGGTGATGACCAACACCACCGCGGCACTGGGCACCGGCCTGGGCGGTCAGTTCGCCGCCCTGCCGACCCTGGCGGCCAACACGGACGGCATCGTTTGCTCCTACCTGAATCCGGTGCCGACCACCGGCATCACTGGACGCGTGCTGGTGGTCACCGGCATCAAGATTTCCAGCATTGTGACCACGGTGCTGGCGGGCAACGCGTCGCCGGTGGTGTACGCCTACTCGGCCGCCTGGGGACATGACGCACTGTCGCTGGCCACCGCCGAAGCGGCCACGACCAAGGCCCCGCGCAGAAAGGCTTTGGGCTTCCACCAGTTCGCAGCCGCGGCTGCGGTCTACACGTCAGGAGGCGCCGACATTTTCCTGCCGGTAGACGACATCGCGGTCAACCCGGGTGAATACTTCCAGATCGTCGCCAAGAACATCGGCGTGGTCACCACCACCGGCGTGATCATGTTCCACATCTCCATCCAGTCGCACTGGGAGGCCTGAGCGCATCCTTGACTCCCTAGAAGTCTCCGTAGGGTCGAGGGGCCTACGGAGACTCTATGGCTGGCCCCACCCCGCGCTTCTTCGTCGAACTCACCAGCACGCAGGCCTTTTGCCTCGCAAGCCTGCTGACCCGCGCCACCAACACGCCGGGCAGCCAGCAGACGCACCGCAGCCGAGTGCTGAACAAGCTGCACACCCAGCTGAAGGAGTTCAACGACGCGCGGCTGGGTCTCGTCAAGGCTCATGCCGTCCTCGACGAGGCCGGCGAGCCGGTTGTCAACGGCGACACGTACGCGCTGAAGGACAAGAAAGCCTTCGACGCCGCCTTCGATACCCTGCAGACGGAACTCAAGATCATCCTGGATGGCCGTACGGACGAGATCATGAACCGCGCGCTCGGTGCCGTGTACGAGATCCTGACCACCGACCAGTGCCCTGCGCTCCTGCCGCCGCAGCCTGGGCAGGCGTTCGAGCAGTCCGAGGCGTTCGTGTTCATGCAACTGGTGGACTCGTTTATCAAGACGTCCTAGCCCCTACGCCCCGGTGTTGCATAAAGCAGTGCTGCGCATACCCTTTGCGCATGCTCCGGTGCCTATTTACCCGTGGATGGTCATCCATCCGCACGCGTATCCTTGCACCCGAAACACACCTCGGTAGCCGCTGCCTGCGTGACTACCGAGGCGCATCGTTGACATCCAGCCACCCCCGTTCCTGATCTACGGAGTCCTCTCCTATGCCTCCAGGCGACACCACGCGGAAAAGCGGCGAGCATCGGGCCAGCAACTACAGCTCTGGTGAGTTCGTCACCTTCGGCCATCTGGAAGGGGTAATGGGTCAGCTGACCAACGCCCTCAACGGGAAAGCGACCAGCGGCGAGGTACAGCTGCTGATTCAAGCGGTGAGTCAAGTGACCCGCAACCAGGAGATCCACAGCGAACGCATGGAGAAGGGGCTGAGCGGCATCTACAGCCGCTGCCAGCAGATCGCTGAAGTCCAAAGCGAGGAGAAGGCCAAGCTGGCTACCGGCATCGAACGCTGCAACGGGCACCATATCGGTGTCGCCGACCTGTACGAGAAGCACGCGGCGCTGGACCAGAAGGTCGACGCCATCGTCACCGCCAACGAGGTCCGCACCGCACAAGAGACGCAAGCCGAGAAGCTCGCGCAGCCCAGTAAGACCATCATCGAGACGGTGGTCAGCAACCTCATCACGGCCGCGGTGGTCGCCGTCATCGGCATCGTCGGCGCCCTGTGGATCAACTCCGAAGCGGCCGCGCGCGATAAAGAGCGCACCCGCGATGCGCATGAGACTCGCGATGCTGCTGCCGGGCACGCTCCTCAGCCCGCCCCCAGCACTGGACCCTGATCATGCCTACCGCAGCTGTTATCGCCGCACAGAACGCCTCCATTACCGCCTCGGCCAGCGGCTCTGGTCTCGAGGATGAGGTCAATGCGCAGCTTGCGACGCTGCTGAGCCACATCGTGATGAGCCTGCAGATCAGCTCTGCTCAAGCGTCGTCGAAGCAGAACCATCTGCAGGCGGTCATCACCTATCAGGACGGCGCAGCAACGATCGCCACGCCATTCGTGCTGAAGCTGTTCACTGGCCGCTCACTCGCCGACGCCGGTGCCGCGGTAGACGCGTTCATGGCGGCGAACACCACGTATTTCTTCTCGCCGGTGAGCTTCAACGTCTCCGACGAGCCTCGCGCCGCGAAGCCGGTCGTCCTGGGCCTGCTGTACAACACCGACTACGCCGATGGGCTGTCCCACTTCGGTGTCGGCGGATCCGGTGGCGGTGGTGGCGCTCCGAGCGGCCCCGCAGGTGGGGACCTCAGCGGCACCTACCCGGACCCGGACGTCAGCGAAGGCCACATCCTGCCGACCGGCGCCGTGTCCACGCGGCTGCTGACCGAGTACCTCGCCGAGCCCTACAACACCTTGAACTTCGGCGGCTACGCCGACGGAGCGACGCACGCGCTCAGCGCCCCGGCCGCCGCCATCCTGAATGCGCAGTACGCGTCGATCGGGTTCCAGGGCATCTACGCCGCTGCGGCTGGCGACAGCGCCGACTGGGCGGCATTGCAGATCGCGCTGTACAAGTCGGCCTACACCGGCGCCGTAGTGCAGATCCCGATCGGCACGTCGGTCGTCAACCGTAACCTGACCTTGTACTGGGAGACGCCCAACCCCAACACCGCGCAGCCGGACCGGCCGATCGTATGCATCGTGCAGGGGTCGGGCCGCGGTTCGATCATCAAGGCCTACAACATCGGTGCAGGCCGCGGTGTATTCGAGATGTTGGGATCCACCAACCAGGACGCCGCCAACGTCAGCTTCCGTGACTTCACGGTCCTGCAGGACGTCTCGTGCAACGTCGGCTCCTACGCCTTCCGAGTCGGTGACGCGTGGTGCGGTTGGGACATGCACCGCGTGATCATGTACTGCGCCGGCGGCCTGCTGATGCGGGTAGCCAGCTCCTCGAGCTACGCGCAGCTGTGCACCACCATCCGCCAGTGTCAGATTTGGACCAACTACAACCAGACCTGGGGCATCTGGAGCGCTGTCGAGGTGTACGCCATCCAGGTGGAGACCGGTGGCGCGTTCTGGGACCAAGTCCTGATCCTGTCGTGTGCCATCAACGGCTGCTGCAACATCCGCGCGCACGTCATCAAGTTCATGCAGTGCAACATGTGGACGCAGTCTCAGCGTCCGCTGGGCACGTTCGGCTCCAACTGGAACATCGCGACCCACCTGGGACGCCTCGACGCCGACACCTGCTACTTCGAGGATCATGCTCGGGCAATCGTGTGCACGTCCGACGACGCACCAATCGAGAACGTCACCATCCGCGGCTGCTGGTTCAGTGGTGTCCAGAACTCGGGCGGCCCGGCGGCCGACTACGCTATCGTCTGCGCGCCGAACCTGTGGGCCTTCGGTCCGATCACCATCGCCGACTGCGCTTTCCGCGACCAGCTGTACACCGGCGCCTCGGTGTTCGTGCCCAGCGTCTCGGCGTTCCTGTACAACAACTCCCGCATCGGTGTCACCTATACTGGCCTGCCTATCTCCGTGCTGGGCGACAGCGCGTCGCGTATCGTCAGGCTCGACCGCGACACGGCTGCGGCCTTCGACACGTTCGAGTTCGGCGACAATGTCCGCGCGCTATTCACCGAAGGCATCGTTGGACCGCTGGCCATCATCGAAGACACGGTCACGCAGGCCAGCGTCACGCTCACTAATCCCGATACCGCAGTCAGCAACGCCGCTAGCGCGGCTTTGATCGCGGCCTGCGGCGTCGCCCAGAGCCGTCAGATAGTGTTCGGACCGGCTCACGCGTCCTTCCCCAACCAAGTCTGGCTGTTCTCGACGGTCACCGGTGCCGCGCTGGTGCTCGGTGTCGGCGGCGCGAGCCGCGTTCAAGTCGACGACAATCAGGTGGCCGTCGCGCGCAGCTACGACGGCAACTACGGGGTTACCGCATCGAACCCGCACGCCGGTTCCAACGCCTACGCGTTCCTGACCGCGTCCAACGGCACCAACAACATATCCATGGTCGCTTTCGGCACGGGCCATGCACTCGCAGGCCAGGGCTGGCTGTACACCGGGTCAGCGACGTTCCTGATCCTGGGCGTCGCCGGCGTCGAAGTGGCGCGTCTCGACTACAGCACGTTGCGCATGAAGATGCTCAACTACTCGGTGGTCGGCGGCGTCGGTTTCGAGGCGACCGCCTCGACTGCTGTTGGCAACACCGGGGCTGCGGTCTCCATCGTTCCGACCGGCGTCGGCGGCGTGGTGGTGCCGGCTGGCGTCTTCAAGGCCGGCAGCGGCCTGGAGATCGAGGCTTCCGGCTTCATCGAGACGGTCGGGGCCGAGAACATCACCTTCGCTATCATCATCCAGGGGCAGACGCTTGCCACCGTGGTGATCCCCGTGGCGGGCCTCGTCTCCTTCGTCGGGTACTTCCTGAAGATGTCGGTGGCGGTGCGCACGGCGGGCGCCGGCGGTACGCTCATCGGCCAGGGATATCTCATGTTCAACAACACCGCGCTGAACATCGTCGCCGGCTCGACGCAGGCGCTCGACACGACCGCGACTGCCCTGGTCGACGTGACGGTCCAGCACTCGGTGGTTGACCCCGGCAACGTGGTGTACACCACCAACTACACCCAGAAGATCAAAAGCTGATGAGCGAACCCCTGTGGGCCATCGCCGCTGTCGCCCTGCTCGGCGTGACCTTCTGGTTCGCGCATGCCCCAGCCCCGTCGATCGCGGGCGACGTTGCGGTCGACACCTCTACCCACTTCCACCTCTGGCGAGGCGCCAACGATGCTGACGGTACGTATCAGGTGCGCGATGGCGCTGATCAGCTGGTGTCTGCTTTTCACGTGCGGTACAACCGGGTGTCAGAAGTCCCGCTCGACCGCCCCGCTGACGCCGCCCACTACCGCGGCCACTACGACCGCGACTACTACGCCGCCGAGCCCGCTTTCGACATCGGCGTCTGGACCGGCTACGCCCGGTTCGGCGGCGACAACCGCCACTGGCAGTCCGGCGTCCGGTGCAGCCCCCTCCGCCTCCTGTACGGCACCATCGGCACCGATCTCGCCCTCTCGCAAGACGCAGCCGGTGCCGGCATCTCCCTCTACCCGCCGCCCGACTATTTCGGCGCCCCCTGGGAGCATTTCGGATTGGGCGCTTGGTACATGGCTCCTTTTGATGGCGGCAGCCCTAGCTGGGTGTACGGCCTGTCATTCTCTGCTCACTAACCCTGGAGGTTCTATGAACTTCGGCGCCGCGTTCTCCGCTCTGTTCACCAAGGCCAAGGATGAGGTCGCCAAGGCCGACATCCCGCACCGCAACTGGTCATCCCTGCGATGGCTCGGCTTGCTGGCGGTGGTCGCGCTGGTGGTGTACAACGCCGCCTCGCACCTGCTGGCCGACGCGTCTCTGCAGCTGATCGCCCACTGCTTCGTCATCTGGCTGGTGTGCAACACGGTGACCCGCGCAGTCACCACCGCCGCCAACGCCTGGAGCCGTGTGCGCATCACCGAAATCCTCGACAAGGACAACGAGATCACCCCCGGTGAGCAAGCGATCCTCGAGAAGCTGGATGCGCAGCCGGACAAGTAGACCCCTGCCGCTGGCTTTTTCGTCAACCCGAGCCAGAATGGCTCGATCCTGAGGAGTCATCATGGCACGCTCGTTCATCACTTCCGAGAAGCCCGGCTCTGCCGCCTTCATCCTGGACATCAACACCCAGCTGGCGCTGCTGACCGACCCCACCATCCGTGGTATCGAGTTCAACATCGACGAGCGCCAGCGGCGCAACCAGCGCCAGTACAGCGGCGTGATCAGCTACGACACCGCCGGCGCGTCCCTGGCGACCCCGTTCCTGCTGAGCGTGCTGGAGGCCGGCACCATGGCGGAGCTCAACACCGCCCTGGCAGCGTTCATCGCAGCCAACCCGACCTACTTCTACTCGCACTCGGTCTACAAGTTCCTGTACACCGGCGCCCGCGATCCCCGCTACATCGCCCTGACGCTGTACAACACGACCGGCGGCGCCGACGCCAACTACCTGCCCTTCTAAGCGGAGCTGAGTCATGGCTGACAACACCGCTGCCTTCATGGCCCTGGACCGCGAGTCACAGGGTGCCATCGCGCCCTACCAGTCTGGCGTCGACATGACCGGTGCGCGCTCCTCGATGCTGGCTCTGCTGAGCAAGATCAACGTGATGTTCCCCTGGGCGCCTCCAGGCCTGTCGTCGATCGGCTCGCGGGTGTTCGACCTCGGCGCCTTCCCCCGTCTGCGCGCGTACCTGCCCGGTGGCGGAGCGCGGCCTGCGTGGCTGGCCGACGAAGCCAAGTACCAGCAGTGGCGCAAGATGATCGAGCAGCTGTACCGACCGATCGACACGGCGTTCCTGAAGCAGAACTCGGCCCTCACCGCGGCGGAGACCCAGGCGGCGGCCAACAACGTAGCCTTCTGGGACGACGTCTACAAGACGACCGACACCATCAACATGGCGAGCCCGCTGCGCATCGGCATGAACCTGCGCGAGTCGTACGAGAGCAGCCCGAAGACCTTCACCGCCGTCGTGGCTGCCGGAGCGCTGGCAGTGACCGGCATCTTCGCCTACTTCATGTTCCGCAAGCCGCGCCGCAAGTAACCGCGACCCATGCCGAACGCGTACCGCTTCATTGAGGCCTGCGCGCTTCTGCCGTTGCTGTACGTCTCCGCGGCCGAGCCCAACACGATCCTGTGCCTGGGTACCCACGCCGAGAAGCTCGCCGCGGATTGCCTGCGCTGGCGTGACGTCGCCAAAGTCTACCTGCTGTCGACCCCCATCATCCTGCGGGACAAACGGATCGAAGTGAACCTGCCCGCCGCCGGCAGCTGTGCAGCTGTGCTGACGTCGCCCGACGAACCCGCCGAGATCCACACGGCCGCGCTCAAGGCCGACGGAGTGTTCTGCGCCTCCACCATGAACCAGATCGCCGTCCCCGCCATGCTGCGGCAGGTGCGCGGCTTGTTCCCCCGTGCGGTCACCCCCTGGCGCGATTACCTGCCCGAGCCGATCTTCGGCGCGCTGGCGTCGCCGCGTGGCGTGCCCACCCGCAAACGCTCACCGCCGACCAGCGCGCGGCACCTGAGCGACAAGTACCTGCCCTTCCTGTTCACCTTCGCCGCTGACGAAACCCCACTGGTTTTCGGGCCTCCGGCGGATAAGAAAGCTGCTGTCCCCGAGGTGCCGCGTGCCCAACCTGCTTGACGTTCTCCGCGGCGCGACGTCGTCGATGCCGAACCTGATCAACACGGTGGTGCCGGCAACGCCTCGCCGCCGCGCGGACGTGGCAGTGCACGACGGCTACGCGGTGGCCGACGCCTGGGTGAAGGCAAAGCCAGCCGTATTCGTCGCCGGGCTCGCCGGCATGGCCTTGTCGCTCGGTGCCCTGTACCTGCGCCGCGGCAAGGGCGTCGAGTCGATCGCCATGTACGCGGGCACGTTCGCGGCCTCCGCTGGCGTGGCCTGGGTCGCTCGGCCCGGCGCCAATGGTGCCGTGTCACCGGGTGCGTCACCCAACACCGACAAGGTACTGGCATGGCTCGACGCGCGCGCCGCCAAGCTCGACAAGACCGAGCCCGGATGGCAGGAAGCCGCCGAGCGGCGGATGCTGAGCTGAGCGTGGCCCGGTTCGGCAAGTCCTTTCGGATTCGGTCACCGGTCGGCCCGGTCTACCGCGTCGATGGCGCGAAGGTGCGCCGCAAGCACACCGACTTCATCGGTGGAGGCCATGCTTTGGTCTACGGCTTCGTTCCGGGCGAAGAAGTCTGGGTCGAGAAGATGGCCGGCGGCGCCGTCGAAGAACGCTACCTGCTCGCGCATGAGATGGTCGAGATCGCCCTGATGCGGATCCTCGGCTGGAAGTACGACAGGGCGCACGCAGCAGCCAACCGCGCCGAACGGCGGCTCCGCAAGGACGACTGCCCGCTCAAGGTCTTCACCGCAGTCCTGCGGCGCCATATGCCCGGCCGCTATCAGCTGGACGTCGATCGGGTTGCACTGCAATTCCACAAGGCCTATAAGGGCTACCGATGAGCCGTACCCGCAAACAACCCTACCGCAAGTCCCGCCGGTTCGACGCCACCTGCCGCTGCCACGGGTCCTGCTCCTACTGCCGCGGCAACCGCCTGCACCAGCAGACCAAAGCCCAGGTCGGTGTCCGCGTACAGCTGCAGGAGCTGGCGTGAAGCACCCCCGCCGCTTGCGCACGCCCACCCGCACCATCGTGTCGACCAACCCGCCCCGGGTCACCCGCGCAGTCGAACCGATCCCCAAGACCTGGGACACCCCACCCCGGCCACCCGCCGGCAAGCGTCGTTGACCCGCCTGCCCCCGTGGCTAGGCTATGCACACTCGCTCAACCGTACCTGAGGCACACCATGGACCAGCCCGACCCGCACGACCAGCTGCTGCTCACCGAGCGGCCGACCACGATCGTGACCCAGCACACCGCGGCCCACGACTCCATGCCGTCCCCCTACGGCTCGCAGGAGGATGAGGAAGCCCTGTTCTCGCAGGTCGGCGATGACGCCGGCTTCGCCCAGAACGCGGCCGCCAGCATCAACACCCGCAGCCAGACCGAAGACCGCGTCCCCGCGGTCATGCGCGAAGGCCCGGGACCCGGCGCGATCTCGATCATCCCGGCCGGCATGGACGGCAAGACGGTCGCCATCCTGGCGGGCCTCGGTCTCGGCATCGCGTACCTGCTGACCCGGAAGTAATTCCGTGGACAACTACCTGAGCGGCACGTACCTGGGTGACCTGTCGGACGACATGGGGGATGATCTCAGCGCCGACAACGCCACCACCGCGTTGTCGCCCGCGCGCGGCGAGCGCCCGCCCGCCGAGTACGTGACGCTGCCCGGCGGCATCATGATGGAGAAGAAGGCCTTCTATCTCGCCGTCGCCGTCCTGGCCGCCATCGCCATCTACCTCGCAACCCGCAAGAAGAAATCCTCGAGCGAATGACGCAGCCGTTCGTCAACCAGCAGCAAATGCTCCAGGGTCTCGGCGCGGTGCTGTCGACCCCGCTGGCACGTGGCGCGATGAAATACTGGTGGGTGACGGTTCCGCTGGGCGGCCTGGGCTGGTACTACTGGCAGCAGCGCGCGAAGGAAGGCAAGGCCAACGTCGGCCAGCTGGTGCACGACATGGTGCCCGCTGTCGGTCTGGTGGCCACCGCCTTGACCCTCAACGCCATCCTGGCGGCCAAGGAAGCCGGCAAGCCCGCACCCGTCTCCGTGCTGCCCGCTGGCCCCATCAGGGACGCTGACTTCACTGCCCCCGGTCCCGTCTCGGCCGACATCGCTTCGTCGTAAGGACCACGCCATGCAGCTCCGCCGCCAGTCGCTCACCAACGACGCCCACCCTTCGATCGACCCCGTCACCAGCTCCGGCCGCGGCACCGCGCACCGGGTCGACGGCAACGGCCTCGAAGCCGACCGCCGCAACGTGATCTCGGTCGCCAAGGGCCGCAAGATCGACGGCGCGCCGATCACCGAGGAGAAGACCGACCTCGTCACCGTGGGCCGCGCCCAGGTGCTGGCCCGCAGCGGCAACGACGCCGGGCAGCACGAGGAAGAGTGGGAAGGCGATGACGGTAACTTCGACGAGCTCGCGGCCGCCGACGTGTCCTCGACGGTCAAGACCACCCACGTGCTGACGCTGGTCGGCGTGGCGGCACTCCTGTGGTGGGCGTGGAAGAAGTAATGGACACCCAACAGCTGCTGGCGAGCGCCCAAGAACTCCTGAACGAGGGCAAGAACAACGCGTCGATGCAGTTCCTGGTCGAAGGTGGCGACATAGCCAAGGCCATGAAGAGCTGCCAGGAGAGTCATCGGCTGCCCGAGCTGAGCATCGAGCGCGCGTTGTACGTCGGCGCCTACATGGACACGATCCACCGACTCTCGAAGGCGAAGTAATGGTCGTCGACGAAAGTTTCCTCAGCAGGCCGCGCCGTCGCGTCTACAAGCTCTGGCGCTATCCGGGCGTGCCGATTCCGTGGCGTCTGCGGCGCGTCTATTCAAGTGATCCGCAGAAGTGCAGAAAGTGAGGCGCCTCTGAAGTAACCTAACCCCGACATCCTTGACAAGCCGCCAGTGCCGGAAGGCCCGACGCGGCATACCGTCTACGGGGTTACTGTTCTTCCGCGCCGCCCCATCTGCGCATCCGGAAATCGCCACAACTGCCGCTGCAAATCGTCTGCCTGCTCCCGGAACAGCCGCCGATACGCGGCCTCCATCGCCTCCGCTGACAGCACCGCCTCCGGCACGCCCAGCGTGAACTCCTCGTAGATCGTCAGTCCGCTGCCGCTCAGCGCCGGTTGGTTGTAGGGCTTGAGCTTCCACTCGTCGGGCGGGTCGCCGATGATGCCGGCCGCGATCATCTCGCGCTGCCGCAGGATCAACCGATCCGCCTCACTCAAGGCGTCAACCCCAACGCCAGCAACTGCGCGTTGTCCCGGCTGTACTCGGTCCACGGGCCGTTGGGCCCGTACGACGACCCGGACCACAGCAGCTGCCCATGGTACCGGGCGAGCCGCCGCACGTAGTAGGGCTTGCCGCGCTGCGGTGCTGCGACGGTGACGAGCTCGAAATACCGGTCATAGGGAGACCGCCGGATCTCGCTCTCCTGCGGGCACTCCGGCTCCTCGCTCTCGTACTGCGGGACGCCGTCGTCCGTCGCCTCGTTCGGGTCTTCCATGAAGCTGCGGCCGCGGTACATGCCGCTGGTGGGCCCCACCGGGCCCGGCGCCAGCCGCTCGACGTCGGCATCGCTCGCCCACCGCCACGTGGCCGGGTCGCCGAACCAGCTCGGATCCTTCGCGTACTTCGCCAGGATCGTGATGAAGTCCGCCGGTACCAGCGTGTGGCCGTTGGTCGTGAACACGACCTTCTGCTTGAGCGGCAGGTCCACGCTGCCGCGGTGCGCCAGCAGGTCGATGAACTTCTCGAAGTCGATGGAGATGGACCCCGACAGCTCTTCCGGGTCCATCTCCCGGTGGGTGACCATGCCGCGCTCTTCGACGGCCATCGCCTCCGACTTGCGGCCACCGGTCACCATGTCGATGTAGGCGCGCAGACCGTCCTTGTCGTCCCGGCTCATCCACCAGAACGAGCGTGGAATCTCGTAGGACGAGAACTGCAACGCGTTCACCACCTTCCAGCCCGCCTTGATCGGCATCATGGAGTAGCAGCGGTAGCCCCAGGCGAGGTCGGTCGGCCGGCGTGACGGGAACAGTTTTCCTTTCATGGGATGCACACCAGGGTCGTCTCCAGCGACTGGCCCTCCCGCTGCGCATAGGACGTCGTCACCTTGACGGTCTCGAGCTTCAGCATGCCGGTCTCGACCCACTGCCGGACCCGGCTGTAGGCCTTCACCACGACCAGCGCGTCCCGCACGCAGGCGTCGAGCCGGTCTTGTGCGACGGTGCGCGCCCGGTTCTTGAACAGCTCGAACGCCTCGGTCAGCCGACGCGTGTCGGCGTCCTCCGACCCATTGCCGGTGGCGGCCGCGGCGACGCGCGCCAGCTCCTCCGCGCTGTCAGCCAAAGCGATCGGCACCTGCACCAGCGGCACGGTGACCGGGTCCAACGCCACATAGATGCTGTCGATCGGCCGATACAGGGCCGTCGTCGGCGGCGGCACCTTGAACAGCAGCGAGAAGCAGAAGCTGTCTCCCCACCTTGATACGCCGAGGCTCAAGTCGAACGTCACGTGGCCCAGGTCCGCCCCCGCGACGCTGCCGGGCCGAAGTGCCAGAATGCGCGGCATGTCGACCTCTCAGATGGGCGACGGGGGCGGGATCTTGGCGCCGGCCGGCGGAGCAGGCTGCGCCGGGGGCGCGATGGTCGCGTCTGCCGGCGGCGCGATGGCGGACGTGACGTCGGTTGCCAGGGTGGCGGCCACCGGCGGCTTCTGGGGCGGCAGGTCGTCCGGATTGGTGTGCTTGGCCAGGGCCGCCTCGTCGGCCTGCTCCCGTGCCTGCTGCGCCTGGAGACGCCGCTGCACGAATATGCCCGACTTGATGACCGATGCTTCGGCGAGCTTCTCGGTGGCCTCGCCGCTGACCAGCAGCCGGACGTCTTCAATCACGTCGCGCAGGAAGCCCTGGTTCTCCTCGTCGGTGATCCACTGCAGGATCGTGGCGTTGCCGAGGGCTGCGCCCATGCCGGCCTGCATGACCGCCTCCTCGTTCTTGGCCTTGACCGCGTCGAGCATCGCCGGCGGCATCCACTCGACGATCCACTTGATGGCGTTCCACCGCTCGTTGGGCCGCACGATGCCCAGCGACAGCTTCCGGGCGAGCAGCAGCGTGCCTTCGATGCGCTTGACGTCGGTGTAGGTGGCCGGGTCCTTCTTGGGCCGCTCGGGGCGCTGGACGCGGCGACGTGCCGGGGCCTGCGCATCGGCCGCGGGGGCTGATGCCGGGTTCGCCGCCACCTCGGGCGCCGGCTGCTTCACGCTGGGCCGGCGAGGCTGCGCAGGAGCGGCGGGTGCCGCGGGCTGCGGGGCATCAGGGGCCGCAGCGGGCTGCGCCTGCTGTTGCTGCTGGACGGCGGCGATGATCGGGCCGGCGATCTTGGCGATGCTGCTGAGCGTCGACTCCTCTTCGACCTTCGGCTGCGTCTTCATGTCCATCGTCTCTTTGAGCGTGGTCATGAGATTCTTGAACACAAGGCTGGTGGCCTCAGCCTGCATCTGCGCCGAGGTGCTGGCGCCGCTGGCCTGCAGCTGCATCGCCTGCCGGGTCATCTCGCCGTTGAGCTTCATCATGTTCTCGAACATGACCGCGTCGCTGCCCTTGTTGGTCAGGCTGCCCTTGACGAGCTCCAGCAGGATGGTCATCTCAGCGCTGGCGGCCTTGTCCTTGGGCATGAACAGCTGTTGGATCACCGGCAGCACCAGCGGGATCATGGTCATCAGAGTGGTGCGGAACTCGGCGCGGCGCTGCCGGTCGCGTTCCTCCGCCTGAGCGGCGAGCGCCTGGGCAGCCTGCTGCTGGCTCTGCTGCATCTGCATCATGACCGCCATCTGCTGCTGGCTGGCCTGCTGCATCGTCATCATCAGGGTCATGGTCTCGTTGCTGCGCTTGCTCTCCTCCTGGCGCTCGGCGCGCAAGGCCCCGCCGACAGCGGCGAGGTCCAGTGGGGCCGGGGCGGGCGGCAATGGCGCGGGCGGGGGGAACGAGGTCTGCACTGGCATGGTGCCGTAGTCGGGCGTGTCGTCGACCTCCTCGCCTTCGACCTCTTCTTCTTCGCCGGGCTCGCCGACCTGCAGCTCCCACGCGGGCGGGTTGGCGACGGGCTTGTTGGTCTTGTCGTACCACTGGCACTTGTACAGGCCTGCGGGCGCGGTCTCGGGCAGCTTGTTCAGCACCAGCTCGTCGAGCACGTCGTCCGACTGGTCCGGCGCGACACCGTTCAACGCCGACTCCACGTGGCTCGACAGCAGAGTCAGCACCGGCTTGCCGCGCGACCGACCGGTCGCCGGGTCGAGCTTGAAGATGTGCAGCTTGTCGTCCTTCGCGCGATTCGGGCTCAGGCCCTCCAGGCGCCGCTCGGCGGCGGTGCGCTGTACCCGGGCTTCCTGTGCCGCCGGATCGAGCGACGGCCGACCGACCGGGTTGCCTGCTGGCGCCTGAGGGCGCGGGACCGGTTGATAGCCGCCCGGGATACCGGGAGAGGCCAAGGGCACCGTGGACGGGATGGGCGGGAGGCCGGCGGGTTCGCTCATGGGGAGTTCCTCAGGGGGTCGGAGGTTACGCAGCCGGCGTTACGCTGGCAACTGGCGGTAAACGGCACAAAAGTTACGCAGCCCGTAGGAGGTTGAGGTAGTAGTCTTTTCCTTCCTTGTGGACGAACTGAGCCGTGGAGTCCTTCTGCAGGACGTTCTCGTAGACCGCCTTGTCAATTCCGTTCTCCGTAAGAAGATACGTATAAGAACACGGGTGGTTCTGGCCGATACGATGGATACGGTCCTGGCTCTGTTTCCACTCGATATAGTTGTAACTTAGCCCGCAGTAGATGTTATCGTAACATGGCACACCCGACTCGTTGCCGATGAGCGTCTCACCTTCGCTCATGCCCAGCTGACGTACGAAAACGGTGATGCTGGGGTCGTGGTTCCAGTTGTGCGCGTCGGCGTCACGCTGCCGCTGGGAGACGTCGCCGTCGACGTGCACGGCCTTGATGCCGCGCGCCCTCAGCCCCGCGATCACCTGCGCGATCTCGTACTTGAAGTAGCACCAGACGATCACCTTGCGGCCTGACAGCGTGTCGGTCAGCATCTCGAACAGGGTGTCGGTCTTGACGTTGTTGAAGGGCCGCCCCTGCCGGTCGTCCGCCAGCACAAAACCCTGGCATACCTGCAACAGCTTCATCATGCGGGCGCTGGCCTGCTCGACCGTCACCTCGGCGTCCTGGATGTAGGCCACCGCTTCGTTCTTCAGGGTGTTGTAGTACCGCTCCTGGTCTGCCGTCATCTCCAGGTACAGCGGGGTGTGGGTCTTCTTCGGCAGGAACGGCAGCACCTCTTCCTTGGTGACGAAGTGGGTGGACTCCGCCATCGCTGCGGCAATGGCTTGAGCAGCGCCTTCGTTCGGGATATTCTTGACGAATTGCCCGCGGTGCTCGGCGCGGAAAAACTTTTCGAGGAATGCCGTCTTGCTGGCGCCGAGCGCTTTGCCGCCGTCCAGGATCAGCAGCGGGTAGAAGATGCTCTCCAGGCTGTTGGCGATCGGGGTGCCGGACAGGCCGAGCTTCTTCTTGGCGCGCGACGCCAAGGTCAGGGAGAACTGCGTACGGTTGGTGTTGTTCGACAGCTTGTGGCACTCGTCGAAAATGATCCCTCCATAGCGGTTGTGGGCCACGAACTTGAGGCCGTCGTAATTGCAGACGTGGTAGTGGGTCGGTGTCGCGGCGAGGCGCTTCTTCTTGGTCGGCTCGCCGCGGATCAGGATCGACGACGCATTCTGCCAGTGCGACAACTCGAACTGCCACGTCTTCATCACCGACTTCGGGCACACGACCAGCACGCCGCCTTGGACGCCCCACTGCCCGTCGTGCACCGCCGGCGACATGGGCTCGATGAGCCCGTTGCGGTACCAGCCGCCTGACGCATCGGTAGCGCCGCGGCTTTTGCCGACACCGGGGTCTTCCGCCATCAGCAGTCCACTGACGCGCTGCGACCAGTGGTAGTCGACCTGCTGGTGGTACAGCGGCGGGCACGGCACCTCGACGCCTTCTTTGATCTGCGTCATGCGCGTGACGTACGCGTCGAGCGGCGGCTTGTCACGGATGATCCGCTCCATCGCGAGCCGCACCTGATGCTCGGCGTCGGACTGCTTGAGATGCGCCTCGGCGAACTCCTTGAGGCCGTCCCGCCACTCGATGGTCTCGCCGGTTTCGCGGGCTACCTTAGCAAGAGCTACCAACGCCGCCGGCGTGGTCGGGAAGTCCCAGGCAGACTTCTCGCCTACCCACCGAGCGGGCGAACCGACGCGCTGCAGTTTGTACTTCATCGTCTCCGAATAGAGCGACTGCTCGACGCGGAAGTGCACCGCCTTGGAGCGGGTGATGTGCTGATACGCGATGAGGGTCACAGGAGTTTCGTCGCGATGTCGACGGCCGCGGCGTGAATGACAGCCGCTTCGCTGTCCCGCCGGCGCTTCTCCGCAGGCGAGATCACCCCGCACTCTGGGCAGAACCGCACCTCGTTGCCGTACTCGCCATTTCCGACGGTAAACTCGCCGGTTTTCTCGTCTTCCGTGCATTCTTCGATCGCACGCTGGAAGCCGCGCGGCTGCGGGAGGGTCATCGAACAGTGATGGCTCATCGTGTCACCTTGGCAGAGACTAGCGCGGCGCGTGCCGGAGAAAATTACCGAGGACGGTACCGAACTTCACAGGGAAGCAGGTCGTTTCGACTTGATCGCGTCGGCCCACGCGATGATCAGGTCGTCATGGAACTTCTTGGTGGCGACGACGGAGGGCGAATCCGCTGGCTGCTCTTGCGGGATCCAGAACCGGGAGGAAGAGTCGGGCAGCATCCGCTCTTCCGCGCCAATCAGCGATGCCGTGTGTAGCCGCGCACAGGCGTACTTGGTGCCCCCACACAGTGTCAGGTTGAACGCAGGGACCAAGCAACTCTCGAACGCTTTTCCAGGGGCGATGCTCATCAGCCGATGACGGACCGTCCCGATGCTGGCGATTTCCGACACCCGTATCTTCGCCGATCCCTGTGGCGACTTGTCGTCCGCCAGCCACGTGTCGACGATGTCGCCGACCGCTGCGGCCCGCGCCTTCAGCTCCTGGTCCTGAGCGCATGCGTAATGCGCGTACTCGACATTGTGGCCATTCCCGTGAAGGATGACTCGAACCCCAGTGAGGTCGAATTGGAGACCGCAAAGGCAACAAATAGTGTCGTTCATTTCTTTTTCCTCTTCGCATCCACCTCGCGCCAGAAAAAGTAGCTGCCGTCCTCTTCGCCGAAGTCCTTCTCCTTCCGCGCGCACTTGTCGCAGTAGGGGTGCGTGCCGGCGAACTGCGTCACGCGCTCCCAGGCGACGGGCTCGAAACAGTAGTCCTCTGAACAGCTGTCGATGGTCATGGTTTCTTCCCCGCGTCTCTCATCTTGGCCCCGTTCTCCGCTGCGCGCCGCAGCCGGTCCTTCTGCGCCTCCGACCACCCGGCGACGTTCACCCGGATGTCGGTCCATTCCTTGCCCTGCTTGAGGGCGCTGGTCCGGGTCCGATACCGCAGGTCGAGGTGCACCACGAAGTAGTGCTGGTTGCTCAGCCGCATGTTGCCGCCGGTGTCGTCGACCTCCCACGCACGGTCGGGATAGCTCACGCCCATGTACTCGTCAACCAGCACCTTCGACCCGTACGGTATCAGCTGCGGGTCGGCGGCGATGCCATAGGGGTGGGCGACCGCGGTATCCCGCTGCTTCCAGGCCGTCTGGCGCAGGGGCTTGCCGTCGGGCCCCACGGGCGCATCCGGATCGTGATCGGTGTAGGCGGTGAGCACCGCCGGCACCAGCATCCACTCCTCGACCGGGTGAAACACCGCGGGCCCGAGGGGTGGCGACTCCGGGGCTGAAATAGCCACCGGGTTCGTTTGGGCCAGTACCGGCACGCTGTGGCTCGACACCGGAATCCCGGTGTCGAGGGTCTCGGACGGCCACAACACCGCGGCGCCGGTGAGGCCCAACAGCAGGAAGAGCAGGATCGTTTCGCGGTAGGTCATAGGGGTGTTACTGGGGCTGCGTAACCGGCAGCGGATTTGTGGGTTGGTTCCATACTACAAGCCCTCGGGGGTTCAAACGGGGTGTATGTCGGCAAGGCGGACGGCACGTTCTCCGGCTGGTCAGTGTAACTCCTTATCGGACAACGACTATGCTCTCCTGGTGTACGGTCACTCCGGGAATGACCTTCCCTGCCAGGGCGTCCTGGGTGATGCGCGCCATATCAGGAATCAGGTATTCGCGCGGCAGCAGCTGTGCGTTGACCACCTCGACGCGGGGGCGGCGTTGGAGGGGCGCCTCGATCGGGTCCGGCACGGTCATCGCCACCAAAGGCGCGGTGGGTCGGCTGGTGTCCAGTGCCGCGGCGATCTCGGCCGTCTGCCGTGCAAGCTCGTCGGCCCGCAGCTGCGCGTTGCGGGCGATCAGGTACGTGCCCTGCTGGTGCTTACCCTCGTCCATGATGTCCTGCAGCCGCGCCAGCAGGGGCTTCGCCGCCGCGTCGATCTTGGTGCAGGCGTCCAGGTAGGGGGCCTTTACTCGCTGCCGGCAGGCTTCCAGGTCGTTCCAGACGGTCTTGGCCGCCTTGACCACCTTCTGCACCGCCGTCAGGGTGGTCTGGTCGACGATGGCCGGCGCGTCGATCAGCGCCTGCTCGCGCTCCCCTACCCGGGCGATCAGCTCCTGGTTCGCGACCACCGCGTACACCGGCATCGCCGGCGTGGCAACCACGACGTGTGCCGGCTCAGTACACCCGGCGATCAGGTGCCGCTCGACGTCCGGCTCCTCGACCTCGATGTAGGTGTCGCTCTCCGGGTGGTACAGGGTCTTCTTGCTCATGGGCTACAGCGTACCCTCCCAGATGCTCTTGCCACCAATGTCCATGCTGAACCCATGCCCGTAGTAGCCGTTGTGGTGGTTGAACAGGGTCAGGTAGACGTGCTCGCCGGCCGGGTCGATCAGCCGGAACTGCACGTGCGCCGTTTCGGGGTCCACGTCCTGCAGGTCGCAATACCCGGTGTCGAACGAGAACAGCGCCATCGCGAGGTTGACCCCGTCGAGCTGCGCCACCCCTTCATCGCCGATCACCGTACCGTCCGACCGCTTGAGCGACCAACCGAACGACTCACAGCAGCTCTGGCCCATGTCGAACCCGACCAGCACGTTGTGGTCGTCGACGAAGTTGACCTTGTTGTCCTTATTGAAAACCCGCATGGCAGCCTCCTTGGGCTATGGAGAGCCTAGTGAGTCGATACGGGTGTCAATGGGCTATTTCTGCCCCAGCCAGCCGTGGATATGGGCCAGCAGCTTCGCTCGCGGCAGCCCGCAAGCTTCCAGCATCTTGATCGCCGCACAGCCTTCCAAGGCCATCGCCAGTAGAAAGTGCTCGGTGTCGACGAGATAATGGCCAAACCCCGCGCGGTCCCATGCTTCTATGTCGGCCGCGTAGAGCACCTTCTCAGCAATCGGCGCGAGGTCGAGCGGCGGCTTGTTGCGCGACAGGGGAATCTCCAACAGCAGAAGCTGGTGCAGCACCTGCGCACCGGTGATGCCAAGTTCCTCCAGGATGCTCTTCGCGTTGTTGTGGGTGTCGCCCATGATCGCCGCCAGCAGGTGCTCGGTGCCGACCACCGGATGCTTGAGCCGCACGGCGTCGGACATGGCGAGCGCGCAGATACGCTTGCTGGCGTCGGTGAACTTGTCGGCGGAGATCACTGGTCACCACGCAAACGCAAGCCCGAACCGCACGTCGCGGTCGCAGGCGGTGACGGACGCCGTCGGGCATCCGATAGGGGTCATCTTGCCGACGAGCGCCAGGGTGATGCCGACCTTGCCCACCTCGTCGTGGTAATGGCGTGCCGCGCCGGCATAGTCATGGCCCCACCAGCTGCGAGCCCAGACCTCCACCGCGACGTCCGCCCACGAGCCGCCGCAGCCGACCCGGCCCCAGCCGGAGTCGCCGCGATACGCGCCGTCCGCAGTCAGGTAACCCCAGTGCAGGTGCGCGCCGACCGTTGGCCGCAGGGTCGGCTCCTTGTCGTACGCGTAGGCGCAGGAGTACACCGCGTCGCCGTTCATCCGGTGCCAGCCGGCCTGCAGTCGCTTGCCGCCCAGGTTGCCCTGGTAGAAGGCTCCGAGGGTGAAGTCGGCCCAGGACGACATCGGCGACACGATCTCGACCGCCGCCTCGTCGACGCGGGTCTCGGCCTGTCGGTCGGTGATCACGGTATAGGTGCCCCACGCCATATAGGCGGGACGGCCCTCGGGCTTGCACTGGTGCCACACGAACGCGTCGAAGGTGTTGCGGTCGTCGGTCGCGTCGTCCTCGGTGGCGCCGAAGCCGGTGTCGACGGCTGGCAGCGAGCACGCCAGCAGGAGCAAGAGCCCGGACCGGATCACAGCGACTCGATCATGCGGCGCAGCTGAGCCGCGACCGCCTCGCTCTCGGCGATCTTGGCCAGGATCTCGGTCTTGGTGAACAGGGGCTGCCGGACGGAGGGCTCGGCCGTGAAGGGAACCTTGCCGTGCACCGAGGCCAGGGGAGCAATCAAGACTGCACCTCCGGGTCCCGCGTTGTCAGCCGCGTCTGCGCCGAACTCCGGCTGTGGCACATCATCGCCCACCACCTGCTTGATCGCGCCCGGCCCATAGGCGTGCACGCCGCCGATGTTGTCGGTCCAGCCCAGCGTAGCGGCGTCGACGCCGGCCGCCATCAGCGCCTCCGCGTACCCGACCTGCTTCGCTCCGCTGTGGGGCTGCAAGCTGAGCTCGGTCAGCGGGATCGTCGCGCGGTATGCCTCGGGCAGCTGGAGCTCGGCAGGCGGCTGTCCCTCGCGCTCCGGGTAGAAGCCGACGTCGGCAGTCTGGTCCGCGAAGTTGACCTCGTAGACCTTGGCCTTCATCTGAACCGTCGGATCCTCGTTGTCGCGGATATAGACGTCGCTGCCGATCTTGGTGGGGACTTTGACGTTGAGGGGTTTGGTCATGGGGTCACTTCTCTGCGAGGCAGTCGCCGCTGGTGTTGTAGGGGTCCATGCTGAGCGGGCAGGTGCGGCGCGCGTCACAGGTCTCGCAGGTGTAGACGTGGCCGTCTTTGTCGGCGTAGTCTGCGTGATCGGGAAACTCGGTCAGCAGCTCGGCCTTCATGCGCGCGAGGTCTTCGTCGGTATGGGGAAGGGTCACGGCTTCCATCTCCATTGCCGCTGATTGTCGGCGTCCAGGTAGTATTCGGCCTTGCCGGCTTTGACAGCGTCAGTACGCCAGCGCTCCGACACCCACGTGCCTGTAAGCAGGAACACCGCCATGCTAGTGACGGCGACGAGGACGACGGCATTCGTTATACTAACGCCAGGAGGATTGTTCGCGTCGTCGCTCACTCCACCCTCCCGCCAGCCTTCTGATACGCGTCGAGCCACGCCTCGAACAGGTCGGTGCCCTCCGGGTACGGGCAGGTGACCTCCAGGTCCTTCGGACCCTTGGCCGCAGCCCGGCCGTACGCCTTGGCTTCGGCGATAGCCTCCGGCGGCGACGCGGCCGGCATATTGCCGCCACCGGCGCCGAACCCTTCCATCCACTTGGTGTACGGCAGGGTCCCCGGCCGCATCGGGCAGGCGCTGGCCAGCCGGCCGAGCTTGGCGGCATCGACACCCATGCCGAACGCGACGTCGCCCGAGATCGCGCGGCCAACGCCGACCCCGGTGCTGCCGATCATCGCCGCGAAGTCGCCGCCCGAGCCGAGGTAGCTGCCGTTATCGGGCCGGGTGGTCACCAGAGCGTGCCCGGGTCCCTCGTCATCATCGTAGACGATCGCCGCGCGCTTGGGCTTCTCCGGCTCGGTGACGGCCACCGCCCGCGACGCCGATTCGGTCGACAGCTCGATCTGCTCGACGGTGACCAGCTTGCCCGTCTTCGGGTGCGGCACCTTCGCCTCCTTGCGGGCGATGATGGCGAAACCCTCCTTCTCCATCAGCTTGTCGAGCTGCTTGGGGGACAGGACGTCGAGGGCTTTACCTTCGCCGTAGTGCTGCGGGCTGACGTAGACGAGTTTGGTGGGCATGGTCAGGGGGCCTTGATCGTGGGCGGGATGAGGGCGAGCTTGCTGGAACAGAACGACCACAGCAGCTCCTTGGAGCCATACCGGTCGAACTTGATCAGAACCGTCGTGCCGCCAGGAACCTTCCGTAGGCTCTTCACGGTGCCCTCGTCGAAGATCGTGTGCGTCACGCGGTCACCGGGCTTGGGAAGGGCGTCCATCGGTGTCTCTCCATAGTCCTATAACGGTTGACCGGCGAGCGTCAAGCCTTCGTCGCGGCCTTAGCTGCGATCTCGGCAATCAGCCGGGTTTCGAGCGCATTGAAGGCGTCGTTGATCTTGTCGAGGTCGAATTGATCGCCCTCGAACTCGGTCTCTGCTGTGTCGGCGCCACGAAACAAAACGGCCCACTGCAGACAGCTCATGCAGCGTTTCACTGGAGGAGTCGCTCGCGGTTCGGCCTTCTTGATCTCGGCGGAGAGACGGCGGCCAAACTCGCTCTCATCGTCAGAAACCGTCACGTCCGGTTGCAGCGCGCGGCCTAGGCTGTGCTGCACGCAGAGATACACAGACAGCAACGGGGTGCCCTTATAGACCAACAGAACGTCCCGCTCGGCGCGCAGGTCGCTTGGCTTCTCCCCCTCGTTCTCGGGCCGCAGGTCGTACCAGTCGAGCTTTGCTTCTTTGCAGAGCTGCCTGATGAAACCGACGAGCTGCGCGTAGAAGCTCTTGCTGTAATCGTGCGATGCGTTGCTGTAGCTGAAATCGCCCATGTCAGGACTCCTTGGTTGGTTGAGCTGCGAGCGTCAAGAGTCGCGAGACCGGGCGGCTTTCGCGTCAGTAATGGTCTGCTGCACCATTCGTTCGACCGCTTTCTCTCCCTTAGCGCGAAGAGCGACCAGCCCGAAATCCTCCACCCCGGCCCGGGCCCAGGCTTCCGCCTGCCGCAGCTCGTCGACCCACATGTACGCGCGGACCTTGAAGGGATCCGCCGAGGTGGCTGACGGCAGCTTCAGCCACATATCCTCGCCCATGATGAACAAGGCCTGCAGGGCTTCTCGCGCCGGCAGCGCGTTGACAGCCGACGCCTTCGCCACCAGAGGCGCGCGGGTTGGCGTCGTGTACAGGGTGTAGACGAAGAACTTCATGCTTTGACTCCAGGTTGATTGACGATCTTGCCACACCAGACGCAGACGTCGCCCTGGTACTGGCGCGTAGCGCCCCCGGCTGTCAGGATGACCTCGGCCTTATGCGCGGAATCAGCGAAGAACGCCAGGGATTCAAGCGTAGCAGCGTCTACTAGAGGCGCGCTACCGCGCCCCGTTGAGTACCGCGCCTCGAACCGATGCTGCTGGCCGCCATTGTAGCAGCGAGAAGGAAAGAGCTTCATCCGCCGAGGCTCCCGAAGAGGTTCGCCAGCGATTCATCTCGGTCTCGCACCATCTTCACGTGCTTCGTCACCTCCGCTACCGACTCCGGCGTCATGACGTCCGGCACCTGCTCGTTGAAGTCCTGCGCCGTCTTGGCGGTCAGCATCTGCGCATAAGGCAGAAGTTCGGTGACCAGATAGCGCTCGACCACGAAAGTCGTACTGGGCGTAGACGCCGGCAAGCACAGGCAGAGCTTGCCCTGCTTCAACACCATCATCGACAGGATCTCGCGCAGCGGCTGGGCGCTGACATACTCCGACGAGGCGTGGTAGGCGTGGGCCTCGCCGCCAGATGGCAGTTTGGCCAGCGTATAGACGAAGAACTTCATGCCTCGTTTTTCCTTATAACGCGAAATCCGGAGTGAGAGATGATAAGCACCGCAAGCAGAAACCACCACGGTGACCATGCGCGCTGATCGACCAGATAGGCGGTGCCGGCGAGTACCCCGCCGTCGAACACCAGCATGAGCGCGTACGCACCCAGCGTCATGCCAGCCACAGCAGCCACCAGCGCTTCTTCGTCGACACGGGGGTGATCGGGAAATCGGTCGCGAGAAGTGGCGGCGGCATGACAGCCGGGGTGGGGTCAGCGATGGGGGCGTTCGGGTCGAACCGGATGAACGCGGTCAGCATCCGGGCCTGTGCCGCCGCCGTGTCGAACGGGTAGAGACCCTCGCTCAGAGTTGCGGCGCGGACCTCAGGTCCCGGACTGTACACAGCCCAGAACTTCGCCCAGAGATCGGGGTTTTCCCGGTCGTGCTCGTTGGCGCTCGCCAGCAATGACACGAACCAGTAGCCCGCATCCTGCTCTACCGCGTCCATGGCCCCATCGAAGCCGGCCTCGCGCGCACTGTCGTTGAGATACTGTCCCATCAGCTCCTCCGCCAGAATTGCCACCACCGCTTCAACGGCGGGGCCGGTGCGATGACCAGGAACCGGTCGGGCCGGACGGCTTCGACCGGGTTGCCGTCGTGCATGACGACCGACCACAGGCCGTCCGGCTCCAGCCGCGCCAGCACCGCACGCTCACTGACGTACCGGCGCCAGAACGTAGAGTCCTGGTTGTCGGCGGAGACCTTGACCAGCAGGGTACAGCCGGGGGTGGGAGGGATCATTCGCGGACCGCCTTCCGAACGGCGGCGAGGATGGCGGCGTCCTCCTTGAGGTGGCGGATTGCGCTCCCGACGAGAAGGGAAAGATTCCAGTCTCGGAGCCCCGCTCCGGTGAGACCGACCGCGGCGCGCAGGTCGATGATCTGCTGCACGTCTGGCATCGCTGCGCGGAGCGCGTCGCGTTCTGCCGTCACCGCTTCCAGCGCGGCAGTCAGCGAGGCTTTCCAGTCGGATCCCTCCACCGACTGATTGACGCCCTTCAGGGTCAAGGTCACACCCGCCTCCCAGGCGAAAAAGTGCTGCCACCGCTCCTGGATATGCTGGATCGCGGCCAAGGGGGTGTCGGCGTCGATCTCTTCCGTCCGGTCATACGGGCCGGTCGGCAGGATCTTGCGGTCGATGGAGAAGGTGACGGCGTAGCGGGGCATGGTGGTATCCTTCAGCGCTTGGACTGATTCAGCAAGGCGCGCAAGTTTTCGGTCGAATGGTGAACCAGCTCTGCGGCCTTGATGCGGAGTTCCTGCTGGACCTTGTCGTTGATGCGGTTGCATTCGGCGTACCAGACACCGAAATCACTCGAAGATGACTCTGGCGGCGTGGGGTTCTGCTGCTCCAGCTCACGCTGATACTGTGCCACCAGGGCGTCGACCAGCTGCGAGCGATCACACTGGTTGCTGTCGAACCCGGCGTCCTGCTGCCCTGCGTGCATTCCGGCAGGCTGTTCGGGCAGAAAAGGTGCATGGGGACTGTCGGGGCCTTCCGGGTTCGGCTCGGTACGGCCGAGAAAGTCGAGGTTCTCGAACTCATTCTTGCCGAGCCGGGGGCGACGCCGGCGCAGCAGGAACACCACGGCCAGCAGCAGAGGGAGGGCGAGCGCGGCCAAGACGTAGATGGCGAACATGGTGGGATCCTTCAGTGCGCCGGCGTCTGCTGCGGGGCCTTCACGCGCCGCTCGCGCGTGCCGGCTTCCATCAGCGGGATACCCGCCTCGGTCGGGACGTAGATCACGTCGTTGCGGCCTTCGTGCAGGTTGTTGATCCACAGGTAGTGCAGGTACAGCTCGTTGTTCTCGAGCGACTTGCCGATGATCTCGTTGGCCTGCGCCACGCCGCGAGCGCGGGCCACCTCGGCTTCGGCCAGCATCTTGGCGGAGTCGAGCTTCGCCTGTGCCTCCAGCACCGCCACGCGGCGCGTGCTCTCGGCCTTCATCAGGTCGCCCTGGCCTTCCTTGTCCTTCAGATACACGCTGTAGGAGGGGCAGCCGGTCAGGCACCCGATGATCAGGCCCAGCACCAGGACGATGGTCAGGGTAATGGTGATCTCGCCTTCGGCGCGACGGGGGAGGTTCGGCATGGTGTGGTCCTAGGAGCTCTTGGTGTTGTCGAACATGCAGTTGGTGAAGGAGGTGCCGTTGGTCGCGCACAGGCTGCTGAGGGCTTCCAGGGCGGCGGTCTTCGCCGCGTCGCACGCCGGAGACGCCAGGATATCGTTGATCGCCGCCCGGGCCTCCTGGATCGTGTCCTTGTGGGCTCCGACGTGGACGAAGGGTTGTACGGCGCGCTTGGCCATGGGAGACTCCGTAGGAGGTATGGACAGCAGTCCTATTGAGCGGCTAGGGAGGGTCAAGAGGGAAGTTTCTCGCTCACTATGGGAGTCAAGGACTGCCCATCCCAGGTGCCAATGGAACCGTCCCGGCGCAAGGCAGCGAGAACAGGACACAGATGGACGAGGCCCCCATGCTGGTCGGTGTGAAGGTTCAGTGTCTCCAGAGACATGATCACGTACCCTTCCGGAAGCCCATACGCCGGGCCGCGCAGGATGTAGACGACGCGGCGCCAGAGTTCCTTGCCGGTGTAGTGCGGTTCGAGATAGACGTCGACGACCGCCATTCCTGGCGGCGCGGGTGGATTGCCGCCCGGGAACCACTCCCGCAGCCGCAGCACGTCGCCCACCGCGAACCCGCGGTCATCCTTGCGGAGGTCCCAGGGCTTGATGCCTTGACCGATGGCGGCGAAGACGTCGGGGTGGGTTTTCAGGTCGTGGAGTTTCATGTCAGCACGAGCACGTGAAGCTGAAGTTCTCGTCGTCGAAGTCGACCGTGCACCCAAGCACGATCTCGGCATGGTATTTCAGCTCCACCTCGTCGACCAAGTCACCGCGACTGTGCATGTCCCTACCGGAATAGTGAATCTCCTTGTTCCTGAGGCCGTCCAGCAGGCGTGCGTACGCCACGTCAGCGTCGTCATACGGACTGGTGCGAGCGGCGTACTGCCGCAGCCAGGACTTCGACACTTCCTTGTCGTCTCGGCTCTGCTGATCCACCTTGTCCACCGCCGGGAACGCCGGGTGGGTCCACTCGTGGCGCAGGGTGGTGACTTGGCCCTGGTAGAGGCAGAGCCAGAAGGTCTGGCCGATCTCGACGGTCTTGGGCAAGAACGGGTCGACGATGCCGACTGCCGTGGTAGAGCCGGCGACATCGCCATAAGCCTCCGCGTTCGTGCCGTCGTGCAGGATGGATACGTGCATTCCGGGGCGCAGCCGCTCGCGCGCCTTCACCGGCACCACCGCGATGTGGATCGCGTCGCGCTGGTTCTGCTCGCCGAGCTTGGTGATCAGTTCACCGAGCCGAGCCTCCTTAGTCTTATTGCGGTTGAAGGGGTCGTTCATGGTTACTTCTTTCCGAGCACTTGCCGCTCGTAGATGCTGTCGACTGTGTCTGGCTCGATCGTCGTGCTGAGCAAGGGGCCCAGCTGGATACACGACATGGCGTGGCCCATCGACCCATACGACTTCTCGACGACACTGATGCTCGGATGGCTCTCGAGATAATTGTCAGCGTAGTCGGCCAGATGCTGCGCCATCTCCGGCTTCAGGTCGCCACGCTGGATAGCGCGGGCAATCCCGTTCGGGTCAACCTTGTAGCCGACCTGCAGTCCGTCCGGGCCGTAGACCGCGCAGCCGAGATTGGTGCACTCACCGACGCGCCGGTGGTTGACGGCGCGGAGGATGAGGTATTTGCCCCAGATGCGGTCGGTCATCGTACCCTCTTGAGCGTGTTGCGCCATATCCAGAAGTGGAACACGACCTTCTGGCCGATCGCCAGCGAGTCAACGATCTCCATAGCCTTGCGGGCGTGCACCAGAGACACCCCGCGATGGTGTTTGTGCTCCAGCGCTCGGTTCCTCTGCACGAACCGGTCCAGGCTCTGCAGGCGCGACCACCTACCTTCCTCGGAGTCGAACACCTTGAAGGCGCGGTGCTTACCGGTCTGGCGCTTGAACCGGCCGTGCGGGACGGCGGTGAAGAAGCCGAACAGGCCGTTGTCGTAGTGGCCGACAGTCTTCAGCAGGCGCATGCCGGGCAGGAAGGGCTTGCGGTACGAGGCGCGGCGCTTGTGGACCATCTCGGTGAGGAGCACGTCGAACTCGGTCTCCGATATGGCCGGCAGCGGGTTCGGCTGCTCGGCGGCGATGGAACCATCGGGGTTGATAACGACGTCGGTCATTCGAGATCCTTCGCCGCCTTCTCCAGCCGCTTCGCGCGATTGATGGTCGCCTTCGAGCACGGCTCGATCCACGACTGCGCGTGCGCGTGGCTCGCGTTCATGGCGCGCAGCTGCTTGGCGGTGTTCTTGAGGAGACAGATCAGCTTGGCGTGGGGGTTGACGTGCTTGTAGACCGGCGGCCCGGGGTACAGCAGACTCGCGAAGTTCGTTGGTGCGTATCTGCGGTGTGACATGGCGAGCTCCATCAGGGGTTATAGGCTTCGATGCGGCGATGCTTCTCGTCCGTGGTGTGACCGTCCCACGTGTACAGCTTCGTCGGCAGGTGGACGAGTTGCGGCAGCATGTCCTTCGGGAGATGCCACGACGCCTGCCCGGTCGGCAATTCGATGATCACGACGGGCCAGTCGGGCTCCTGTGGATCGACTTCGACGGAGGCGGGGAAGAGCTTCGACAGCAGGACGACAAGGCGGTTGCGCTCGTCGTAACCTTGGTCGATCTTGCGAACGAGGTCGTTGACGGCGGCCTGGATGTCGCGTACGCGGGGGTCGTCGGTCATGCTGGTGTCCTCGGTGGTGCCGGCAGCTTCGCCCAGCCGAGCACCTCGCGCGCCTCGTCGATGTAGGCGGCGCACTGGGCGCAGTGGTGGTCGCCGCCGTTGTGGGCGTGCATCGCGGGGGAGCCGGAGGCGACGTGTTCGAGGGCGACGCGGAGGGCTACCGGCACGGTACCCGTTCCCTGGCACGCTACGCAGGTCATCTGAAGACCTTGGATCTTCCGTACGCCGTGGCCGAAGCAGATGAGGCACTTCTTCATACCGGCCTCACCCAATTCGTCCACACGCCCTTGAGCCAGGACAGGGTGTACAGGATGCTCAGCGCGAAGATGCCCCACTGCTCGGCCTGCCACGTGGTGTAGAACCAGAACGGCTGGGAGGCGAGGCCGAACAGGCAGGCGAAACGGCGGACGCTGGCGCGGCTGTCCTGCGTCAGGTAGATGGCGATCACGCCGAGGACGCCGAGGGCGAGCTGGGCGATCATATCGTCTTCGTCGCCGGATTGTTCGTCGCCGGAATGCGGCGACGCGCCAGCATCATGGCGTCGGCGACGGCGTACGCATTTGCGGCGATCTTCTCGTGGTGGTTGTCCTGCGACGCCCCCGGCATCATGAGGGTCGCCGCTATCTTCGCGGCGAAGTAGTCCCGAAGGTCCATACCGGCGTAGTGCACGGGCTCCATGTGGGCGGTGAGACCGGTGCGCTCCATGCGCGTGGTCGGGAACGCTGGTTGGCGGGGCAGGCTCATGACGGCTTCACTCCATTGGTGTACACCTGTGAGGGCTTCTTCCACTCCGCGTTCAGCTGGACGCGGCGCGCGACGAACCAGTACAGCACCGATTTGCCGCCGTTGCGCTTCGGCGCATCGCAATCATTCCCGGCTTGCGTGGTACACCACGCGTCCTCGATACGAAAACCGTTGCCGATGAAAAACGCCTGGATCATCTTGTAGTCCGTGACGTGGATCCCATGCCCCTCCCACCCCGCCACCGGCGACTGCCCGATGAAGTGGCCGCCGAGGCGCACCATGGACGCGGCGTTGACGTACGCCTGATGCGCGTCCCAGACGTGCTCCAGGGTGCCGAGATTGAAGACGGTCTCGAAGTGCTCCTCCAGGATGCGGAACGGGCTTGCGAGAGTGACGCCGTCTCGCTTGCGCCACAGGGGCTCCCCCAGATTGCACTCGTAGTCCCCACCGTCCAGGTCGAGCGTCTTGTACTCGCACGGGAACCGGAAGCTGCTTGTGTTGGTCTGGCGACCGAGCATCAGCATGTCGGGGTGGCAGTATTTCCGGAGACGGGTGAAGGACTGCAGGTGGTCGTTGGTGATCATGTGTCGGAGTTCCTGAAGAACCGGTCCATGGTGTAGCTGAAGACGAGCCAGACTGCCACGAATACCGCGATAGCGGTGCCGAGGCGGTACGAGACGTAGAGGAAGGCGCTCATCCGAGAAACTCCAGCGCCTGATTGTGGTCGGAAATCTCCGCCGCGTACTCCGGGTACAGGGCCGGCGCCTTGTCGGGGCAACGCTTCAGCGCGTGCAGCAGGCCGCAGGTGCAAAGTAGGTGGTGCTTGTGGTAGAACTCGCAGTCGACGTCGTGGATCAGGAAGCTGCTTGCCGCGGTAGTGCGGCGCCAGTGCGAGAAGTGGTCATCGGCGGCGTACTGCGCGAGAACCTGCGCGAAACTCTCACGGGTGAACGTCGGCTGCCGGAACAGTGACGTGATCTGGGTGATGGCGCGGTTGAGGGCTTCTTGGTTCACGTGATGTCCTTCGGCGGCTTCGGCTCAGGCCGCCAGTGCGTCGGGCGAATCGGCCCGTGGTACTCACCGCGCGCAACGCCGTCGTCGGCGTCCCAGAACGCCGAGCACACCGCGGCCGCGTAACGGCAGCCGTCGAACTCGCCGGCCGGGTGGTAGAACACGTAGCAACCCGACGGCGGCTTCTGGTCGGACAGCTTGGTCCAACCGTCGTTTACTGCAGCCACGTACTCGTCGTGGCTGACCCACGCGCCCGTCGGCGACTCTTCCATGCTGGTAAGGATCGGGATCCGACCGTGGCCGTTGATGGTCAGGTACAGCTCGGCGAGGTTGTAGCGTTTGACGGTCATATGATGCCCAGGTACCAGTTACGCTTCCGCTGTGCGCTAACCGCCAGCGCGATAGCCGAGCCGCCGACATAGCCCGGGTCGGAGCTGCAAGCATTGTCGAGAGCGCGGAACGCTGCCATCGCTCGCTTCCGGAAGAACCGCAGCCGGGCTTCCTGGCGGGCGACGATGGCGCACTGGTGGAGGGCTTCGCGGTCGGCGGGGGTGATCATGACTTCTTCACCTTTCTCGGCTCCATGAGGTCGATGACCCAGTCCAGGGACTCCAGGTAGCAGCCATAGTCGCGACGCTTGCGCGCAGACTTCTGCGCAAAGCCTTCCTCGGCGACTTCGCTGCGCTTGCGCCGGACCGCAGCGACGAGTGCGCGGCATTTGCGCTGGTAGGGGCTCACGACTTGTCCTCCACGACCTTGAGGTTCTTCTCCAGGTCGTCGATCTGGGCGCCGATCATCCCGTCGTGCGCGCCCTTCTTGGACTCGGCGAAGGCCTTGATCAGCTTCTTCTCGTCGGAGAAGCCCACCTTCATGCCGACGTTGGTGCCATTCTTCAGCCGGAAGACGATGTGCAGGTTGAAGCCCTCGTCGGACGACTCGGTGTAGAGCAGCACCTGCCGGTCGCGGAGGGTGTGGATGTGGGCGAAGTCGTTCATGGCGCCACCACGAACCGCGTCACGCCCGGCCGCGCTTCGTCGGACCACATCGCCAGCGGCCGCACCCAGGTGTTGCCCTGCGGGTCGCGGTAGGCCACGACAAGTTCGCCGGTCTCGGAGTGGTGGCCGACGCCGTCCACGGTGTAGAACTCACCAGGATGCTTCCAGTGGGTCCAACGGGAGCCGCGCTGGGGAGCGTTGGCGGGGATAGGAGCAGGGCTGGTGAGCATCTCAGTTCTCGGGGTTGTAGGTGGGCGCGTTCAGGTACTGGGACTCGGGGGAGGTCGGATCGGCCAGCTGCTTGGCGACGGTGTCGAGCGCGGCCGCGAGTGCCTCGGTGAAGCGGCCAGCGATACAGACCGAGCGCTGTAGCTCGGGGGAGGGGTGATCGTTCATGTCAGTTCTCCGTCAGTCTGACGAGGTAGAAGCGCCGGCCCTCGATCTCGACGTACGGGTACATGCGCGCCGCCACGCCGTCGAGGGTGCCGGGTTGGCTGGCGCGGTGCATGGCGTGGAAGACCGACTGCCCCAGGGTGAAGCCGGACGTCGGCAACCGGTCCTCGGGCTCGTACTGCACGCGCAGTGTCGGCCGCTGGCCCGAGCCGCCGCACTCCCGGCACTTGTCGCCGTCCGGGTTGCCGCCGTCGGCGTCGATGGTGGATTGGTCGGTGCCGGAGCCGATGCACGCAGGGCAAGCGGTCTCCACGGCCTTGGCGCGCATAATGTGGTCGGAGGTGGCCATCATCGCATTCGCGAACCACCCCGTCATCGTGTCGACGTCCGCGGCGATGTGGGGCAGGATGCTGATATGCTCGACGAAGGACTTGGCCCAGGCGTGGGCGTCGGTGCTGCCAAGCGGAGGCTTGGCAGGTTCGGGCCTGATGCGGTAGTTCTCAGGCGCGTCGTCGAACTCCAGGCCGCCGCCATACGCGATCCAAGTGAACGCGCCCGCAGCGTCCAATGGACCACTACGATGTTCGATCGTCTTACCCGCGGCGAACGCCAGGAAGATCGGCAGCAGGGCTCTGGCTTGGTCGGGGGTCATGTCAGGAATCCTTGTTGAGCTTGACGCCCCGAATGTCCGCGATGTCCTGCGCCAGTTGCTGCACTACCGCGCGTTTGACCCGCAGCCGCTTCTGGTGTGCCTTCCGGAACCGCTCCGCGGCGCGCTTGGCGGCTGCCAGGGCGAGGTCCATACTCGCGTAGCCGGAGCGGCGCCAGCGCCTGAGAACCGCGGCCGACCAGCACTCACAGACCACGGCGGAGTAGGTGGAGCCGCGATTGAGGTAGGCGCGGGGCCGGAAGGAAATGGGGCGGGTCATGGCTTCTCCGCCGCACTCGGCCTGATCACCGGCGACGGTGGCGTCACCTGCACCGGCCGGCTCAAGTCATTGATCTTTGCTAGGTTCCAGGTGTAGACACTGGACACCGCGTAACAGCACCAGGGGACCGTGAGCCATGAGCAGAGGAGCGAGACGGTGAGCGCCGCGGCGACTTTCCTGCGCCACGTGTTCTTCGGCCGCCACTTGGCATACGCGGCGTCGTATGCGGCGCTCTCCTCCTTGTAGCTGCTGTAGCCGTACATGGACGGCTTCACGGGGGCGCCGCAGTGGAGAACGGCGACTACCCCCACTGCCTGCGCCGTCGCAGCGAAGAAGATCGCGAGATTGAGAGTGGTGTTGTCGATTTCCATGGTCAGGTCTCCTTTGTCGGAGGCAGGAGCGCGACCATGGCGCGCAGGTTGGCGAGGGGTATGTCGGAGCGGCCGTGACCTGAAAATACGCGGCAGAGGCGGCGTTCAAGCTGCTCGGCCTCTTTGTCGTCGAGCCACTCCTGCTCGGAAGCGAACAGGTAGTGATCAGCGGTGTAACCGTTGCTGCGTTGGGCCCAGTCGCTGAGGTGGTAGCCGACCCCTTCGTAGTGCAGCGGGTCGTTAGCCTGCTTACAGAAGAAGTATTTGCGGCCGACCTTGACGACGATAACCGGGGTCAACTTCTGCTCGCAGCGACGGGCGGCGTTGCCGACGTTGAGGTCGTACAGGGTCTGGCCGACGGTGGGAGTGGGACGGGCCACGACTCAGCGCCCCTGCTCGCGGTCGGCCTGCGCGATCTCGGCGCGGTGGACTTTGGCGTAGTCGCGGGCCAAGCCGACCACGGCTAGCATGATGCCACACAGCATCATCCAGATGCAGAACAGCTGCCCGAACAGTCCACCGGTGCTGGTGATCGACACCTCCCGCCTCTCCGCGTCGTTGGTCATGGCTGGGCTCCTTCTGGCACGGGTTCTAACGCGCCGCTATGGAGTGCAAGGGGTAATCTAGGGAGAGGCTAGGGAGCGGGCAGAACCCAGGCAGTCCACTCGGCGTAGGTGCATGTCTTGCGCGCCGGCTTGCGTTTGAGGCCGCGCCCAGCGAGGTAGTAGATGTCCCCGCCGAGATTGGCGTCATACGGGCGGCGCCATTCGAGACGATGCGTGACCGGGTTGCGACCGCGGTAGAGTTCCTCCATAACGATGCCGTGGTAAACGCGGGTCATAGGGATGCCTCCACCCGCGCCATGCGCCGCTCGATGTCCTTGACGTATTCGTCCTCGCGCTCGGCCAGGATCACGTTGAAGCCCTCCAGCAGGGCAGCTTCGCCGGTGGTGCCGGAACCAGCGAAGGGGTCGAGAATGGTGCCGCCCGGCGGGGTGATGAGACGGGAGAGGTAGCGCATCAGGGCGATGGGTTTGACGGTTGGGTGTTTGGAGCCTTCGAGCTCCTTCTTGGTGGCCTTCGAGCTGTAGTGGAAACGATGAAACTGCTCCTCGTCGGTGTAGGGGCACGACTTGAAGAAGCGTGCAGCGCTTGTCTCGGTCTCGACGCGCGGGGTTGAGGTATGGCGGCGATCCATGACCCCGTAGCAATTCTGGTCTGAACCTCCGGCCCGGAGACTCGGTTCGTTGCCGGTAAGACCGCCCTGCTGGCCCTTCGCGTCAGGGAACGCCGCGAGCACCTCGTCACTGCCGTCGTGCAAGACGTTGGCGGGGAAGCGGCTGGTCGGCACCTTGATCAACCCCTGCGCATACGCGCCCTTCTGCCCTTCGCTGACCTGCCCGATGCGCCCATCGCCGCCCGCCTTGCCAGACGACCCGAGGCGGTTCCATTCCTCTTGCGATGGTGTCTCGTCGCCCCAACCGACACGACTCGCTTCAATATTGATCCCGCCCACGCCCCACCGCAGCACGTTCGCCGCCACCGTCGGCTCCGAGCACGGCTTGCGCGCAAGGATGATCGGCTCGTAGGCCGGCTTCAGCGCGGTGCCCCAGCCGTCCCACTGCTTGGCGGCGTCGGTGGAAGGGGCGGTGATCTGACACTCCTTCTCGCGCTGCTCGGGGGTCTTCGAGGTGAAGCCCTCGCCGAACGCCTCGCCGCCTGCGCAAGCATTCAAGTGGTAGCCCGGCTGCCCGAGCTTGCTGCCGACCACCTCCCGCTCCGCGCCCGCCGCCTTGTCGATCGCCTTCGAGATGTCCATGCTCTTCGGGAAGCCCGTGCCGAACATCCACATGAGCGAGTCGCGGAGCTCGAACCCCGCGTCCTCGATCGCGACGGCGAGGCGGTGGTACAGCCGCGGCGCGCCAAAGCACACGAGGTGCGCGCCGGGCTTGAGCACACGGTACGTTTCCTTCCAGAAGGCGACGTCAAACGCGATGCCGCTGTTGTCCCAGCCCTTCCCCATGAAGCCGAGCTCGTAGGGCGGGTCGCTGACCAGCGAGTCGAGGGAATTGTCCTCAATCGACGCGAGCATCTCGCGGTTGTCGCCGTGCCACAGGTCCCAGGTCACGGCGTCACTTCCACCAGCAACTGGCTGTCGAACTTCGGGTTCTCCTTCGCGGTGTAGCCGCGTGGATTGCAGACGACGCGCGTCTCGCCGACCATGTAGTCGCAGCTGCTATGCGTGTGGCCATGAATCCACAGCTTGATGTTCGGCGTCATCAGGTCTTCACAGTTGGAGCAGAAGTAGGGGTTGAGTTCACTGGCGGCAAATTGCGGGTCGATCGACTTGGGGCTGGGCAGGAAGTGGGTGATGAAGACGGTGGGAACGTCAGTATCGCAGTACAGGCGCAGGTGCTTGCGTGCTTTCATGTGCGAGAAGACCGCATGTGCCGGCTCGAAGTTGGTGATCCGATGGAAGTCGGAGATACCTTGAGCTGCGAGACGCTTGGCGAGTTCGGGGTTGGACGCGGTCTTCCCCTCGTGCACGAACGGCAAGCTGAAGTCGGTCCACAGCGTGGCGCCGACGAACCGGATGCCGTCGATCAGCTCGTGCGGGCGCCGGTCGAGCCGGATCACGTTGGGAAAGGGGTGGAATAGCGTTTCGAGTTCGGCGTCCACCAACGGAAAGGTGTTCAGGTAGTATTCGTGGTTGCCGGGGATGTAGAGCGTCGGCTTGCCGTCGGTCTGCTTGAGCAGGGTGCGGAACCGATCGTAGCTGCGTTGAGTGGTGATGTCGCCGGCAAGCACGATGACGTCGGCGTCGGGGTGGGGTTTGAGGGTGAAAGACTGGGCTTCGAGGTGCAGGTCGGAGAGGATGTGGAGTTTCACGCGCGGTATCCCGGGTTGATGTTCGCCCGCTTCTCAGGTGGCCATGACGTGACCTCGCGCGACGCGGCGTCGAGGCGACGGTATAGCCAGTTGTCCGGGCGAGTCGGGTGCCGGAGAACGCGGCCGGTGCCGCTACAAGGGCAGCCGGAGAGCACTTGGCCAATGACATAGCCGCGGCCTTTGCAGGTCGGGCAGGTGGTGAGTTCGCACCACCATTCGAGGGTAGGGCGGCTCATTTGCGGAGTGCCTCTCGGAGACGCTGCGCGGTCTTAGTAGTCACATGGAACTCCGCACAGCCGCCCGGGTCGCTCGTCTGATACCGCGTCACCTGATGGACGGGTTTCTCCGGCGACACCACCTCTCGGCCCATCAGCCGATACCGCTCTTCGGTTATCAGCTTGAGCGCCCCGACGAAGCCGATGCGCTCGATCTTCCGCCGTTTTCCAGGGCGTACAGCGTTTGACGCCCAACCCGCGCCTCCGGCAATCGCCTGCACGATGTCAAGCGTGTCGCCGTCCTTGAAGACCGTCTTCATGCCGTCGAGGAACCGGATGTCTTCTTCGCCGACGAACAGGTTGAACCAGCGGCGCGGCTTGGCGCCGTCGAGCAGCTTGTCCTTGATGCCGGGGTAGTGGCGGTCGAGGTAGGCGATGGCGTCTTCGACGGAGTCGGCGTAGAGGTGGAGGACGGGCTGGTCGGCGACGAGAGGTCGCAGGGTAGAGGGGATGGAGACGGTGATGTAGTTCATCGCGGCTCCTCCGGGAAGAATCGCTTGAATACCCCGTCCGGATTATCGACCAAGTCCTGCGTGAACATCCAAGTATGGAGCCACGTACCGTCCATCAACGGCAAATGTGACAAGAAAGGCAGTTCGTTGCGATTACCGTTTTTATCGCGGAACGAGAACCCGTCGCGCTTTATCATAGCCTCCAGCTTCAGCACGTCGATGTCGTAGAGCGCGATCTTGTGAGCGGCACAAAACCGCCGTTTTTGCGGGGTTATTGGCGTCGTAGCGGTAAGCTCAAACACCGCTGTCAATCCAAGATTACTCTCGCAGGCGACGTCAAATATGAACATGGGCTTGAGGTTGACCTCCAACGCGGCCTCGGGAGTTGGATAGCACCACGACTCATTTTCGTGCAACCAGTTCTGGGCGCCGAACTTTATCCCTAGCTGCGTCCACGAAAACGTACGACCCTTCGCCTTATGTGGACCCGGGTAGACATACTCAACCACAACGTGCCCGTTGGCGTGGTCGCTGCGAATGGGGCCATAGCCGGTCCAGAGCCGTTTGATAACACTCTGCACGACCAACTTGGCGTCGAAGTGCGCGTCGGACTCGCGGTTTCTGAACGCGGTCTTCTGGCGGTACTCCGCCGCAGACATTCCATAGGGGTAGTCGCCATCATCGTTCATTTTCCATACCTCCTGGACATGATTTCTGGTTTGCTGAACACAGGCATTCCTGGCGCCCACGACGGTGCGATTCGCATCTCGCGCTCCAGCCAGTCACGCCAAGCGATACCGTGCTGCTCGGGAACTTCCAGCACGACTTCGTCGTGCACGTGGAAAGCGATCGGCGCTCCGGCGCGATCTACCCGCAGCATGACGTCGGCGAGCAGGTCGCGGCAGAAGCCCTGTACCGCGTTCTCGTAAATCTTACCGCCGTAGGTGCGACGCTGCAGAACCTTGCCGTTGACCGCGTTGTCATAGACGATCACCTTTCGCCAGTCGGCATAGGGGTCGCGCTCCATGCGCGCGTTCCAATAGGTGATGGGTCGCCCGCTAGGCAGAATCATCTCCACACGATCCGGGTGCTTGACGAAAGTCAGCTTCCCGCATTGGCGCACCGTCGTGCGGTTGTTCTCCAACACGAGCTTGAACATCTCTTCACAGGCCCACCAAGACTTCTGCACCTTCTGGTACTTCGACCGGTATCCGTCGATGATGGTCTGAGGGTCGATCCCAAGCCCTACAAGGTCAACGCCGAGCGGGCCGGCCATCCGAAGCACAGCGTTTGCGCCGCCGCCAAAACCCGCGCTAAGGATTCCAATCTTACCCCCTCCGCGCTCGCGCTTGGTAACGGTCAGGGGGTTCTTGCCGAAGATGGTGCCGGCCAGAATCTGGTAGGTGTCAGGAACGTTCGGGTCTTTGCCTTCGGGGTGAGCTTCATCGGCAGCATCCTTCCGGCGATAGTCGATGAGACCATCCTCGTCGTCGGCCAGCCACAGTACGCCGCGCGCTTCTACCGAAGCGAAGTCACCAACCACAAACACGTTGCCCGGCGCCGGCACAATGATGCCGCGAATCAGGGACCCGAGCAGCTCGTAAGGCGGCTGGTCCTTGCACAGCTCAACAAACCGGGCCCGGTCCTTCTCTTCAATGGCGGCCGCAGCCGCGGCGAGGTCAAACTCCTCGTTGGGCCTCTTCATGTTCTGAACCTGGATCTGATACCCGCTCCACCGACCTGTTGACGCACCACAGTACCGCAGCTGCCCCTTAGCCCGTCCGTCGGCCGACACGCATTTCAACGCTTTCTCGACCTTGGCCAACGCGGCTCGCGACACGGTCAGCCGGCACTTGATGGCCTCTACGACTTCGTGTGAGATGGGGCCGACCTGCTCGGGGTCTGTCTTCCGTTCCTCCTGCTCCTCGTACATCTCCACGACGGCCCGCAGCGAAGTCACGGTCGTATCTTCGAGTTGCGCGTGCGGGGGTAGGTTCTGGTTCAGCTGCTCGCGCAAGAACTCTACGCGGGTGAGGTCGGCCCGGGTGATCGCGCCGCCCGTTACCTTCTCAATCTGCGCGCCGGCCAGGGCCTTGAACTCATCGTCGAAGTCCCGCAGCGTCGCGGCGAACTCTTTATCGATGCAGATACCCCAGTAGTTGATCTTGTGGTGCAGGTCGCACACCTCCTGCTCCCACGCCGGGCTGGCGTCGAGGCCGAACTTCTGCGCGATCCAGTAGCTGATGTCGGTGTCGCGGAAGTTGTAGCTCAAGATGCTCTGAATCATGAAGTCTGTGAGCTCCGGCAGCTCGCCCGTCTTGGGGTCGGGGCCCCATATCTGGCTGATGAACCGCTTGCCGGCCACGTCCTTGCCTAGGCCGAACAGCGTCAACCCAGCCTCGTCGGCGCCGGCGGCCAGCCCCTTGGACAAGGTGCGGTCCATCGTGTCGCGCCACGCGATCGGCTCCGGCAGCTTCAAGGTGCGGGTCCAGATGGCGCGCTCGAACCCGACGTTATGTGCTACGATCACACACCCAGACGGGTCGGTCACCATGTCGTGCAAGAAGTCAATGCCGTGCTCATACTCGACGCCCTCCGGCATCGTCAGGTTGTACTTGCTCGTGGTCCAGTAGATCCGACGTCCCTCTACGATGATGGCGGCGCACATGACCTTGGTGGAGGCATCCTCCGCGTACACGTAGCTGCCATGCTGGGGTAGGTTGCAAGCTGACTGGGTCTCGAAGTCCAAGTACACAATCAGCGGGTCGGTGTACTCGTCGGGGTCCAGCACGAGGGGCTCCTGGTCGCCGAGTGCGGTGAGTTCCTGAAGCGCTTCGACAGCGACTACGGCCGCCCCCTCCGCGGAGGTTTCGACGGGCGGCCGTGGCTTCGGGGGCCACGTGTTGAACAGCTCCGCGTTGACGCTGCGGGTGCGTGACCGTGCGCGGCCTCCCTCCGCCATCCGAACGTAGGAGCGTGCGCCCCAGTTCCGGATCTCGAACTCGACGGTCTTTATACCGTCCTTGAACGCGTACATTTTGGGCAGGTGCAACTGGAACGGGTCCAACACGTGCTTCAAGCTCTCCGCGGCGTGCAGCCTGTCTTCGTCGCGCTGGCCACTGCTGCCCTTACCCAGGGACTCGACCAGCAGCTGGCACGTAGCGCCGACGGTGCCGGCCTTGTTCCAGTCGATGAAGCGGGCACCGCGGCCGACGCGCTTCTGGGTCGTCGCATCCTCCTCGGGGCTGCCGGCGATACGCTCGATCAGCTCGACCACCAAATCGCGGATGGCTTCGTGGGTATCGGTTCTGTCGACCTCCTCCTCAAGCCTCGGGATCTTCAGCATCTGCATCTTGACGGCGAACGACGTCTCGCAGTCGGCCGGGAAATACTCGTCTACGACCCAGGAGTGCAGGGCCTGCGCTGCCTGGGTGAGCTCCGGCGACGACATCCACCACTTCTCGACCATATGGCCGATCTTCTCCCAGCTGGTGGTCAACCGGGTCTCTAGGCGCAGCAGGTGCACGCGCCGACCAAACTGCTGATCATGCGAGAAGAACGCAGGGATACGCCAGTCGGTGAATATCACCGCATTATTGAACGGGGGGCTCTCCGCGCCCTTGTAGTTCTTATAGTGGGTGAACGCGGCGCGGTTCAGCCGGGTAGCGAATGTGTGCAAATACTGGTAGTCGGCGGGCTTCTTGGCGAAGTCGTCGAACACCAAGAGCCGCGACAGCCGCATCGCGTCGCCGACCGACTGGTTCAGCCGGTCCTCCTGGATGCCGGACATGTCCTGAAACAGCTCGCCATACATCTCGGTCACCACGCGGATGGTGGTGGTCTTGGCGGCTTCGGTCGGGCCCGTGGCCCACAGCATCGGAGGCGGCCCTTCGCCGGACTCGGCGCAGCCCATAGCGATGATCAGAGCCTTGAGGTACAAAACGTTGATTCCGGGAAAATGTGCTTCAATCGCCGCCTCTGCGCTGGCCAGCGGCATGCGGTGTTTAGGGGCCACGTAGGTAACCCGGTCTTGCGTGGTACGTACTCTCGGCTTACACCGGATGATGCCGTTGTTGAACGTATCACGATTGTGGTGTAGAAATATGGGCTCGAACAAGTACGGCTGGATCGGGATCCAGCCGGGCAGTCGGCCATTGTTGGTGTGCGCCGTCACATACGCCTGCATCGGCTTGAGCGCGTCTTCCTCTTTATCGTAGTGCTGGCATGATGGAAGGATGGCCACGTCCTTGCTGGCCAGCCGCTGAGCCTCCAACAGCGTGTCCTTGTGCAGCCACTGGCTCTCACCGCGGACGAAAAAGAAGGGGTGGAACGCGGCCTTGATACGCTTGACGCTATCCTTTCCGGCGTCGATGGACTCCTTATGCGTGGCCTTCAGCTGCGCCGAGTACACGTGCTCCCGTAGTGAGGCGGGTAGGTTAGGAAACAGCTCCGCGAACAGGTAGCCGACATGCTCCGCATGAACAATGTTCTCAAACGCGAGGCGAATCGGCGCCAACGCGTAGCTGTTTTCGAGCGCCAACCCGTGCTTGCGCCGCAGGCTGCCCCACGTCATAAGGCCGCGTCCGAGGCGCCCATGGCACGAATGGCAATACAAGCCCTGCTTGCTGTCGACGAACACCGGGGTGGCACTGGTCGACACGTGGTCCGGGTCTATGGAGCAGTATGAATGGGGGAGCCGCTCTCCGCCTTTGAGCCCGAGCAGTTCCATGATCTCGGCAACCTCTTCCTCGGTCGCCTCGGCTTTGGAGAACCGCTCCAGCACCTTGAAGTTCTCATCGGGGAGGCTCTCAACTACACGTCCGCAGCGCTGACCTTTCTGGGTAGAGCCCGGGTGCCGTGTACGGTTGATCACTTCGACCGTGCCGCGAGCCCGCAGAACCGGAATCAAAGTGAGAAGCTGTGCAGCAGCGGCAGCGGCGAGTTCCTGCGCGGTGTAGCGGTCGTTCGGCGTGGAGGTGTAGATCGCCTTGATGCCGCCGCCCTGCGTGCGCCACCAGCACACAGGTGCGGGTGCGAGATTGCGGCCGAGGTCGTCGAGGCTCTCGACCGTCATCCGCTCCGGCGCTTCGTGGTCGTGGAAGTCTACGTCCAAGCAGGCCAGGAACGGCAGCGTGTCGGCATCCCATTCCAGTAGTGTGTCGGGTGCTTCGATCTGCTTGCGCAAGATTGCCGTCATGGCGGCAGCGGTGTTGATCTCTTCGTAGACCAGCGCCTCTTTTTTCGTCTGCCGAATAGTCCGCTGGCTCAGCTGATACGGTGGTGTGGGCTTCCAGGTTTTTTCGGCTGGCGCAGCTGTTTCCGCCTTCTTCTGCTCGGCGATCTCGGCCAGCCAGCCTTTGTACAGACGGGTCAAGTGTAGAAACTCGCCGGGCCCTATATTGATCTCGCGCTCGAGCTGGCGCGCGGCGGCGCCGCCGCCCATGTTGAACGCGGAGAAGAAACGCTCCTGCCCTTGGGAGTCTTGGTAGTCGATCCGGACGAAATCAGGAAAGCCTTTGTCTGCGGGGCTGAGTTGCAGCGTCCGACCTCCGGTGAGGTCGACAATCAAAGGCTCGATCAGCATGGAGTCTTCCCTGAGAGGCGACTCGGCTTCCGAAGCACCACCCCACCAGGGTCGGTTGCCGCCGACCTACCCCGGGAAGGGAGGGCGGTGTGGCAGTGCTTCGGAAGCCGAATGGCTGGTAGGCAGTACCAGCGTGGTCGCACTATGGCGCCTCGGTTGAGAACGTCAAGGGTGCGGCCGGGGGTGGACCGGTGACTCTAGGTACCGGGCTGGAGAGTTGCAAGGTTGTGTTTGTCTTGGTGCGGTCTGTTTCGTCCTACCAGAGTGTGGTAAGCGCCGATTGTGCTAGCTCTCGGCTATCGGGGCTGCTTTGTAGTCTACGGCAGTCTATTTTCGACTACTCAATACCTAAGCCCCGGTGTAACAAGCACCTGATAGCGACTGCTACAGCGCACAATTGGCACTTGTGCAGTCAAGTGGTTTATTCACAGGATGTTATCCTCGACTGCTACAATACTACTAAAACGATTCCTGAGTTTCCCTCTGCTGGGGGTTGTATGTATCGGTTCAATCGTTACGGTGCCGCGCTTTCGCTGCCGCCTCCACCTCCCCACAAGTAACAATAGGGGGTCATTTTGTAGCGGTCGCACCTAACCCCTTTTCGCGACTGCGCGTAGGTCAGTTGTGCAGTCGTTGTGCGAACCCTGTGCAGTCGCACCCATACCGACAACCCGCTTGCAATCTACTGTAGACTGACTTAGACTGGCGGAAAATCATGCCCACCACGAAACAAGTCCCCATCCAGTTCACCAAAGACCAGTTGACCCGCCTGCGGTCACTCTCGTCCGAGTCCGGCCGATCCATCGCCGCCCTCGTCCGCGACGCCGTCGACCGCATGCTGGCCCCTTCAGCAGGCGTTCCTGCCGAAGCCCTGTGGCTGATCCTGCGCGACCCGGCGCACTGGCAGACCTTCAAGGAGATCGCCCTCCAGCACGAGGCCGCCAACGCGCCCCCGCCAGCGCCCACGACGTGGCGACACCGGAAGTCTGATGATGTTCCGCCACGCCCCGCACGTGTTGTACCGCCGCCTCCGCCCGAAGGCCCCATGCCCTGCCCGTTCACGTCATGAGCTCCTCCAACTTCACCCCCTCCACCCTCGGCCATTGGGGCAACGCCCCGGTCGAGCAGGTCAAGCGCCCCAACGTCGAGCGGCAACGCATCCTCGCGTGGTTGGCGCTCAATGGCCCCGCGTCGATCGCCGCTGTCCACTGGGGCGCCGGCGTCGCTGGCCCAGGCTGGACCCAGCACAAGACCGGCAGCGCCCTGTCGTCGATGGTGCACTACGGGTACGTGGCGAAGATAGCGGGCGGGTTGTTCAAGACGACGCAGAAAGGGAAGCCTTGACCAGGAAGGAGCGCACCCTGATCAACGCCGTGCTGAAGTGGTGCGCTGCAGACCTGACGCCGACCACCCACCCCTATCACGACAACTACGGCGAGGGGGAGCTGTACGACGCGATGCAGAACGCCGCAGTCGACGTGATGGCCGAACGCGACCACGGCATCGAGCACTACTTCTCTGCGCCGCCCAGAACTACGCCTTGACACGCTACCGAGCTGCTCCATAGTCCAGAACGGAGCCTGACCATGACGCAAATCGAATTGGAGCAGCAGGCCTACGCGTGGCAGATGGTCGTCGAGGCGCTGGAAAAGGAGGGCCCGATCCCTGCGGTGGTCGGCGAGACGATGACCAAGGCCGTCTGCGACCAGATCCGCGCGCTGCAGCAGGAGCGCCGCCGCAACGACATCCTGGCCCACGATCTCGGGGTGGCCAAGGAGCGGATCGAGAAGCTCTTGGAGGAGCGCGACGAGCTGAAGCAGCGCCTGGACCTGTCGATCCAGGCCAACGGCGACCTGACCGACGAGCGCGACGCCCTCAAGGCCCAACTCGCCGACGCTCACGCAATCGAGTTCCACAGCAACGGCCTGCTGCGCTCCGCCTACAGCATCGCCGCCCGGCAAGGTGTGCAGACCAACTGGAACGCGTTTTCGACGCAGGTGTTCGCGCACCTGAGGGCCCACAACCCGTATCGGAGCGATGTGGCTGCGGCGCCCACCAGCGTCCAGCTCAAGCCCGGTGACAAGGTCACCAAGTCCAAAGGATTCAAGTTCCCCGGCATCGTGGTCTCCCTGTTCACCACCTCCGCTGGTGCCGAGCGGGTAGTGGTCGAGGCGGATCACCCCGACTTCGCTGGGATGCTGCACATCTACAACCCCGAGCAGCTGGAGAAGCGATGACCCTTTACCGCAAGAAGCCTGTCCCGGTGGCGGCGTCGCAGTGGTTCAAGGATGGCGATCATCCCGCGGTGCAATTCCTTGCTGCCGATTCCCGCTTTCGACAGCTGGCGGGCATGCGCCCAGAGCAGGGCTGGTGCCCGACGCTTGAGGGTGGCCACGTCGTCACCCCCGGCGACTGGATCATCACCGGCGTTCGTGGCGAGCACTACCCGTGCAAGCCCGACATCTTCACCGAGACGTACGAGCTGGCCACAGGAGAGCCCTCCGACGCCGACATCGACAAGGCCGTCGAGGCGTGGAACGCGACAGCAGGCCACCCGCAATTCGCGCACCTGATCCACAACCGTTTCGAGCGTGAGCAGATGCGCGCGGCATTGAAGGCGGTGCACTCATGACCGCCCCACGCTGCCCCGTCTGCGGCGGCCGTATGCTGCGACGCCACACGTCCGAGCAGGAGACTCGGGTGCTGGTGATTTGGTGGTGCGCCGGTATCGACAAGCATCTGGTGCTCCACAACCTCACCCTTACGCAGACGAAGAAGGACAAGCCATGAAGCCGCTGATCAAAGACGGCCTCATCATGCGCGACGAGCACGGCAACTGGACAGCGCACTCAGTGCCACTGCGCTGCCGCAAGGACGTGTACATGCCTGTGCTGGAGGTGCTCCTCACGCAGGGACCGCAGACCGTCGAGTCGTTGTTGGTGTTGGTCGGCACCGCGCGGTTCGGGTTGAAGCCCGCTCTAGGGTTGCGCTGGTGCCTGGAAGACCTGGAGAAAGTCGAGTGCGCGCGGGTTGATGGGCTGCGCTGGGTTGCTATCCGCAACCGCGATCGAAAGATGAAGGGCTGGCCGTTTCCGGCTGACCATCCTCTGTTCGGCGCCTACCCGAACCATTCGTGAGCCCCTCATTCTGGTGGGGCTATTTCCTGCTGCCTGCCGCCTTCACCGACGACGGCACCGTCCAGATCCACGACGTCCACGGCAAGGTGTTCTTCCAGTGCCCGTCGATCGACGCTGGCCTCCACTACGTCGACACCTGTCTCGCCGAGCGCCAGCAGTGCGCCGCCCCGTGACCTGCTCCTGCGGTCGGCCGGTCTCCGCCCAGGAGGTCGCCCTGCTGCACACCGCCGCGGTCGCCACCGCCGTCAAGCGTGGTCAGCCGCCCGCCTCAGTCCTGACCCTGTGCGACGACTGCGGCGCCACCTTCGGCCTGATCCTGGGCGACGACGGGTACAACCTGCTGCAGCTGCCGGAGCCAGGGGTCCTGGCGCATAAACACACAAACTCGGTCAATTGAGGGGGTTAGGAGGCTTGTGTGATACACTCGGTCTGGTGGTGGCCGAGAAAAGACTATGGAGAGGCTAAGGAGCTGTATCTTTCGGGCATCACTCGCACGGAGCCCGCCATGGACGCCACGATCAAAACCGCCACCTGCCCGCACTGCAACCGCAAGGTCGAGCTGGAGAGCAGCTACAACGAGTGCGCCTGCGAGATGATCGCCTTCAACCTGTTCGGCCAGAAGCTCAAGACCCACGCCGACGCGCAGGCGATCGAGCTGGGCTTCGACAACTGATCACCAGAAGCCTAGAAAGGGCACCCCATGACCAGAACCCGCTACTGCTCCGAGTGTGAAGCCTGCGAACGCAAGGAGGTCGCCACGGTCTGCCTGAGCTACCGGAACGACAACAACCACTTCATCCGGAAGAAGCACGTGTGCAGCGACCACGCCGAGATGCTGGTCAGCGACTACCCTGACGCGGCCCAGCGCGACCTGCTCCCGCGCACCAAGGAAGAGGCCCAGGCCTGGGTGCCGCTCATGACGCCCAACTACCTGGAGATCGTCGAAGGTCGTCGTGTCGGGATGCCGACCCTCGACCGCGACGACCCGATCCAGGTGGCGGCCGGGATCCTGAGCGGCAAGCCGGTGTCGTGGATGACCTCGCGCCGCCGGCGTTTGTGCTTGACTTGACTCCCTAGAGGCTCCATAGTCTCGTAACCGAAGCCTGGAAAGGGCACCACATGGAACTCGCCACTGCCTTACCTATTGCCCGCGGCCTCGATGAGCACATCTTCTACTCGCCGACCAAGGCGAAGACGGTGTGTACGAGCCACGTCCTGGCGGCGTTCGGCATCGACCCGAGCACCTACCGCTACAGCGGCCACCACGTGCAGCGCGTGGCGATCCTCAACCGGAACGGCTACTGCGTCCGCTCACGCCTGTCCGCCCTGAAGGGTGAT